AAGAAAACCTTCGTAAGTATCGTGGAACTAAAAAGTCAAGTGGAAGAAGAAGTATCCGTAAGCAAAGATATTCTTATCAGCCTAAGGATATTGTTATATACCAAGGGAAAAAATATACTGTTAAAGGCATACAAAACAAAGGAGAATATATTAGGTTAGTGGAACTGTCTAAACCAGTTAAAACAAGTTTAGTTAAGCCTTATATGTTTAGAAAAGGATTTTGTGTACTATAGGTGCAATTCATCCCCCACCTATAGAGGTGGGTGTCTTCTTGCACTTTATGATAAAAGCTCATATACTAAATTTTTCTATTCTAAAGCTAAAAACACCTTTCTAGTTCTTGCCACATGTTATAATTAATTGAAAGCAAAAAACAAAGGGGGGATTTACATGGCAGATGTATTCGTTTTAGGAGAACAAACTCCTATTATTTTGGATACAAACAGAAATCTTTTTGGACTAACTGTTAAAGGTAAGATTTTAGCCGAAGATGTTTCTGGAAATACAAAAACAGTTTCAAATGTTACGTATGATGATACCACAGCACCAGTAATAACTTTAAGTGAGCATATGGATACTAGTATTGTTGACTTTACAACTGTTCCCTTAATTCAAGAAGCAAAGGATGTTTCTAATCCAGAAGTCGATTTATACAGTATTACAGTTGATAGTGCTTACGACTTGAAAGCAGGAGATGCTATTTACATAGGTTCTGAAACAGTCGGTTCTAGAGTGTGGAACAAATTTAATGAAGTAATGGACATAGTATCTCATGCAACTACAGATACCATTATATTGAAATTCCCATTGAAAGTTTCTGTATCCGCAAACGATGAAGTTCATAAGGTGCAAAATACTGGTTACTATGAATATACTTTTAATGTAGATTCTACAACATGGGCTAATGGAGATAAAATAATGTTCTTCATCGAGGATGAACAAGGGCAAATTAGTCAAACTGTTAAAGCAGTAGTTAGAAAATCAGAAGTCGAAAGTAGTGCAGAGCTTCAATCGAGAATTCAAAGGTTAAATACCAGAGTAAGTTATATGTATTCGAAAAATTATGTTCAAATTTACATTTAATTAAGGGGGGATTTAAATGGCTAATACGTTTGTTATAAATGAAACTGCTACTGTCATAGTTAATGCAGGATTAAATTCATTGGCTAAAACTTTACAAGCAAATATACGTGTTTTAGATAAAACTTCCACAGCAAAAACAATAACTGGAATTACAGATACCGTTCATAATTTAAGTGAAATTATCATGCCTCATATAACGGATTATTCTCCTGCTATTACAGTTTCAAATGATGTAGATGTATTAAATTCAGCAACAGCTATATACGATGTAACAGTTTCAGGAAACACTGGGGTATCTGTAACCGATAAAGTTAAAATTGGGCCTATATCTACAACAGTTATTGATCCTAACGGAACTAGAACTGCTTTAGTATCAGAATTACAAGCTCGGCTTGATGCCATCAGTAGTACTCTAACTATCGGTACAACAACAACATGGGGTGAAGTTGAAACAGAAATTTCGGGTATAATGGAAGAATATTCACAATATTTGAAAGTTTCTGAAATTAACGGAACAACAATTACTTTTAAATATCCTTTAAAGAAAGATATATATGGTGGATTTTCTTTTATTAAAGTTGGAAATACTGGTGTTTATGAACTTAAATTAAATATTTCTTCTACCGATTTTTCTGAAGGAGATAAAGTTATTTTAGATATTAAAGCTACAGACGGTTCCATTGTTAGAGAAGGAGTAATGGCAGACGTCAGAACTGAAGCTAGTGTTTTATACGTTAATATGAATAATGAATTAGAACCAGTAGAGTCAAAAATTAATGAATTATTTGACGTATCTTATGATTCAAGAATAATTATTTGATATTGTTTCTTTGTTCTATCAAAATCTGATAACAAAGAAAAGGTGCTATTTTCCCTGCTCGTTGGGGCAGGGAACTCCTGGCACCTATTTGCAATAATTTTTAAAAGGAGGATAGAAGCCAGAACATATAATATGTTCGGCAATAAAATATGGCTAGAACAGTAAAATATCAAGTTGCTTGGGGTGATCCTAATGTTGGTATTAACCATTTCCCTTCAACTATTGACATATCGTCTCCGAATCCATTAATCATTATAGGCGATGTGGACAATTATATTGACGGTTCTGATATAAACATGGGGGTAAAAATTGATCCCTCCACTACCGTCTATTCAATGCAAAGATATCTTAGAGCATGGTTTCTAGATGACGATACTACTGAAATATTATCTGTACAATTTTCATTTGATATTCCTTTTACAACTCCTGAAGCAGTTAATATGTATTCATTTTATGCAGGATTAGCTACCCCGACTGAATATAGTTCAGGTGTTAAGAAACCAACAAAAACTGCTCCAAATACATCTTATATGATTTGTTTTGCAGGAGCAGATAGAATTGATTCTAATCCTGATATTTTGGTTTCTAATATTTATGAAGAAAATGTATATGGAGTCGATGGTATCACTGTTATTGGTAAAAAATATTATACTGATTATTTGATTTTGCAGAGTAAATTTGTCAATTGTACTATGACAAATCCTACCGGTGCAACAAAAATCTTAATGATGTACGAAGAACTAATTTGAAAATTTTAATAGAAAGGAGGTATGGTGCGTTTATCTCTGTTTATTTAAATAGAGAATCAAGCACCTAATTAAAATGGCTATAATTTTTCGTGATACTACCGGCATTGCTTTAAATAAAGATTGGGCTGTTAATCCAGCAGTACCAGATACCACTTATACATTGCCAACAGAATTTGTAGATTCGATTTCAAAAGGTGATTATAGGTTGGTTATATACGATAAAGATAAAACTGGATTAGATAAAGTCAACAAATTGATATACGATACTAATACTTCATCGTTCCCTGTTCCTGCTGGATTCATCTATGATAACACTGCAGGTACGCTTTATGTTCCTACAGGATTCAACGGAGCTGTATCTTTAATAAAAACTACAGGAAATCCTTTATTTGATAGTTCAGATCCCAACGAATTCTTTACCAAATCGGATATAGTTACAAACAACAATCAAGTCATCTCTAAAACTTTTCAAATCACTTTTACTGACAATGATTATGAAAATGTAATAATTACCGTTGAAGATCTTTTGAGTACTGCTAATTTAGATGGTGATTTATATCCTGATATGGATACAATAAGCTTAACTATAAAATCAGGTACAACGACTATTTTTACGGGTAATGGAGTAGCTGGTTCTGATTTGTCGTCTGGTGTAATTGGATCTTCTTATACAACAAATGGAGCTGTATTAGAAGTAACTTTAACCATGGATTTGACAAAAGATACAGGGGCATGGACAGCCATCGATAAAAGCTTATTTTTCTTAAATTACCATATAAAGGCGTCTGGTAATACTGTAGCGGTGTTATAAAATGCTTTATTTAAGAATTAATGGGCAACCTGCAGCCAAATCTTTTTTATCTCCTGAAATTAAAGTTCCTGTATATATTTCAGAAACTGCTTATTATACTACATCTGTAACAGATCCATTGTTGGGAATGGATCCTGTTGCTGTTGTATTTTTAGATAACATGCATAATACTGTCGCTATCAAACAATTATCTTCTGACTTATGCCAATATCTCAATGGTATGTGGAGAATTAAAGGATCTGTTTTCAAAGCAGTTGTTAGCAGTGCAATAAAGATTATATTTTCGGATCAATATGGTTCAAATGATTTAACTTTTACTTATGAAATAGAGAATCAAGAACCAGTTAATTTCGTTTTTTCATTAGAAATCATTGGAGACGGGCATTTTACCGATAATACAACCAAAAAAGAATTTAATTTGTTATCTGGTAATTCTGTCCAATATAATATTTCATTGAATAAAGAAAATGCATATTGTTTAATTAAACCTTCAATTTTAAGCTTGGGGAATTTATTATGGCAACAAATATTATAACTTCTACTATTTGTCAAAATATTACCGATGATTTTTTAATTGGAACGAAAATCAAACTTTTTTCCTTAAGCAAAATAATAAGAATATATTCGTTTGATGAAAATTTAAAGAGAATAGATTTGAAATACACATCTTCCCCTTACAACGATAATGGTTATATGTATCTTTTGGATATATATGAACCATTCAATTATTTAATAGTGATTATTTTAAACGAAAGAGGAAATTACGAATTGCACGGATTTCGAACCTCTAATAAAGCAAACTCTTCGCACTTCTTTTTTCTAACCAATGAAGACGAAGAACACAAAATAGAAGCTGTTAATTGGGCAGGTGAAAGGTATTCATTAAATTATATAACAAAACGAATCGATGATTTTTATATACATTCAGTTTTATTAGAAACACTATTTCCAAACCGATATTCATTGGTTATCGACGGGGAATTTTTAACTTCTTTTTTTGTTGGGGGGCAACAAAAGTGGAATTAATTAATTCAAGCAAAGACTTATTTTCAATAATAGTTGAGATAGGTATATTACCTGTTATAACTATAATTTTGTTGTTGTTATTAATACAAGTATTGAAAAGCGAATCGAAAACAAGAGAAAATTACAATAAGAATATGAGTGATTTTGCTAAATTATTGAAAGAAATTTTGTTCATACAAAGATTACAAAGTGACATTATAAAAATAATATTAGGTGATCCTGTATTATTTCAAACTATTATTAAACATCTCGAGAAACAAGCTGTATTATCAAATTATAATCAGGATAAAGAGAATACAGACGATATTATTGAAATGATAAATAAATTGTATAAAACTAAAGAAGGATTAGATTTCGTTAACGGCAAAACTTCTAAATCGTCTGAAAAGAGCGGTGAATTCAATGATGACTGATTTAGAATTTGCCTTTTGGTTTTTTAATATCTTAAAGTTTATTGCTTCTATCTGTTTAATTGAATATATAATTATCAAATTACTGAAAAGAAAAAAAGAAGTCAATAAAGAGAAAGAACTTCAGGAACAAGTTTATCTTCTCACAAAACAAGTTAAAAAAGCTATAGCTCAAAGTAATGAAGAACTAATGATATTATATAAACATCAAAATTATATGTTTTTACTTAACAATGAAGCAAATCGTGGACAAGAACCAAAAGATATTGCAAAAGCTAGTGAATTGGAATTTATGTATTTCAAAGTTTTAACCAGCAAAAATGCACTTTCTAGAAATTTTTCAGAATACTCGGATATAACTCAAAAAAAATCTAAATTCTAAATATCTGGCAACAAAAGGTAAGGGGATAAAAAATTGAATTTACAAATAAAAGTTCAAAGAGAGGAAGTTGCCTATTTAAATGTAGGAAGTAAAGTGCTTTATGACTCAATAAATACAAACATTATTACACAGCATGCTCTCGATGAAATGCTAGCTAGACCTTTTGTTGGTGAAAATTGGAATGCTATTAAATTAAATTGGAATAGTAATATAGAATTTGAAAAAGCTAATATTAAAATAAAAACAGCAGATTATACTAGTTATTTTTATCCTTTTTATCGTTATTTACAAAAGTTCAATAAAAGATATTTACTGTTGTATGTACCATATCAAGCTAAATATGTGGATATAGAAGTAATAGGCTTCGATAATTCCAAAAATACTCTTACACGATATTTAATTTACAACGTCCCTGTTAAAAACAATGTTACAAGAGGACCATTAAATCAAGAAATGGTTTGTTCTAATATAAACTTTGAAATTAGAAGCGACAGATACAAAGGTTATAAGAAATTTTCTCAAGAAAGAAATTTGGAAAACAAGATTATCACTCCAGAAGAAACTTTGAAATTTTATTATGACGTTGATGGGATCAAAAAAGAACCTGTCCATGCTTACATGATACTTAAAAATCTACATCACACATACAAAATTAATCTTCCGATTCTTTTTGAAAAGAACTTTGGCAGTTTGGAAAAGTTTTATTCGTTAATTCGAGTACCATCAGAATTTAAGTTTGTTTCCATCTTTTTAGAGTATATAAACAACGAAACAGGGGAAAATGAAGTATATAAAGATACTTTTAAAATAGGAAGCGGTGTGTTTATACCAGAAGAACCCACTGCTATAAATTTATATTCTAGAGTTTTATACACAGTTGGAGCAGAAATAGTTACCACTAATATTTATACAAAAATCAAAAGAATAAATACTAATGATATTATTTTACCATATCCAACTACTCTGCAACAATTTCAAAACGTATTATGGGAATTGCCAGTAGTATTCCCCGAACTTAATTTATTAAATCCTTATACTTACCTTAAAAAGGAAGATATATCTTACAAGAGTATTAGATACGGTGCCCACAATATGGATAAAGCACCTTATACTAAATTGATCAACATATATTCAAGAAGACTTGGATACATGAGTTCGTCTGCTATAATCAGATTCTATCCTCAAACAGATTTATTGACTTCTGACGATATAAATTTGATAATAACAACTTATTATGGCGAATATGAGATAAAAGGAAAATGGAAAACACAAAGCGGATCAACTTTAAAATATTTTGATTTTGAAATCTGGGATGACGTTACAAGAGTAAATATAAGCTATTCTGCATTAGTACCTAATGCTGAAACTGGAACTTTGGAAGCACAAACCATAACTGAATTGTTTAATGTCTCCAATCTTTGGGGTAAAACAGATAGATTCTCTTCTGTTGCAACTATACAAGCCAAGAAGATATCTCCTGAATATTCTACAACAAATGCTTTTGCAAGATTATTATCAACACATGTTTCGCATAGTATAGCATACAGCTTTGTGGATGATGCAAGATCTACAATGATAATTATACAACCTATGGTAAAAATTTTTCAAAGCACTACTTTATACATAAATTCTTTAGTCTATTTAATGCCTTCATTATACAATACAGTTTATTATAATATTCCAAGTTCTTTTGAAACATCTATGATAAACATGAATTTAATGGCTGTAATTCAGGAATACTTTGGACATATCCCTAATCTAAAAGCTAAAAGAGAATTATTAAATAGTATTTATTTCAAAAACTTTACTTCTTTGAAAGACGAAAAAAATATTAATTTCAACGTATATGTTTCGAATGTAAGATCAAAACAGATTGATTTCTCACATTTAATATCTGGCTATACTGGACAAAAATATATATATGCTTTTAACCTTACTTATATAACGTCGATTAAAAAACGATTAAAAAAGAGAAATATTTTACCTTTTAACAATTTTACATACATTTTTAAAGAAAGTGAAGCTATTCCTTATGATCCTATAGCTATTTTTAAAGAGCAATATCCGTGGTTAGCCTCTTATGAATTCAATAGAGCAACTACTAAATCGTTTAAAAATCTAGTTAATGATGTGCTTTTACTTGAATCAACAACGTTGTATGGTACAATCTTAGTAAGTTATAGCAGTCAAGAACAAACTGTTGTTGTAAGAGGTAAGAGTTATAATTTAAAGGGTGGAGAGAAGATCATATTCCCATTTTTAATCCCACCTGAAGATATTGTTGGAAATGTTTTTAATATACTTGATAAGATAAATGGTGATTGGATAACTATCAATGCTCACGGAATGTTTAATATTCAATACAGCAAATTCCAATATGTATTTAGAAATAAATATTCAAAAGAACAATTAGAATACGCTATAGCTCATGAAACACCATTACCGCAAAAATATTGGGGCGAATTACAAGATTATATTGTTGGATTAGATTAATTTTACAAAGGAGTGAAAATAAATATGTTGAGAGACGAATTTGAGAAAACTTCAGCTATGAAAATCCAAAAAAGTAAAATAAATATTGGCAAATCACTTCAAACAGGAGCAAAAAAGGTAGGGCAAGGTGTATTAGCAACTGGAGAAGCTATTGGAAGTTTTGGCAGCACTGTTGGTGCAGTTAGTCTTTTGGGATTAACAGCTTTAACAAATAGTATCAGAGATGCCGTGGTTAAAGCAAGAACCAATGGAAAATGATTTTTTAAGGAGGGAAATATAATGGCGTTTAAATCTCAATTATTATGGACAGGTTTAGGGACAGGAGTATTAGGTAGTATGATAGCACCTCCTGGTGAAAAAAGGCAAGGATTTAGTAAGGGGTTTGTTTTGGGTATGGGGGGAAAAGCACTTTTAGAACATCCGAAAGTTAGAAGTGCTATAGGTGCTGATGAATGGGGAAAAGCATTAAAAGGAGAAACTGGTAATGCCACAAGTACTACTAAAAAAACATTTGAAACTGCATCTAGCCCAGAAGAAGCTAAGAAACTTTTAGAAGAAGAGATTAAAAAGACAAAAAACGTTACCCAAAACGCTCAACAAAACGTATCTAATCAAAAAGTGACCAATAAAACAAAAATAAATAATAATCAAAATACAACCTCACAATCAAAAATTGTATTTCCTGAAGGGGAAACTTATGGTTCAAGAACTCCCATACATGAAACAAACTATGAAACCAGTTTTCTTCATCCGGGAGCTTGGAGACATGAAAAGTATGGAAGTTTTAACGATATCAGAAAAGCAAGAAATGCTTATTTCGAATGGTTGAGGGGATAATATGCCCATATATAAATATCAATGTCCTAAATGTAATCATTTGGTTGAGGAATACAGAGATGCAACTGATCGTAATGAGCCCATGAAATGTGAGATATGTGGTAGTACAATGGAACGTATATACGGAATACCTATTATAGAATACAGAGACGATACTACCGGATGGGCTAAACGGATTTATCAAAAAGGTTCCAAAGACTATATAAAGTACAGGGAAGAAACAAACTATGAAAAAGTATACAACAACAAAAAGATTTTCAACAAACTTCCTCGTCAAACTCAAATTCAATACGAAAGAGAAATGAGAAATATCAGAGGACAAAATTACTAAGGGAGAAGAAAATCTCCCTTTTTTAATAAGGTGATTTAATTGAAAACATATTTTCGTATACTAGTAGAACATGAAGAATTCTACTGTAATTCAATTCAAATATCAGCCGCTGGGAGCTCTGTGAGTTTTCAGGCTTATTTTCCACCTATACCGGCATTGTTGGAGTTGCCGGCTAATACTTATGCTGTAATACAAATAAAAAACGATCTATTTAAAACAAGTGGTGACGGATGGATAACAGCAATGGACGGATTGCTCAAAAGAGCAAGGAGAATAAACAATCCTACAAAAAATGAAGTCATGTTAGAATTTGTATCTCCTTTTGATTGGGGAATAAATATAAAATTGTTGAATTATAATCAGTTAAACGGAAATATTTTCAAAGAACTTCTACTTCGCAATCATAATTATTTGGATTTAAAAAGTTTAGACATGCAAAATGAAGATGTAAAAACAGGGCTATTATCTGTTGAATATATTATCATAAGGATTTTAGAAGAATACTTTGGTATATATGAATCTCAAGAAGAAAAAGAACCTTTAAAAAAGGATACTTTGTTTTTTTCTCTATTAACTTATCTATCCATATTTCAGAATGATTTAATGGACCTTGAGGATGCTTTTCACTTATCTAGACGATTGGTGTTTGGAGACCCAAACTTTTTAGAAGGTGAAGATATAGCATACCCTGCTGATTTTAATTATGCTACCGAATCTACTAACGCTACTAAAGCACCTATTTTAAAAGATAGATTAAGAAGCATGTTTACAAGCAGTATTTTGGATTATATACGAAACTTACAATCAGAAACCTCTATATCTGAATTGCTATCTATCTTTGCACGCAATATGGAACATAATATGTACGGACAATTGTTTCCTAAATTAAGCTTTTATAGTTCCAATGTCAAAAATCAATATTTCCCTGACGATGTAAAAAAGATAAGAAACAAATATTATTCAGACTTTATTTCTTTAAATGAAGATGAGCAAAGAACTGGTATAATGCAATATTTGTTTATACCAGAACCTTTTACATACATACCCCCTTCATCTAATGTGATTTTCCCCTCACAAATATCTTCTGTATCGTTTGAAATAAATCATACATATCCTACAAGGGTAGCTACTACCTTTGCACAAACTAATGGTCCTATATCTTATGTCTCGAACGTTTCAGGTCTTTATCCGGGACCATTACATCAAACCACGTATCCTAAATTAGGAATAACTTTAAATGAATTGTATGCTATAAGCAGTAAATACAATGAAGCTGATATTAACTTCAATAAAATTAAAGCTTTAGTAGCTCCAAATAATTTGAACCATAGAGCTGTTGGCACATATTTCTATGAAGAATATTCGTATAAAGACGTATTAAGCTATTTTTCCGCAAACACAGAAGGAACAACAGAAGAACAAACAACAACTCCTTATGAAGTTGATGCTGAAACTTTCAACGATAGTGTTGCTACTTCTTCTAGAAAAATCTATAATATGAACTGGTCTAAATCCAAAGTCTTACAAGTCAGAACGGATTTTAATCCATATATGGCAAACGGATTACCTGCAATTGTTATCACAAGTTCTGCCATTTATTTTGGACAGGTAGTATCAATAACACATAATTTTAATTCTACCGACAGTCCCACAACAACCTTTGTGCTACAAAATGTCGATCAATTAACTTACCCTATAGACGAAGTCAAATGGTGGCTTACTAAGGATTCTTATTATAGGGTAAATAATCATGAGAAATTTTATAAGCATTTAGGACTTACTTCTTTTGGTGAAACTATTTATAATTATTTAACGGATTTTTTGACTAAAGAAGATACAAGAGAACAAGCAAAAAAGTTTTGTGGTGTTGAACATAAAAAAGCTTTAGAACAACTAGGATACGAATATTTGGGTGAAGATATTAATGTATCTCCAAACGATCCTGATTATGGCAAGAAAATACTGAGAAAACTAAAAGATGATGATGAAAAAAAGAGAAATCAACCAAGAATTAATAATTCTTTCTATATAATTAAAATGATAAAAGCATTTATATTAGAATTCTTGCTTCCTAGTATGTACGGAGCAAATTCTGCATTCAAAAGAACAGAAGAAAAGAATATAGAAATAATAGAAAATGTATATCAATCTGTTATGGAAGAAGCTTTTTATATTTCAACAGAGCAATTAAAACAATTTATGATCTCATCAAACGATGAGACTAAACTAAATGAAGCAAAACAAAAATTAGAAGAAATGTCGCAAGTAACTGTTATAAATAAAAATACTTTTAACAATTTAAGCACTGATTATATAAAAATAAATGATTTTAAACCTATTATAGACACAGAAGAATCTTTGGACAATATATTAAATAATTTTTTATCTGATTTAGATAAAGGTGAAGAACCAAAAGAAACTTTAAAAATGTCTTCAATAGCAGAAGTTAGATATTTTCTAATAAAACTTTTGAAAAGGATGATAGAGACGTATACTTCTGATCTTTATCAACAGATACCTATATACGCATTGAATGAAATGAACACTGCATTGTGGGCGGTATATGAACTAGTGGAAGTATATCAAATACTTCCTGTAATAAACAAAATTGAAGAAACTGGGAAAAGAGAGATTAGATTTGTTGCAATGACTAGACCTGCAAAAGAAATATTGAAATATATGCCAAATTCAGAGTAATATTTGGAGGGGACAACATGCCAGCACCCGATCCTGAGTTAGTTCGATTAGTTGAGGAATGGAAAAAGACTAAAGATCCAGAAACATTTTCAAAAATATATCAAAAACTCAAGCCTTATGTCAGTTATAGTATAGGAAAATATAAGAATTCAGGTATAAGTTCTATTGCATTGGATTTAGAAGCAAGAAAGTTAATAGCTCAAGCTCTAGAAAATTATAACTCTTCAAAAGGCGGAGTAGTAACATACGTGAATCAATATTTACAAAAAATGAATAGGTTTGTCAACGATAATCAAGGTATGTTGAGGTTACCAGAAAATTATAACCTTGAGTTTTCAACATTTCAACAGGCATATAACGATTTGAGATACAAAAAAGATCGTGAACCTACTGTTTTAGAATTATCTGATGAGTTATCGTGGGAACCAAAAAAAATAGAAACGTTTAAAAGACAAATGGGCGGCGTAGTGTTGGAGTCAGCTGATGCTTTCAATAAGTTGTATGGCAATGAAAATTTAGAAATAATGGAAGCTCTACAATATATAAGGAGCAAATATGGTGCCGATGGAGAAATGTTAATAAGTAAACTGTATGGATTGAACGGTGAAACTAAACAAAGTTTAATGAACATAGCAAGAGAAATGAACAAAGATTACAACGAATTGTATAAATTGAAGAAAGATGTCGAAAAAGATTTTAAAGATTACCTTTCATAAGGAGCCAGAATATGGAATACAATATGATCCCTATCATATCAAAATACGATTTATTCAGTTCTGGGGACTGGGTTCAAAGATTAAAAGATAATAAGGATTACATAGAATTATCTCAGGGGAAATTCTTATCTGTGAATTTATCCAAAGATATTAATTTTATTCCATTTATAACCTTTGATGGATTGATGTTCAAAGAGACAAATTCCATTATTAAAACTATTATATCAATAGATTTTATTTTTCCTTTTTTAGAAGGTGGTATAAACGTATTAACAGATTTTGCAAAAGGTGTTGCCCAAACGAATTCAATGTTAGTTGAGAATCATGAATACAATTATCATTATTTATTCTTATACTTACAAGATCCAAAATTTCCAAATTTAGTACAATTAAGAATATTGTCTGGGGCCTACAATAACTTCGGTTTCAACATAACAGCTGGTACAAATACATATAACGGTAGTGCATCGTTTACAATTTTAAATTCAACTTATACTTCCATGTCAAAAAATGATTTCTCTTTGATATTCGATCGAAATAAATACACGTTAAATCCATCTGTTGTTCAATACTCCAAAATTAAATTAAGTGAGGGTGAATACAAAAAGGAAGCAGAAAACAGTCCGATTTCTTTAAGACCACAAGTTATCGACAAATTAATTCAAAATAAAACAATAATAATAAATTATCAAATAGATTATTTAGTTCAAGAACTTTCTGAATCTCTTTCAAACAATTGGACAACCAAGATAAGAAATCGTTTTTATTCTATGTTGCAAAAGACTTTTGTTCAATCCATATCTCTGCAAGTTGCCAACAATATAGACGTTTTTTCTATAAACGACAAACCTTTATATTTTCGCAATGTGTCTATGCCTTATCAAATTAATGTTGGCGGAGTAATAGTGCAATTATCTCCTGAAGAGGAAAATTTTATTAACGAGGTTTTCGATGTCTACAATGATTTAGACACTATTGGCACATTCAATTTATACTCTCAAACAGGTAAAAATTTATTTGGTGACAAAACTTTTGCTGCTATTAAGAGACATAATTTTATTTTAAAAATACCTTATTTAAAAAGTAGTAATAATCAGTATAAAAACTATGTTGTAATACACATACAACCTCAAAATATATCCACAGTGAAAGCAGGAGATTATGGGCGGTATTATAGACTAAACATAACTGGAATGGTAACAGAGATTTTGAAGGCGTGAAAAGGAGGCAGGGTATTCTTTAATCCCAAATCTAATGACACAAACAGAAATAGCTCAAGCTATGACAAAAGCTAAAGAGGAAGCTCAAAATCTTGAAAATACTTTAAGAGATAGCAATAAAACAGCTCAATATCTAGTTGATGTTATCTCTTTCAAACAACCTGCCAAAGATGTTACCAAACGTATTGTAAAACATTTTGAGGCTACTTACAACGAAAAGGTTAAAGAATCTACTATGAAATACAATGCAGGTGAAATTTCTAGTATAGAACATGAAAGAAATTTACGGCAAGAAAAATTTTTGCTGGATACGAAAACATCTGTAATTAAAGGGTTCATAGAAGCAACATTCAATACTTTATGGAATCTCACTGTAAAAAAAATGAAAGAGGACGGTGTAGACCCTAGCAAGTATCTATCCGCTCATTTCTATCAAGAAATAGTGAACCAATGGTATGAAGACAATATATATTCTAATGACCTATTTCAAGCATACATGGGTTTAACGCAAGCTGTTGAGAATGTAGGTGTTTTAAAAGAATCCCAACAAGTTGAAGCAGATGTATTGAGAGTCGCACAGAACGATTTCAAAATAGCATATAAAATGCTCACAGGTAAAGATATAGAATTTGACAACTCACCTGAAGGTCAAGCTACTCAGGATAAGATAGACGGATATTTTGGAAGTATGAATAAGGCATATACTGACAAACAAATGCTTTTACAAATAGCTCAACAACTATCTGCTGGTAACATGACAGCTGCTCTGCTAAATTTCAACGCATTTTTATCGCATAACAATCTTCAAGCTGATTATAGCTGTACAGATTCTTATTGGGCAACGTATGCTTCTTTGTTGTTATATGAACTATTCAAAGATCAGATAGATGAATTTGCTCATGATATAGGTGCAGGGGCACAATCGTTAAGTAACATGATGATGTTCATACCTAATGCTATTGTTTATCCTTTAAAGATAATAAAAATGTTTGACTTTGAAATTGATACACAAAAAGACTGGGAAAAAGAAAGGCTAAAAGTATTATTGCGTGAAATAACAGAAAAAATAGCGGAGTGGAATGAAAGACCATGTGCCGTCTATGAAATGGTTGCTTATTTTGCTGAAATTTTATTGCTTATGAAAACAAACAATATGTTGAATTTCAATATAAAAGATGAAAATGAACAGATACGTCTTATGAACATGTTTGGTTCCGAAGATGCTTTAAACGTACTTGAAAACAGTTTAGAGATAACGCTAGAATCGTATCTCGAAGTAAAATTAGACAACGTACAGAATTTGAATTTCATATATTTATTGATGATAGTAACGTATGCTCCATATATTACCCAAGCTATAACAGGGCAATCGTTGGACGCATTGTTGGGGGTGTGATCCATAGACGAACAAACTCAGAATGTAATCAATCAATTAACTACATATAAAAATGATTTTCTTTCAAAAAAAACAAATATAGATTCTAACTCTAACTACAAATTAGTATTTAGAGAATTAAATACAAACAAAAATAGTTTGTACAATATAAACATATTCCCAACTACTACTGTAACTACTAAAAAAATCATGTTGGACGATTTTTATGTTTATTTTAGAAGTTATGTAGAGTATTACGATATAAATGTTCCGCAAGAGGAAACGCTAATAACAGATGAAATTTTGAAAACCACGTTGGACATATTTAAAAAGCATTTTATGTCAATCCAATCAAAAGCTGGCTGGACACAAAACCAAGAATTTTTACTAATACGTAAACAAGGTTCTAGTTATGCACTTGATAGAATAGTGCAACCACCTTATCCTTTAATACCTATAATCTCCGGTGGAAAGATATACATATTCAATACTTACAATTACAGAGGGTCGTATACTGTCTTGGATTTAAGAAATTTTAATAACATAACACCAAGCGATATAGATAGAAGTTCTGATACTCAACTATTGAACGAACTAAAATACGAAATGAACATAAATATATCTATTGACGATATACTAGCTGGAATTGGGAAACAAGGTAATTATTATTTTTCAACTCAAGACCCTTGGACACCCATAGTGTTAGGACCAGAAGAAGAGAACAGTATAAATGAACCTATAAAAAATTTTTATGATCTCTACAACGAACAATTTGGGTTCAATTATCAACCCACATACGTAAATATGTATGGACATCCTGAATTAAAAAAGAACATCCTACCGGATTTAAAAAGAGCCCTTAATTCAAAGTTAGAAGAAATAGAAAATACTAAAATATATTATACCGATACTACCACTCTATCTGATATAACATATGAGATAGAAAGGATTAACGAAGCCAGACAAATTGCATTATCCGATGAATACAGAAAATTATTCGATAATCCTGTCAATTTAGTAGGCGAATACAACGAACTGAACCTTCCGGGATACAAACAATTGATGGATTATCTTGATTGGCAAACTGAACTAGACTTGCAAAATTTGGCAACTGAGTTCTACAACCCACAAGACACTTTTACTGATTGGGGAAGGGCGGGGATACATCCATACAATACGACTTTATTTGTTCTATGGTTGTTAGAAAATCAAATAATGCCTAAAATACATCAAAAGAATTTACAGATGCTAGGGTTAATAACTGAAGGGATAAGAGGATACATAATAAATATTATGGGGGAATATCTCGATAGATTTTCTCATACTGAACAGACAAAAAAAGAAGATTTCTTTATTTCTACACAACAAGGGAGAGAATTACTGGATAAATTCAAAAATCTATCATTATCAGATTTAAATTTTGCATATAGAGATATACCTCTTATTAAAGAGACAGAAGATTTGTACACATTAACAATGCCTATAAACTTTGATGACCAAATAAACGATATCACATCGAACATGGATAACATGATAAACTTTGCCAACAACTGGCAAGCAAAAAAGGCTGAAGAAACTGCCGCACAGAATGCTATAGTTGCTGGTGTTGAAAACAAAATAGCTTATCTTATATTCAGATTCCCAAACAACGAAATTTAAAGCGGGGGAAAGACTATGAATTTAATTTTTAATTTTGAAAAAAATAAATTTGAAGAGCAAGAAGGTATATCCTATTTAGCCAACAATTTCCTTGTAGCATTGTTGGAACGGGTGATGAAACATTACAGTGAAACTACCAGTTCCCAAGAAATGTATTTGCTATTTCAAAATGAAATAAACAATATTAAATCTGCGATGAAAACGTTTGGCAAAACACCAAATGAAATGTTAAGTGATGCTCAAATAGAGTTTGGTGATACAGAGAATACATTCATACTAAGGGTAACCAATCAGAATGAAGAAACCGATTTAATTGAAATAGAACTATAGAGAAAGGCAGGGTAGCTAACATGTTTAAATATTACGATCCAAAAACTCAGTTAATGAACATATACAAAACTTTAGGATTTGATACGCATGAAGAGTCTATAAACTACAAATATCTCATAAGACCGATAGCTGATTTTTTAGATACTACAGCTAGAAAAGAATTTTTTGATTTAAACAATTTTTTAGCTTTAGCTTACGGAATAGAAGACAAAGAAACGTTGAGAACGATAATGGATCAGGAACCTAACGGAAGTGAGATATTAGATTTCTTTTTAAGAACAAAAGGATACACTGGGGTATATGCAACGCCATGGATTTACTATGTCGATCTATATCTCAATACTGAACAATACCAAAAGATATTGGGAACAAAGAAAAAATACACAGACGGGTCGATAATAATAACCAGTGGTGATACGGTATTAAAAAACTTTGAATTCACACTCTCTTCTTCTGATTTCATATCGTCAGGTACATCTTTTGTATCGAGAAAGAAAAAGTTTTATTCGTATTCTATAGGTGCATCACAGTTAAAAACTGGAGATGTTCTGACGGTACAAGGATTTGAGAAAGGAATAATTGTAGGGATAGAAGAAGGTAGGTATGCAGAAACTTTAGACGATAAAATAAACAAATTGTTTGATAGCTTTACCGTTTACAAAACATACAACAAAGAGAATATGAAACAATATGTAAAAGACAAACACAATGTAGACGTTGAATTCGTATCAACGGATGATATATTAATGATAAGGGACTTATCTCAGACAGATGATGGATTAGTTTTCCATGATGGCGGGAAAGTTGATGTTTATTATACAGAAAACACATACGGTTTAAGGACGTTTGTAGGAAATGCTATTTCGACAATGGGAACGCAAGTAATGACTGCTGATTCTGCATATTTCCCAAGTTTTGGCAATCCGCTGAAAGATTACAAATATCCTGTTGAAGATATTGATTTAACGGCGTGGGGAACATATTTTGATGTCAATGCAGATAATTTTATTATCAAAGATTTATATTACATAGAAATGTCGCCTGAACAGATACCTGATATGCTTCCAATATTGGGGATAGAATCAATAACCAACAGTAATGGGCAAATTTTGCAATACAATACAGACTACATTTATATAAGTGTAGACAGAGGTTATACATTCTCAGATAAAAACAAAATACTTATATTTTTTAAAACTAATCCAGGAACCTCAGTTTCGATTCAGTACATAGTGCCCTTAAAATACAAAGAGATAAAAGAAAAGATAATAAATGATCCATACATAGTGCCAATAGGGATAGACTTGATGGTTAAAGTCAGACCTGTAGTATTTGCACAACTAACTGGAACATACACAGGAATAATTTCTGATATAGGGGTAAACTCAGAAATAGCTCATTTTTATGACATATCGATAAACAGATTAGTACAAATACTCAAAACAAACGGAGCACAAAATTTGGCGGCAAATAAAATAAGTCTAACCGCTCATACATATTCTCTGGGAAGATACACCAAAACAACGACCAATCCACAATATGCTTTAAAGATGGATGACTTCTCTGGAGAGTTTCCGTTTGATAAAACAACTGATTTTGCAATAATGGCTATCGATCCGAAACCGATAGTTTCTAACCAATAATCGGGAGGAGGCTAGGTGTACATTCACCGTTAACAATGAGTATATTCAAAGAAAACACAATTAAAGAAGTATCTTATCAATTAATAGAACCTGCTAACACAATGATGACTGATATATACAACAATTTAAAAACCATGCGGGGAATAAAATCTGTATTAGACATCCCAAATTACTGGAAATACAATAAATGGATGGTTGATGTGAACAAAGAAAATTATGTCAGCTACAGTGGTGGGATAGTAAACATAGATCTTTCTATACCTTTTACATTCACTGAAGTAATACTATATGGAGATGGGCAAGAGATAGGGAAGTTGGTTAATGACAGGGGTTTACCTACTTATAGTGCAGAATCCCCACAATTAAAAGACACTTTATGGGAGATAGATTTTAAATATTATGAGCCAATAACAGATGTAATTTTAGAATTCAAAGAAGTCAAAATAGCCAATTCAATGATAATGAAATTATACGATAATTTTATTCGAAACGAGCCAAACAATTTATTAACTTATTCTCAAGAATTAGATACTTGGGACTATTTTGCTACTCAAATAAAACTCGCAGTATATTTAAAAGACAAACTGTTTACGATCTCTAATATGCAGAATTATATAAATATATTGCTGGGTGCACCGGGGTTCCCAATTACTGGTACGGTTGTAGTCTATTCACCTTCAACCAATTTCATTTATGTTAGAATTAATAATGATGGGCAATATTATGATTTCAATTTCCCAAGACGTATCATGTTCGATAACATGGTGTTGGATCTTACTACACTTGTCGACCAAAATTTTTTGGGGCGGGAAATAAAAGAAATAGGCGAAACGATCATTTCTTTAATTTCTTTAAGGGAGGAATAGGGGGATGGTGAAAGTTCTTGATTTCTTATATGTTCATGTATTCAAAACTACTTTAAAATGGCTAGCTGCTAAATTATTGAAATTTGCTATGTGGACTCTCCTTAAAGTAATAGAACCTGAACAGGTAGCCCAAATGTTTTCTAAAATCTTCTTGTTCTATACTGAGGATATACAAGAAGTAGATAAACAAGAGGACCAGTTAGCTAAAATATTCGAGGGAATAGCACTTACATTAAGACAATTACATAATACAGAGTACAATCAAGAAGAAAAAGAAGAATTCGATATCATCGAAAGACTAAAAGAAATAGAAGGTAACAAAAGAAAATAAGTATTCCTTTGTATCAGTTAAGCTCCAATAGTATAACTTAGAAAAAAGAGTGTTAAATAGGGTTTCGTTTATATGCAAATTATTACCTTTTAATCACGTAAAAAAACACAGAAAAAATGCAAGGAAAGGGGTAAGAAAGATGATACTATCTGTAGGAATAGACTTATTTTATTTCGTACTTATTGTGAACATAATATACTTGTTTTATCACCTGAGTAGTTTAAATCAAGAAAACAAAATAAACACTACTAATTTAACTAAGGCATATGAGAAAATCAAAAAGGCAGATGTCACTAATGTAAAAGAGTTTGCATACGACTTATTAGATTCATTGAATACATTATCCCAGGAATATTCTACATATCTTGAAAACGAAGATACATATCTGCTATCGCTAGAAGACGAAATAAAGTTGGAAGAGAATATATTAAAGATCATCATATTCGGCGAATACTTACTCAAAACACCAGAAATACAAAAGGATATCAATCTGTACCAAGAACTGGACTCTGCTTTAGAAACTCTAAGAAAATTATTGTTGGAAATATCACCCGACTAAACAGGAAGTGATTTGTCTTGTTAAATGAATATATAAACATATTGAACCCTTATAAAGTATATATACCTCCAATGAATTCAGTAGCCACTAAACTTACTTACCAAGGGATTAAACAGGCTATTGATTATACACTTGCTAATTATAACAATGGGCGTGTGCAAGGATACCTATTAACTTATATGGAACCTCTACCTGCTGACCATCCTTTGAAAAGTTCTGATGGATTAAAATTCGATGAATTATTACGGCAGTTAAAGGAAATTATCACTGGAGCCGATGATTACGCTCAAAACAGCGATGAGCTAACTTTTGCTACTTCCTTCTTTTATGCTGAATTAATGCAGGGTTTCTACGGGGTGCAGACTTCTGCGAACACAAAAATTTTACCTTATATTTACATAAATACCACTGATCCAGAATCCGCATTAAATCGCTTCGGCAGCGGTTACAAACAGCAATTAATTGAAGATTTCTTCCTATTAGCTACTATCTTCAGTGTGCGTGTTTACATGAAAGAAAAGTTTAAGCAATGGAAGACTGAAAGAAGAGCAATAGTCAATGATATAGAGGAATATCAATCATTTGATGTGATATACAACATAGCCAAGGAAGATTCTCTAGTAAAGGAATATACAAAGACTCTTGTTGGACTATTAGGACAGAAATATGCGATGTACATGATGGATGAAGATGCTACTGATGATGCCAAAGAACTATTTGATACTATTTACAAGTTTGGAGAGTTAATATACGGAACGTTAAATATAGACAAACTGCAAGAAGCAGACATAGAGCAAATGGAAGAATGGGCTGATGACCTCATGCTGAACATAAACATAATCAATTCCAGTTCAAACACGGTTGAAGGCAAAAGGAATGCTATTTTAGAAGACAAACCGTTGAATGGGATAAAGTACATAGTGCCTGAAACACAGTATGCAGATTACATTCTAGATGAAAATGAAGAGCCACATTCGGCTGAAGACATAGCAACTGAAGGGCATGAGGAAGTATATGAAAGCCATAAACAGTATGTAAGAATAGATGAAGCGGTAGAAGATGTATTAAGTCTAATAGACAAAGACACAGGGAAGAAATACTTTCCAGAAGACTTTGCGGCTAAAGACCACAACCATGACAATGAAGGATATGTAAAGATAGAAGACTTACCAAACTTAGAAGCTAGATACATATTGGGAGAAAAGATAACAGATCCTGAATTATTAGGGATATTAACGACACTAGTCAGCAACAAAACGAAATCAAGTATAGAATACGTAAATGGATTGCCTTATTTAGTAGACAAAACAAACAACGCTTTTTACAGGCTATACACTACTGAAGACTTTGCAGCAATAGGGCACAATCATGATAATGTATACATGCAACAAACAGATACTCCACAGGGTGCTGAAAGATTCTATGACAACATAAATGGACAAACGTATGGAATGGAAGACTTTGCATTAAAAGGGCATACAGACCATTATGATGAAGAAGGAAATCTAATAGAATACTTATCAAAAGAAGACACGGCTGTTGCTTCATTCAGACTGGACGGTAAAGAAATAGGAGAGTTTGCTCTAGAAGGGCATAATCATGATGAAAGATATTACAGAGCAGGTGAAATGGACAGTACATTCAGAAACAAAAACAATATAACAGAAGACCAAAAATACGTATCGGGATTGAATGTATACCATGACAACGGTACAGCAGATGCGATAATACCAACGCAAATAAGAATAGGAACCAAAACGTTGGGACCAGGGGAAAGCTATCTAATGCCGTATGATAATATAGACTTTATACATGTTACAGTAGTAGGAGATATAGAAGGAGGAGGATTACCGATACAGGGAGATGACGAAGAAATATACTATGATGAACATGGGATAGAAAGAAAAAGAAGGAAAATAAGAATATCAAACCCAACAAATGCCTATCTTACATATAATTATTTGGTGACTTACAAGATGTAATTGGAATAAAAAAAGGTATACATTTGTTATCTTTAATAGACAAATAATTGAGGGGAGAACGAAAATGATAAAGGATGAATTTATTAAAATTGGCATGGGGATATTCAATGATGATAGAAAAAAGCTAAAGAACCACATACTCAAAGCGCGGAACCCTTACGAATATAGTTTTGTTACTGATGTAAGCAAGAAACCAAATTCTTATGAGATGGAAGTATTAGATATGAAATTCAACAAAAAATCCATAGATTCATTGATAGATCTTCTACCTGATGATGAAGTTAGGAAGCTATTACAAATGCCTCCTGATGTTGCAAAAGAAGCTATGGAAGAATATCTTAACAAGAACGAAGCCTCTTTTTTTGGATACATAATGAGAAACCTCTACTGAAAAATGTCACTACACCCCGAAAAACAGCAATATAGATTTAATAGCAATTTCGTTTTGTACTCTCTTAGGAGAGGATAAACAAAAAGTGTCACTACAGAGTAAAAAAAAGGAAAAGCAAAAAGCTCTGCCAATTAAGGCAGAGTGTTTTATTTAATTACTTCTTTCTATTCAAATTTGTAAAAAAAAGAGAAGAGGACTAATTTCCTCTTCTCGGCCTTTTCTGATGGTCGCTTGGAGTCTTTCTCCAAGGTCAATGAACCAGTATAGTGAATACTAGTTCACGGTAGCGCCATTACCCCACTACCTAATTACAAATTTCCTTAATAACAAGGTATTTTTTAATCTTTCAAAAGCCACTTTTACTTTTATTGTTTAATCCACATGTTATAATTAAATCGAATTATATTACTTAAAAAACAAAGGGGAGAAAAATATGGTAAGAGACGAATTTGTTAAAACAGCAAAAGTCAATTTAACCCCAGAACAGCAAGCATATTATGAGAATGTCAAATTCGATCCTACATGGAAAGAATTTGATCAATTGTTTCCAGGAAAGAAAAAATCTGCTATTGCAACAGGAACAGCCTTTGGCTCTTTAATAGGTGCTCTTCATCAAGGAGTAATTCCTGCTAAAGTAGTTCCTGGTGGTTCGATTCCCGGTAGAATAGATCCTGTTCAAATGGGAGCGGGTGCATTAGTAGGAGCCGGAGCAGGTTATTTGGGAAGTAATTTAGGTGTCTTAGCAGGTAAAAAAGTTATTGAAAACCAAATAAATAAAGATTTTAAAAAGGCTATTCAAAATATTCCTGAAGAAGAATTAAAACGTATACTTCAGTTACCACCAGAAGAACAAAAAAAGAGTTTAATTAAATATTTGCAAGCCACAAATCCAAAATATGCAAGAACATAAGTTAAAGGCACTTTAATTACGCATACAAATAGAAAAAAACGGAGGTGCAACATGTTAAGAGATCTATTTAAAAAAAACAGCACAAGCAGGGTTAGGCCCTGGGACGGAACAGGTCCTCATGGCAGAGGATTAGGCCCTGGACAGGGTAGAGCAGACGGAACTGGTTTGGTTAATAAATAAAAAGGTATACATTTGTTATATTTGGATAGACAAAGATAAGAGAATGGAGGAATATAAATGTTAAAAGATTTATTTATGAAAACCTCTCAAGAAGACATATATCCTAACAGAAACGAAGAGCACAGGCAGATAGTCAATCAATTATTGCTTGAAGGCAAATCTTTAGAAGAAGCAAACAAGTTAGCTGATCAGATCTTGTTAGAAAACGCTAAAACTAAGAGTATGAGCACTATAGCAGCTGAAACTCCAACAATTGAAGAATAAAAAAAGGTATACATTTGTCATCTGTAGATAAAGAAGGGATATATATGTTAGAGGAAAAAGAAAAAGATATTTTGACTTTTTTGGAGTTAACTAAAGAAGGAACGTATGCAGAAGTTGAACTTAGTTCAATGCAATATACTCGGTTTCCATTTCTTAGTTTGCAAGATGAGGAAGAATATTATTATTATAATTTGAGATAAAAAGGAGGAAATGAAATGATAAGAAATGAATTTGTTAAAACAGCCGCAAGTTCAGAAGAAGTTTTGAATTATTTATCACCATATTTGCCATCATCTAGTGGTGCTGCAGGTGCTTTAGGAGCTGCTACTGGAGCTACAATGGGGGGATTGTCAGGTCTTATAGGTGGAGCAGCAGGCGGTGCCTTAAATAAAAATATGCCTGGAGACACAGCTGCAGCCAGAGCTGGTAAAGTTGTAGGCACTGTTGCCCCTGGAGCTGCTATAGCTGGTGCTGCTATAGGTGGGCTTGCGGGATACGCTGGACAGAAAGCTTATGAAAAGAAAATAAAAAATAGAATTTTATATAATTTGAACAGACTTTCAGATCAAGCTAGAGATCAATTAATGAATTTGCCACCTGAACAAGTATATCAATATTTATTGAATATTTAATTTTTAATAGAATACATTTGTTATCTACAATAAGGAGAGGAAAATAAAATGATAAGTGACGAATTTATTAAGACAGCGGCTTCAGAGGATAATATTGGGACAAAACGAGGTAAAATGTTAGCCAGTTTGCAAGTGAAATATTTGAACCAAGGATATACTCCTAAAGAAGCTAATAAACTTGCTATTGAGGAATATAATCGTGAATTGCAAAAAATCAAACAAAGTGGAACAATGACAGAAGAAGAATGGCTATCTACAGCTAAACCATTACCTCCTACTACTATGCAAGTATCTGATTATATCGAAAAGCATAAACCCTATGGATATCAACAGGCTATTGAAGGTGCTGTTGACATGGGAATTCTTGGAGGTATTGCAGGAGTGCTTTCAGCTCCACTTTCAGGTGCCACAAGAGCTAAACAGACAAATACAAGTATGAAATATCAAACAAAACAAGTATTAGGTCCATCTGTTGCTTTAGGTTCTGCAATAGGTGCAACTGCAGGTGGATTAGGATATTATCTTGGTACAAAATTACAAAATTATGAATTACAAAGGAAAATAGAAAAATTAACACCAGAAGAACGAACTATGGTTATGAACATGTCGTCAGCAGATGCTTATGATTATCTTAAGAAAAAATAGAATAACACAAAAGCCTATAGTCTGTGCCAGGGTGTTCTTTGAGAGCCTTGGCCTTTTTTTTACATTTTTGTAGTAGAAAAGACTGATAAAAAGTGTATAATTAAGTTATAAGGAGGTGTTTACTATGAATACTTTATTCAATCAATTTGTTTTAGCAAAACCATTTCTACATTGGGCTGGTGGTAAAACTCAAATATTAGAAGAATTGTATAAAAGGGTTCCAGTGAAAAAGATAAATAGATATGTAGAACCATTCCTGGGTGGAGGTGCTTTCTTCTTTATGTTAAGAAATAGCACCAACATCAAACAATACTATTTGTTAGATATCAACAAAGATCTTATTTTAACCTATAAAGTCGTCAAACACAACGTTTCAAAATTAATTGATTTGTTGAGTATGTATAATTCTATATACAACGAAGCACCTTATGCCGATGTTGAAGCTTATTATTATTTTATCCGAGACAGGTACAATAAGGAAAGAAATAATTTTGATTACGAAAAGTTTAGTGAATCTTGGATTCAAAGAGCTGCTGATACTATTTTCTTAAACAAAACATGTTTCAACGGATTGTATAGAGTGAATAAAAATGGTGAATTCAATGTGCCTATGGGTACTTATAAGAAACGTAATATTTATGATGTTGACGAATTGCTAGCTGCCAGTAAAGCATTGCAAAAAGCAGAAATTATTTGTGGTGATTTTGAACAAAGTGAGAAATATATAAAGGAAAATACGTTAGTATACTTAGACCCACCTTATCGTCCATTGAATACTACATCAAATTTTAATAATTATAGTAACGATGTATTTGATGATAATGAGCAAAAAAGGTTAGCAGAATTCTTTAAAAGAATGGATGAGAAAGGGGCATATTTGTTGTTGAGTAATTCTGATCCTAAGAATACAAACCCAGACGATAATTTCTTTGAAGAGTTATATGCTGGATATACAATAGAGAGAATAAAAGCAAAGAGATCTATCAACAGTGACCCAAACAAACGAGGAGAAATTAATGAATTAATTATTAGAAACTTTTGATTTGTATGGAGGTTAAATTATGTATGATAAAATTGAGTACATAAAGAATACCCTAGCAATAGAAGGGTATGATATATCTGAAGAAGAAATAGATTTTCTAAAGGAAGCAGAAAAAAATAAGTACAGTAAAGAACAAATCATTCAAAAAGTATTAGAAATTAATGATAATATGCTTGATTGAGTTTTCATCATTTGTGAATGGGTCAAAGATTAATTGATCATAAAAGAATAGTTTTGCTGTACTTCCGTTATCGAATGGATCGTATATACATGGTTTCGCTGTGCTTCCATTATCAAATGGGTCATATTCAAAATACTTAGCTGTTCCGTCATCAAAATACATTCTATACACAAATATTCCTCCTTTTTGAAATCAGCAACATCTTGACAATGCATAAAGCAATACAAAGAACAAATCAAAAAATAATATCGTAATTATTATCATTTCTATATTTCTTTGCATTTTTGGTCTTTTATTTGGAGTCTTTAGAAGATAAAAGAAAACAATAATTAGCACCAATACTGCAGTTATTGTTATTAAATAATACCATGCAAAAAACATATTATCCCCTCATTTCACAAAACCAAAAATTGAAGCTAGTTTTACTTTTATTATTCCCCAATACAACTGAATTGTTTTGGATAATTTTTCTTTCTTCTTCAATGAGCTGAATTTCACTTCTTTATTTTCCAGCATTTCTTTGTATTCGTTCAGAACTTTTTTAGTTTCATCCAAACATTCTTCTAACGTTCTGCCATAAAGCATGGTCCCAAATGAGTATAGATATGAGTAATACATTTTTTCTTTTGTATCGTAGTATAAGATAACACCAACATTTCCACCTAATTTTTGAGCTCCTTCAACTTTCAGCATTTTCTTCCTCCTCTTTTAAATATTCTTTGAATAAATCTATAAAATCTTCGTCCACTTCTATTGTATCATAATTTTCTGAAAAATACAACTCTTTCTTCACTTTTTCTGCATATTTTCTTGCCCTCAAGTAAGATCTCTCGGCTTCTTTTTTTGCCTTTTCGTATTCGTCCATTGTTTTACCTCCTTTAATATTCATATATGATAAAATATAATCAGATCATGGTTCAACTCTTTTTATTATCTTTTGGGATTGATGAATAATCGATCCCTTTTTTCTAATTATATTGACAAAGGATTTTTTTCGTGGTATAATTTGAATGAAAATATAAAAAAACTTGCTCCGATAGGCTTATTCGTATAGGGCTGATCAAGTATCAGCCCTTTATTTATTATTATATTACTAAGTTGAATTTGTTATAATAAAATAAATTAGAATTTTCAAATATAATGGAGTGAATATATGAAATATAGATTAGGTGAATTATTCTGTGGACCTGGAGGACTTGCTTACGGCGCTATAAATGCCACCAGTGCTGACGGACAGCATTTTATAGTCCATGAATGGGCTAGTGATTACGATGAAGATACCTGTAAAACATATCGCTACAATATTTGTCCAAACAATCCAGAAACAGTTTATCAAGAAGATATTCGCAAACTAGATATGGATAAATTATCTCCAATTGATGCTTTGGCATTCGGTTTCCCATGCAATGATTTTAGTATAGTTGGCGAACAGAAAGGAATTAACGGAGTTTTTGGACCGTTATATTCTTATGGAGTTAAAGCATTGAAAAAGTTTCGCCCTATGTGGTTCCTTGCAGAGAATGTAGGTGGACTTCGTAATGCCAATGACGGAAAAGCTTTTACAAAAATACTGAATGAATTACAGGAAGCCGGGTATACAATTACTCCACATTTATATAAATTTGAGGAATATGGAATACCACAGTCACGACACCGAATTATTATTGTAGGTATTCGAAATGATATAAATGTAACTTTTAAAGTGCCATCCCCTGCCCCTTATGCAAATATTGATAATACATGTCGTACTGCACTTGAAGTGCCTCCAATACCTGCGGATGCTCCAAACAATGAAAGAACCCAACAATCTGAAACTGTAATACAAAGGCTTCTTCATATTAAGCCCGGGGAAAATGCTTTTACAGCTAATCTTCCTCCAGAGCTTCAATTAAAAGTAAAAGGTGCAAAAATAAGCCAAATTTATAAGAGATTGGACCCAAATAAACCCGCTTATACAGTTACTGGTAGTGGAGGTGGAGGAACTCATATGTATCACTGGTCAGAGCCTAGAGCTTTAACAAACAGAGAAAGAGCTCGACTTCAAACTTTCCCGGATACGTATGTTTTCTTTGGGACAAAAGAGAGTGTGCGAAAACAAATAGGAATGGCAGTACCTTGTCAAGGAGCAAAGATTATTTTTGAAGCTATTCTTAATTGCTTTGCTGGAATAGAATATGATAGTATAGAACCGAATGAACTAAAAATATAATTTAATTTTAAATTAAAGATATTTCGTTGACATCTTTTTGATTTCATGATATAATTAAATTAACAACCAATGTAAGAATTCATCTCCTTTTTTTTCATCTTTAACTCCTCGTATAGACACTCACACACCGGGCTGATCAAGTATCAGCCCTTTTCTATTGCTAAAACAAAACGAGCCCTTATCTTACGATAAGAGCCCGCCGTTCACCCCAACGTCATCGTTTCCCCCACATTACATTCCAGCTTGAGGCTGTGTTTTAACCTGATCTTCGGTTATCTTTTTGTTAGTCTGACGTATACTTTTGGGTTCCTCAACATTTATTTTATTTTTTTTTATACTTCCATCAGAAGTACTCAATATATCTTTTTTTACTTGATTCATGAATTGACTTAAATTCTTGTAAGCCCCTTTAAAAAAATTAGCTCTTTTTTTTAATATATCTTCCGTATTATCAGATGCATTTTTAGTATATCTCATTAATGCTAAGTCATATTCTGGGCTGTAAGGATTACCACCTTGCAATGCTTTAGTGTATGCTATTTCGTCTATTACTTTTTGCTCTTTACCCTTTTTAACCTTTTCACCCACATATCTACCAAGAGTTCCAACAGCGGCTCCGCCAATAGCACCTTTAGCCGTCCCAGACATTTTATTTGGTTTAGGTGTAGCAATTAACCCAACAGTTGAACCCACAGCAGCTCCTGTTAAAGCACCAGCACCTAAGTTCTTAGCCATTTGTTTCTTTTCTACATTTCTTTTTTCTTCCTGGTATCTATTGTAATATCTCCTTTCGAGATCGCTCATTGTTTGATAATATTCTGCTTGCATTTGTTGCAATTTTCTTTCTTCAGCAGGTGTTAACTCAGCTTGTTTTAGTGCATAGTTAACTCCCGCATTAAACAATTCAGCTTTTTTATCTAATTCCTTTTTAGCAGTTGAAGTAGCGGCAGCTAATCCCCCTATGTTCCCAGCTAATCCAGCTGCAGCACCAGCACCTGCAGAAGTTGCAAAATATTTTCCTAATTCTTTTGGAGTTTTTGTTTTCAAATTTTTACCAGCTATTAAAGCTGCTAACCCAGCTGCAGTTGCGGCACCAGCTCCTACCGCTCCCGATATATTAGCTCTTGATACCTTTTTTACTAATCGTTCTTGCTCTTTTTGCAACGCCTCATATTGTTCAGGTGTTAATTCATAATTAACTGGAGTATAAGTGCCTTCAATATCTGCTCCTTTCTTTTCTAACTTTTTGTATTTTCTTTCTTCACTCGTCCTTCCAACTGCATAAGGAATTCCTGCTGCGATAGCACCTTCGCCAGCTCCACCTAGTATTAGTCCAGCTTGCATTTTATTTGGTAGTGCATCCAAACCTAATGGTTTTCTAGCTATCAACGATGCTAAAGCTCCTAATCCTGCTCCAGTTGCTATAGCGACACCTCTCCCTTCTTTTCTGGCTTTTTTCCTATCTTCTTCTTGTTTTTGTTTCATTAATTGATAAGATAAATAATCTTCTGCTCCTTGACCAGGACCAATCGGTCTGTCGTATTGGTAAAGTTCAACATTTGAAGCTAATTTTAATAATTTTTCTTCCATTATATTCTGTGCAAAAAACGCACCTTCCCCTCCTTTAAAAATTTTGTCAATTGTCTTAATAATTATATCATTACTTATTTTTTCCAGTGGTTTTTCCTTTGGAAGTATCTATTTTACTTGTTTTAGAAATCTTATCGACATATTTCCAGACTTTTGGTGCATTGTTGTTTAACTCTTCAAATTCAAATCTTATTTTTTGAAACATCTCCTTGTCTATTTCCCCTTTAGAATGCTGAGTTAAATTGTGTATTTTTAATTTAATAGAATAATATCGTTTCCATGTCTTGCTATATCTATCTTTTTTTAGATCTATATCGTAAAAAACTAAAAAAGCTACTAATAATAATTCTGTTATTCCTAATATATAGATATCTAGATTAAAATTAGGTATCATAAGAATAAGCCAAACAACGTTCAAAATAATAGCAGGTATACCTATAAAAAAACGAAAATTATTCCATATCTTGTACATAATAAAATGTGCAACAGCGGAATAAGTGCTTTCTTGTTCCATTTTCTTGGCTTGTTCAATTAGTTCTCCTTTGTCCATTTATCCCACCTCCTGTCTACATTGTATCATTTCAAAAAATTCAATAGGGTAAAAAAAAGGCCCTACCTAAAAGATAGGGCTGTATTTCTAATTGATATTGAAACTTAATCCCTTGTTTCAAATATTTGTACATTCAAGATTTTTCCTCCTTTTTCTTTTCTATGTAATACTCAATTATTTCAGACCATAAATCAAATTTTGAATTTGTCTGATCGACCCATTTCTCTATCCTTTCTTCACCCATAGGTACGTTGTCAGCTTCAGCTTCTGACAACGTTTCTTCATTTTCTAAATCAAAATAATAAGTAATTATTCCTATTTTCTCAAATCCAGCAGTCATTATCGCATTATATTCTTCCTCTATACATTCTACCCAATATCGATATTCTTCTTCGGAGATCTTAAATAAATCCTCCATTTTAATAGTTACGGTCTTATATCTGCCTTTGTTCTCAGTTATTAGTTGTCTGAACTTCTCTTCACTTTGACTCATTTCTTCATCAAAATATGCATCATAGTACAACAAATCATTTTTCATTTCCCTCAATATCTGTCTAAACTCTTTAATTTCACCTCTATCATTGTATGTTCTTGGATCTACTAAGAAATTGTACAAAACCTCTTTATTTTTTGGTTTTAGATCTCCAAAAATACTTAATAACTCTGGTATTTCTAACATTTTAATTCCTCCTTTTTATATTCTTCAAACAGATTGTCCAGATTTTCCAGATAATATGTTTGGAAGTAATTATCAACAATATAATTTGTAGTTGTTTTTGTTAAACAATATATTTTTTCTTGTGGTAAATTATAAAGAAACACCATAGCTTTATTATATTCGTCACTTTCTTTTAGTTTTAAGAAATCTTCTAAATACTCTACACAATTACACTTTTCAAAGATCTCTTGTATTATTTCTCTATCCATCCTATATAATTCATCATCTGAATCACATTCTAGTGGGTAGAAAGAAGCAATTAAAATAGCCTCTCCTTTTTCGACTTCTTTTAATTCTTTATCAATATCATTTTTTCTATATTTTAAATAAACTTTACCCTTCTTGCTCAACAACACAAAAATATCTAAAAGTTTATTAAATCCTAAAGTAAAATCATAAGTTTTTCTTATTGCTATTTCTATTTTCTTTCTAATTTTTTTGTCATTTTTTTCAATTAATTCTATCCAATTAACCATTTATAAGATCTCCTTTATTGATATTCACTTTTGTTTAGTTCTTCATGGAGAAAACTAATTTCTTTCTCAGCTTCTTCTAATTCTTTTTTCAATTTTTTATTTTCTTTTCTTAAATCTGACACTTGAGAGGAATAATAATATATTACATTATTTTGGTTACTTATTTCACTTTTTAGTTTTGTGTTGTCATAAGTCAACCAACTATTTTCATTTTCAAACTCTTTGATTTTTTTTAGTTTATCAGCTATTTTATCTATAATAAGATCTACAAGTTGTTCTAAATCTTGATCATTAAAATCCATTTTAATCATCTCCTATTTCTTGTCGTGAACTACTTACCTCTAAAGAGGTAAGCTTCCTAATTCATCGACTGTTGCGACAATGAATGCTCGTCTTACACAGTCTCCAAAGGCTTAACATTCCCCAGTCCCTGGGGTAGAGTTCTTTTAAGCAGGAACTAACTGCAACTCTTTCGATGGTTTGGAAGTATATTTATCTATTCCAAACTGTCTAATATTGATAGCGGCATTTATATCTCTATCGTGTTTGGTACCACATTCAGGACATATCCATTCTCTATCAGAGAGTTCTAAATCTTTGTTCTTATATCCACAAACACTACAAATCTTAGACGAAGGTTCGAACATTCCTATCTCGATTACCTTCTTACCTAACCTCTCTGCTTTGTATTTTAGAAACGTCTTGAATTTGTACCAACTTACATCTGAGATACTTTTAGCTAAATGATGATTCTTTAACATGCCACTTATATTAAGAGTCTCAACGAAAAAGACATCAGCTTGGTTCTCGCTGATTTCCTTCGTTAGTTTATGTAAAAAATCCTCTCTTGTATTCTTAATTTTCTCATGTACTTTAGCCACCTCTAATTTTGCTTTATGCCAATTCTTGGAATATAGAACTTTCTTTGAAAGTTTCTTTTGAACACGTTTTAGTTTTCTCTCAAGTTTGGCTAATGGTTTGAGCACTTCGTATTTTTTACCGTTAGACAAAATTGCCATATCCTTAAGCCCTACATCTATACCAATTGAATTTTTGTAGTCTATATCTCTTACAGGTACGATTTCATCTGTTTCCACAAGAATAGACACATAGTAATTATTTGTAGTAGTTTTAACAATCGTACAACTTTTCAACTTAGCATTAGAAGGTACTTTACGATGCATACGTACTTTAATGCCTTCTTTAAACTTAGGAATGAAAAGAATACCGTATTTATCGTTACTCTCATTTTCGTACAATTGTATATGTTGAGGAACTCTAAACGATTGTCTATTCGCTTTTTTCTTGAATTTCGGATGTTTACTCTGCTTCTTAAAGAAACGTTTATAGCCAGTATCTAAGTCTTTCAAAGATTGTTGTAACGATTGAGAGTTAACATCGTTCAGCCATTTATACTTTTCGGATTTCTTAAGAGCCACAAGCATTTTAGCCCAAACATTGTAATTAGTATGCGTTTTGGTATTTTTATATGCATTGCTTGAAAGCTCTAAGAACAAGTTATATACAAATCGAGTATGTCCGAAATGCTGGTTCAACTTCTCAATTTGTTCTTCTGTTGGGTATATACGAAACTTATATGTCTTCAACATCTTAAATTCTCCTTTATTAGATAATTGTATAATATATTACAAATGTATCATACATTTATATATAATATTTGTAGTTAAAATTTGTTTCATTGTTTAAAGCCAGCTCTCATCTCTCCAATGAATTGGAGAGTGTTCTCGCTGGATTTTCATAAAGTATACCTCCTTTTGGAGTAATGTCTCCTTCCCCAATGTTATATAGGCTTTTTACACTTAACTCACTATCCCTACCTCACAGGATTGTTTAAAGTTAAGCAACAGAGCTACGAGTTAGGAGAAACGCCCGTAGGTGTTATGACCTATATAACGTAGTCCTCGAAGGACTTAGGGTAGTCAACTTGAGCTTTTACAAGCTCCACCCTCTATAGGGTGGGGTAGTTGACTAGATCTCTTTTATTTCTTCAGTAAGTTTCTTGAAAATGTATATCTAATATTTGATAACCTTCATCCAATAATTTGATATACTTGTTGTCTTTTGGATCTGAAAAATCGTTTATTATTGCTGATAATCTATCACCAGCCCAACTTCCCACATATTCCATGTTTATTCCTTCATAATCTCCGCTTCCACGTCCATTAGAAGTTGCTGTTAATAATGGGAGTGGATGAATTGTATAATCTAAATGGGCATGACGATAAAAAGGTACTGCAATAGCTTCTTTTTTGTCTTCATTCAGAATAAACTCAACACACGCTCCTGTCCTTTCTACTACACTATTGGATGAATAATTTGGTTCTATTTTTGTAAAAGTATATTCAGCCAAGAAGTAATAATTGAATGCTTCTTTAATATAATCTTTTACCGACCCAAAATTAGCTTTGATAGATTTAATATCAAAATGCCCTTGTTTAATTATATCTTCTTCTAATTTGTCTAAATCAATACCTTTCATAAATTCTTTAAAATGTGGTTCATCTTGGGCATAATCACCACACCACATTACTCTATCCCCTTTCCATCTACCTGCTAATAAATCAACTACAGTTTCTGGATACGGGTTCCCAATGTAAGAAGTTTCCATTAATTTCAGCAAATCAGGTTCTAAATATTCTTTCTTATCTATATTTGCAATTAAATAGTATTGTCCCATGATATTACCTCCTTTGTTTAATTCAAAGTGTTAGTTCTATCCGCTCAATGAATGTTTCAAAAAATATCTCAAACCAAAAGTCTAACTTTCTTTCAAACAGCTCAATTTCTTCTTTTAGATTTTCAAATCTTATGAAATCTAAACTTGTTTGATTTTCTGAGTAATTATCAGTAACATAACAATTGCCATTACTTTCCAATACTACCGTATGTTCCATATTTTTAGTACGAGTTAATTCCAACGCTTCCTTAAATTTTTCTTTTAATTGGTCATGACTATCATTTGCCACCTTTAGCCATTCTTCTTTAGTCATTTTTCCCCCTTCTTTTCTTCTATACTTTCTTTTGCTTTTAGTATTTCTAAAGCTCTTTTATATGACTTTGAGAGTTCGTCATTCTTATTTTTATATTCATTTATTAATTCATCCAAATCTTCAGCCATTTAAATTCCTCCTCTCTAAAATTTAATTTCCTTTTCCAACATGAATTAAATCTTCTTTTTTGTACTTAAACATTTTTGGTAAAATCTCATTAAGTTTCTCATCCAATATATTCTTTAATTCTTCTTCTCCAAAACATATCAATGTGATGAAAGGAAGATTAGATTTCCTGGTTCTTTCTATCTTCCTTGATTGTTTGTAGATGCTGTATATATTATATACATTAATCAAAAATATTTCTCCTTCTACATAATGTTTATAATCTTCAAATGCTTTTTGCAGTTCTAATTCTGCTTGTTCTTTACTCCATCCCATCTTTTCTGCTGTTTTTTCTGTGATAAACATGTATCCAATTTCACGGGATTCAAAATTTGTTAGAATACCTTCTTTCAATTCAAAGCCAGTGCCAGAATCTATTATTGACAATAATTTTATAGCTATTGGATTATATTCGGATATTATGTAATCCCTTAAACCAAAAATATAATTGAAATACTTAAAATTAACTGTTGTGTTATTCAAAAATTTATATTTCTCATCATTCAATGCGTATTTGATATTCTCTAATGATTGATATTTCAAATCACCGTCGAACATTTCTACACTCATATACAATTTATCAGTCTTAACATCTAATCCCAACGTGTTTTCAGCTATTATTCCTTTTTTGAGGAAATAGTACTGCGGATTTTTGGATTTAGTGTCTTTTGGGAATGATAATTTTGAATAAGTATCTTCTAAATTTTCATCTGGAGTTAAAACATTGCCTAAATAATAATCATAAGGAATTTCAAATGGATTATTTTGTTCAAAAACTTGTATTTCTCTCAGCATTTTAAAGCCTCCTTTTTGTTATGTAATAAATTAGCTTATAGTTTTATTGAATAAAAGTTGTAGATTATTTTCAGGACTTCCAAAATTGTCTATTGCCTTTAAAATATTTGGAATATCTTTTATTGCTAAATATTCTGATTTGTTATATGTAATAAGTGAAAATTCCTCCCAAAAACCTATATTATCTCCAGCATTACCAATAGTTATTATACAATCAAAAATTGGCAATTCCCAACTAACATTTCCATGAAAAACTACTGTATAACTTAAAAAAATCGATTTAGTTATATTTTTGTGTTTTTCAAACACTATTTTTAAATAATCAACAGTCTCATCATATAAATCTTCTTTGCCAGTACACTCCCAATCATTAAATTGACTTTCTATTTCTTCAATTTCTTTAAGTATTTCTTTTTTCTTTCCTCCATGACTCATTTTATTACCTCCTTTTTTAAAAATTAGGTTCCTATCCCAATTGATAGGAACCCTTAAAACACTTAACTCATCTCCAAAACTTTGGATATATACGGTAATTTTTAAAAAAATCTCCTTTGAACTTTTCAATAATAAATTCTTTCACTTTCTCTTGTTTATCTTTTGGAAGAAATTGATAAAATTTGTCCATAGGAAATTCCTTGAAATTAGTACTGTTCCCATGTTGTTGTTTAAATTTTTTGTATTCTTCTATAAGGTCTAATTCATACATCAATTCTTCAAAAAATTCATAATGCAAATCCATTAATTCGCTTTCTAATTGACACATCTCTGGTAACAGACTTTCTATTACCACTTCGTTGTCATTTACCTTAATTTCTTCCCCGGGATGGAAGATTTTTGTATATACTTCTCCGTCTGAGTTTAAAATAACACTTAAAACATCATCATCGTTTTTTTCAAACGCCTGATCTATCATATTTTCAATTTCTATAAGTAAATCGACTTCTTTTTCTTCTATTATTTTGTTCCAATCTTGCACAGTGAGATTATCAGTCATTTAATTCACCCCTTGTTTTTTCCCATTCTTCATTTTCGTCTTCTGACATACATCTATAATCCCCATCTTCATCCATTGTATAACCAATTTCTTCTGGTTCGTCAATGAAATCATTCATAATTAAAAACTCTACATATTTTGTTAGTCCCTCGCTAACATCTACATAATATCCATTACTACCAGCCCATCCCATCATCGGTTCCCAATACTTCCATTTAAAAACAATATCGGGATACTTTTTCTTCAGCTCTTTAAAAATGTCTTCAGGTGCAGACCAAGCTGTTTCGAATTCAATGTATGCCGTATCTCCTGATAGTTCAATATTTCTAGTATACGCATTCCATTTGGTATCCCAACAAGCTGTATTCCAGTCGTACCAACTCACAATCTCTATTTTAGGTTTATATTTCATATCTTTGTATTTTTCCACAAATTCTTTCTTTGTCATGTCTATAAATTCAAACTTAGGTGTTTCATCTTCCCAGTGCGGATCTTTTAATACTTTATTTAACTCTTCATCAGAAGTAATGTTGTTTAAGTTTATATAAGCATTCAATGCTTCAATAGTACTTTCATTGTATGATGCTTGAAAGACATTCGCCGGAGCTGGAATTATCTTGTTGAAATCTAATACCATTTTTCCGTCTTCGTCGCTAGTTATTTCTTGAATTACTTCTAATAATCTTTTTTCGCTTTTAGCTTTTAACGTTAGATTGTTATATACCCAATTTGGCATTTTAAATTCCTCCTCTTATTTTTTTTTAAAGTTTTTAAGTGTTTCAAGTCCCTTTTCAATTACTTCTGATACTACCTCTTCCCAATATAAAAATTGTCCTTCTGACAAAGCAGTAATACCATCTGGTGCTTCTAAATTTTTGAGAGCTTCGTCTAAATAAGAAATTCTGTCAAGATCTTTCATATACCATTCCAAAAGATCGGCTGTATAAATATCAGTCAAATTATCAGCTATTCTATATGGCTCATTTTGTGCTTCTTTTAATGTTTCTTCTATTTCTTTAACACTCATTTCTTCTTGATCTAATATTTCGTCTAAAGTTTTTTGGTAATCGGCTTTATCATAATGCATCTCAATGAACACTGAACCATACGGTAATTCAGGTATTTCATCTAAACTGTTTAAGACACTCTTTTTGAATTCTTCAACTTTCATTTTTTTTACCTCCTCTTATATTTTGTCGTCCCAATCTTCCTTCCTTAAATACTTCAAATTTCTAGAAGATATATACCAATTTTGACAAACATTTTTAGAAATTTCTCTTAATTGTTTTCTATTTTTTTGGTTTGTAGTAAAATTTGTCATTACTAAATAGATTACTTAAAATTTCTAATTCTTCTTCAGACACTTCATTGAATTTTTTTCTAAACATAAAACTACCATCATTTTTAATATCCTCTGTTGATAAATAGAAAAAAATATCTTGATATTGTGGATCAATTTCAAGATATAAACAATTCCATTTTTCATTTTCTACTTCTTCTTTGTGGACTATCCCATCAGCAATATTCTTTTTTATATATTCAAAATATTTTGGAATTATATTTTCAAGCTTTTTTTTAGTTATTTTGATTATCAAACTATTATGTTTCTTTTTCTCTTTACTTATTATATTTTTGAATTCTTCAACTTTCATTTTTTTTACCTCCTCTTATTTTTTTTAAAATATGAATAATCCTCTATATTCCCATTCAACAACTTTTCGACACTCTCAAAACCATAATATACCATTGTACCTAAAGGTTCTATACCATCTTTATAAATTTCTTTTAAATCATATATTTCTATCAGAAACAATTCTCCTTCTACAAATGCTTTGTAATATTTGAACTCTTCTTCTAATATATCTTCACAATCTTTCTTGGATAAATCATTGTTTTCCATATCTTTTTTAGTTATATACATAAACCCTACAGGTTTGGAATTTATTTCGTGTTTATCAGTTAATTTAACAACACCATTTTCTATCAGAAATATCTCTTTCATAGCAACAGGTTCGAATTTTTCCAATATATATTCCCGCATTTCTATAATGCTTTTAAAATCTTTTTGTTTGTAATCAATGTTGTTAAATAAGTTATGTTTATTATCAAACAAAGCGTATTTAACAAACTCTACTGGTTCGAAGTTAATACCGATAACTTTTTGAACTACGTTAATATAGAATTCTTCATCGTACACTCCAGTCTCCATTGGCTCATTTGTTATCGTTTTCTCTTCTTCAATTTCCCAATTTAAATTCTTTAAATCAGGAATTAATTGTAATGCTTTTTCCCTTTCGTCTTCACCTACTGGCACTAATATACTACATATTTCAAGATCTCCTTTAAATTCATCTTTATATGCATCTTTTATTAGTATTCTATAACTTTTCAGCATATGAGCTCCTCCTTTTTTAAGACTAATTAGCTTTGAAATTGTAAACTGGATATATCCTTTCCAAGATCTCTACTGTATCTTTTATGTTTGCTTCTATTTCTTCTATTGGTTTATATGCCATAGGTGCTTCATCTATTGTATCTTCATTAACAGACGTCGAATAAACACCTGCCATTGCATACTTGTATTCATCTAAAGACAGAGTTTCTTTTGCTTGCCGTCTGCCCATTATCCTACCTGCACCATGAGGAGCCGAATAATTCCAATCTGGATTACCTTTTCCTACACATATCAAACTACCATCTTTCATATTTATTGGAATGATTAACCTTTGTCCAAATTGAGCAGATACAGCTCCTTTTCTCAGTATCATATTGTCTATATCTATATAATTATGTACAGACTCAAATCTATCTATAACTTTGAATCTCATTTTTTCAACAATAGTGTCTATAATAGCCATCCTGTTCAAAATAGCAAAATGTTGTGCTATATCCATATCGTACAAATACTTTCTTAAATCTTCTCCTTCTAGATATGCTAAGTCTTTTGGTATTCCCATTTCTTGAAGTTTCTTTTTGATACTCTTTTTTTGTTCTATTGGATAACCAGTAAGGGAAGCACCAGCCAATTTTTGATAGTAATCCGCTATCTCCTTACCTAAATATCTGCTCCCGGAATGTACTACCAAATATAGCTCTCCATCGTCATTTCTATCGACTTCAATAAAGTGGTTTCCTCCCCCTAATGTTCCTATGCTTAATTGTGCTCTTCGCCAGTTTATGTTATAAACGCACATCATTAACTCTTCTATTCGTATTTTTTCAGCGTATTTATGTGGAACATTACGTACATGAAAACCAGAAGGAATTTCTTGTCTTATAACTTCGTCTAATTTAGCATAATCTATATCTTTCTCTTCTAGTTTCACCACTTGTACTCCACAACCTATATCAACTCCAACCAGATTAGGAATTATTTTATCATTCTTAGGATAGTAAATAGTAGTACCAATTACACATCCTGCACCTGCATGTGCATCTGGCATTATTCGTATCTTTAGATCTTTAGAGAATTCTTGATCTAAAAATTCTTTTATTTGTTCAATAGCTTGTTCTTCTATATTTTCTGTAAATACCTTAGCAAAATTATATTTTCCTTGTATAATCACACAAATTACCTCCTTTTAGTATTGCAAAATTTTTGCCCATAGTTCAAACTTCTCTGGAGTTACTTCACTCCATTTTTCACAAAAGAATCCTTTGTGTTGGATATTGTTTTCAACTTTAGAAAATATCCTGATTTTGGTTTCTTGATTGTATGAATCAAAAGTGTATGCAATAAACCCTTTATATTGCATAAAAAGTTTATCTTCTTCATCATTTGCATTTTCCATTATTCTGTCAAACTCTTCTTTTGAGATCTTTTCCATATCAGTAATTTCCAATGCTTTAGTTACTATGGGGCTGTATAACAATTCCAAAAAATCTTCCTTAGTAATCATATTTCCCATTAAAATCCCTCCTTTAATATATATTAACTAATATATACCAAAAAAAATAAAATTTTGAAAAAAGCCCCACCTGTTTAGGTGGGGAGAAGGTGAGTTTTATGACTTTAGATTAGTTTAAGTTTTTCTAATTCTAGTTTAAATTCTTCCAATTTGCACGTGAAATCATCCGGTAACAAATATTTCTCTTTAGTGCTGTTATCCCAAATATACAAATCTTCTATTGTTTCACTTTCGCTGTCTTTGGGAATAGCTAACAACAAAAATTTATCTCTGTATACGTTCAGAAACTTCAATTCTTCAGGTGTAAATCCTCTTTCTAGAACATCTTTGTGTGCATATTCTACTTTAAACTCTATATTGTCTACTTTTTTCCAATGTTCAATCCAAACCTTATCTTTCACGTTACATTCAAACTCTTTTTGCCACTCATGCCCATTAAAATTTGGCTCTTCCCACCACAAAATCTTTGGTGGATTTTGCCCTTCCGGTGCTAAAAGAGTCAAACTAGATTTAAAATTCTCGGGTGATTTTTCCAAAAACACTTTTGTATCTTTTTGCCAAATTCTTACCATTTCCACTAACCATCATCTCCTTTTATTCTTCTATTTCTTCTACTTCTTCGCAATCTAATGCTTCGTTGAATTCTGAACTAATCTCTAAAATTTCAAATCTTTTTTCTTCCCTATCTTCTGGTGTGGATTCGTCTTTTGGGTCACCAATAAATATTTCTGCATATTCTTTTGCTTTCTCTTTATTCTCAGCCTTGATTCTTACAACATAATCTCTAGATAGTACCACTTCAAATTCTTTCATTTTTTTGCCTCCTTAATAATTTGTTTTTTTGAGTTTAATATTTTGCCCCAAAAAACCTATCAAATACACCCATTTTTCTTGCTTTTTCCTTAATTTCAGCTTCTTGACAGTCTAAAACTTCGCTCCATAAGAGTTCCATATCGGATATTTTGAAATTTTTCTCTTCTTGATCTTTAGGAGTTGATTCATCAACTAAATTGCCTAAATATGTTTGAACATACTCTTCAGCTTCTTCTGCATTTTTAGCATAAATTTCAACAAGATATTCCCTATCTATTCTTACTTCATATTTTTTCATCTCTACCATTTTTTCACTCCTTATTATTATTAAATTAAGTGCAATTCTTCTAATTTCTTTTTAAAACTGTCAAAATTTGCCGGGTGTGTATATTCCATTAGATATTTCTCTTTAGTTTCATTATCCCAAATGTACAAATCTTGCATTCCTTCAATGGGAGTATTACCCCTTATACCTATAAGAAGAAATCTGTCTCTATAGGCATTAAGAAATTTTAATTCGTCTGGTTCAAACCCTCTTTTTAGTACATCTTCATGGGCATATTTTTTTATATAAAATCTTGAGTGATCCTTTTCCGTTTTCCATTGTTCAGCCCATACTTTGTCTTTAACATCACATTCAAATTCAGACCTCCATATATACCCATCAAAATCTCTTTCTTCCCATAAAATTTCAATGGGATTATGACCTACTGGTGGATAAATAGTTAAGTTTGAACCTATATCTTTGTTACCTTCCTCTACATAATTCTTTGTATCTTTTGGCCAAATAATAACTATTCTCATTTTGTTACCTCCTTTTTATAAAAATTCTGAAATAAAGAATTTAATTCATCATACTTTTCTAACAGCTTATCAAGATCTATATTTTTGTAAAAATCTGGAGTATCAGGTTCATCAATTAATATTCGAATTTCAGGGTCATAAAAGTGAAGCGTAAGATCTCTTACAAATATTTTATATTTATATTTCTCTTCTTCAAATGTGGAACCTCTATTTAGGGCAATATAGAAAAAGAATAGAGGCTTTTTCCCATCTTTTTTATATAAGTTCACAGATATATATGATGGGACACTTGGCTCATTGAATTCAAATCCTGCAATGATCACCTCCCAATCGTCAGGTATTTTTATCTCTTCAAAAACGTTTTCAAGATTCTTGATATGTGCATTTTGTTCTTCTTGTTTTGTGTAATGATTTTTAATCTGATCTACTATATTTTGCCATTCGTTTTGTCCCTTTAAAACTTCTACTATACTAACCATTTTGTTACCTCCTTTTTAAAATTGTTGAACAGCTGATGTCCTTTTTACATGTTCAAGGATTGTACACCATTCTTCTATTTCATTCTCATCAGCACTATCCCAAAAAATTTCTTTCTTTTCATACCAATCAAATTCACCTTCTTTAAAATAATGTTTGAGAATATTAGTTGTATTTTTTGTTTTATCAAAAGTAAAAGTTATATCATAATCAAGTGTTGCTGGTTGCTCCCTTATGTTTTTAAATATTTTTTTATAAGCTTTTGATGTTAATGTTACCTCAAACCAGAGCCCATTAATTAAATCCCTTACAGTTTGCAAATTTGCCATTTTGTTTCCTCCTTTTTATAAATTATTGAACAGCTGATGTGCCTTTTACATGTTCAAGGATTGTGCACCAAGCTTCTATTTCATCATCATCAGCTCTTCCCCACATAAATAACTTTTTTTCTCGCCAATCAAATTCGTTGTCTTTAAACCATTGTTTAAAAATTTCAGTTGTATTGTTTGTTTTGTCAAAAGTAAAAGTTACATTGCCCTGACATGTTTCTGGTAAATAATACCTATTTCCAACTAATTTTTTTAAAACTTTTGGTGTTAACGTTACCTCGAGATAGTCCCCATAAATCAAACTCCTTAAAGTTTTTAAATCTGCCATTTTTTCACTCTCCTTTTTCAATTAATTTTAATATTTTTTGTTGCTGTTTTTCTATATAATCAACAAAAATATCGAACAACTTTTCACTAAAATTGCTCCAAGATATACTCATCCATTCTTCTGGGTCTTCATCATCGAGATAATAAGGCCAATACGGTCTATAAAAATATTTTTGATTAGGACAATATGGAAAGATTTCTAAACTTTGCATCTGGTATGAAAATCCTAACATCAAACATCCTTCTTTTTTAAATTTCTCAAACTCTCCGGGTGTCATAACCGCTCTATCAGATTCAATTAATCCTTCAGAGATAAATAAATCTATTTGTTCTGGTTTTACCAAAGGATATCCCGTTTCTATCTTTTCAATTATATACCTGAAAAAATATTCTAATCCTAATTGTTTCAAATCTTCTTTTTGCATTACTATGACATAATAAGTACTATTGCATAATTTCTTTATATATTTATCAAATTCTTCAAAAGTCATACTTTTCCCTCTTTCTTTCGGTAAATACTGATTAATTCGATTGTACCACACTAACAATAAATAAGTCAACAAAAATCTGATCATTAGTAGATAAACTTATTTAATATTCTATAAAAACAAAAAGGCTAGCAATTTGCTAGCCTATATCAACTTTTTACCCCTATAATGAGTATTAAGCTATTTTCTACCGGGCTGATTACATCCCAAAATTCAAAATCATCAATAAACTTGCCTTCTGGAAGGTTTATTTTCACTGTTGACTCTGAATTTTCTTTGTCAAGATGAGAAATAATGTCATAAACTTCTTTTGTTGAATAAAACTTCTTTTGATACATCAAATCTAAAATTATGAAGTTACCTGCACAAACCACTTCTTTTATATAATAGATCGTGTATCTTTTTGAATCTACATCTTGGGTAACAACTGTCATGTATTGTTCAGAATGATTACCCAATTTTTCTAATAAATCTTTTGTATAAATAATCATTGATATCACTCCTTTTCGCGTATTATTTCAAACGTATCTTTGTTTTGGAACAAACTCAATTGTCCTCCAAACCCGACTTTTTCTTTGATTATTGGAACCAAAGAACTATCTATTTCTATCCCTATACTATTTCTTCCCAATTGCCTTGCAACTTTCATAGTAGTTCCAGATCCTACAAATGGGTCTAAAACTGTTTCACCTACATAAGAGAATAATTTAATTATTCTATAAGGTAATTCGTCAGGAAACGCTGCTATATCTTTCTCTAATGACTGATTTGGAAGAACATTTGTCATTTCCCATAGATTCATATACCATTTTTCTTCTAATATTTCTTTTGTATCTATTTTTGAGCTCTCTTTAACATCTTGAGGAATAGACTTGTAATCAAATTTCCCTTTCTGGAAGATTAGTATACTCTCCAAGAGATTGTCTGGATAAAAATACATGGGATATGGATTTTGTAGAACAACACCGCTTCTTCTACTTATTCTCAAATAACCATCTGGCTTTTTCCATATAATCCTGTCCCTGTACTTAAACCCAGCTTCTTGGAAAATTTTAGTTGCATCTGCAACAATAGGGAATTTTTCTCCATTAATCAACATATCATCGATATTGATAACACAGATCCTTCCTTCAGCTAAAACTCTGTATAGTTCTTTGGATACTTGTTGCAAAAGTTCTAAATATTGTTCGTAAGTATCAAACATATCTTTGTAATCGAATGGTGCATTGAAGTATGGAGGAGAAGTGAGTATTAATTGGATACTTTCACTTGCTATTTCTAACATATTAGAACTATTTTTGATGAATAGTTTATGATATGTGGACATGATTGCTCCCATTATCCAATGCTTTATCTTTTTGTATCAACCATTTAAGTAATTTTTCCCAAAAATTAAATTCTTCGTCTGAAACTTCTTTCCAATATTGTGTACTTCCAAACACAATTTCTTGCCCTTTAGAATCATAAGCTGTTGTTGAAGTCCCTCGATAGCGTAAATCAAAAGAATATTCTATAGCACCATTTTCCTCAAAATCTTTTCTTTCTTCTTCGCCTTTTATAATTGAAATAATCTTATAAACCCAAAAATCCCATTCCAAATCATCAATTTCTTCTAATTCTTTCATTGGAATACGGATAGTATATTCACCAAATTCATTTGTATATCCATAAGGATTATCTATTTCAGCCTTGGCTTTTTCTAATAACCACACAAAATTTTCGCTCATATTCGATCTCTCCTTTTCTAAATGTTACTATTTTGTATACTGCTGAATATAATTAGCCCATTTATCAAACATTTCAGGTTCAACTTCATCCCAATAATAAACAATCGGTGCTGGTAATTCAACTGGTTCATCAGATTCTGGACATATTGGTGTTATTTCTGTTATTTCTTCATCGACATCAAATTCATAATAAACCCATCCATGCATTTCAAACTTTTCGACGTCTTTATCATCATAGATACCTTCTTCCATTTCTTTTAGAAATTTATCAAAATCTTCGTTGTCTTCATAAATATCAATACAAGTATGTTGTGCAGTATACAAAAATGTTTTAAATTCTTCTTTAGTCATTTTTTAACCTCCTTTTCTCTTTTAATTGTTGTACCATACGCTATTAATTGTATTACAATTAAAATAGACCATAATATTGCGGAAACAAAAGCAATTATCCATGATGTTTTTAAAATAATAAGAATTATAATAGTAAAAATGCTTAGCAATCCCAAAATTGTGATAGGAGATGTTTCCTTATCATTAGCACCAAAAGAAAAAATTCCAGCTAATATAAGGCATACTATGCTGAACAATAATTCTCCCATGTAAAGAAACAATGTTGAACTAATAAGAAAAAATATTAGAAAAATTCCACCTATAATAATGCCTGTTTGTTCTTCCCATCCCCATTCTTCCTCTTCTGTCATTTTATTACCTCCTTATAAATCTATTTCTTCAAAAATTCTATAAATTTCTTCGTATTTTTCTAAAAACTTATAAACTTTCTCTGGTTTTATATTTTTCAGTTTCAATATATTTTCCTTGATTCCTACATAACAATTTAATATTTCCAGCCTTGGATTTTCTCTTCTAGATACTTCTAACACGATAGATAATATTTCTGTGTCTTCATCTTCAAATTTTTTATTATAAAAATCTACAGATATATATTCTGATATTCTAGGAGGATCCATGAAATCATCTATTACTATATACCAATCATCCGGAATATTAATTTTACTTAAAAAATCTTTTAACTTACTTTTTAATATTTCTTCATTTTCTCCTTCACGAATTGCATTTCCTCTATAAAATTCAATTCCATTCCTCATTTCAAGCCTCCTCAATTTCTGAAATTATGTTTAGTATTAATTTCTCATTTTTTTCTAAAATTTTAATCTCAGGCTCGTAAAATATTTTAGAGTCTTTATCCCCATTTTCTTTTTTCCATACAGCTTCCACACTAACTTTTGTTAACAAACTTAGATCCTTTCGATATCCAAAAAGGTCCTTTCTCAAATCTTTAACTGTCATTAATCTGTCAACATTATTTTTTGAAGCTTTGATTGTATAAGATTTCCAGAGAGAATATGTTATTATTATATTGTAATATTCTCCATCAATTAAAACTACTACTGGCATATCAGCTGGTTTAGTGTTGAGTTCACAAAACAATTTTTCAATTGTCATTTAAAAACACCCCTTTTTATAGAATTTATCAAATACCTATTTCCTCAAAAATATTATTAATTTCTTCATATCTTTCCAAAAAATCTTTTATTTTATTAATTGGTAAATAGTTTAATTGAACCATCTTACTCCCTAATTTTGCTCCACAAAAGTCCATTATTAAATTAATTTTTCTCCCTTTTTTTTTAGTTCTAAGCCATATTTCTAATTTAGGAATATTTTCATCTTCTGAACTTTCATTGTAAAAGTCTATCTCAACATCTTCTGTATTACTATGATAGACATGGAAATTAATATACCATCCCTGAGGTAATTTTATCTCATCCAAAAATTCTTTTAATTGAGCATTAACAGTTTCCTTGTCTTTTTCTTCTAAAAAGCTTCCTTCTAAAAGATCTGATGTACTTGTCATTATTATTCCTCCTTTAAAATATCTCCCTTGTATTGATGCTTTAAATACGCTTCATAACTCCAAGGGCATGTCTCTTTGAAAAAATAAGCTAGAGCTTTAGCGTATTCCTGTATTTCCCACTGGGCATGTGAAGAAGCCCTTAAATCTAGAAAATGCATTAAAGCTCTAGCATTTAAAGTTAAATAAAATTCAGTGTATTGTCCAACAGGTAATACAATACGTGCCATTTCCCTTGCTACACCCATATTTATAAGCTTTTCGTATGTCTCATAACTATTTTTATATGCTTCTTCAATTAGATTAATAGCTTCATTTTTCAATTCTTCATTTTCAAAACGAATACTATTTTGTTTGTCTTTTGTATCTTGAACTCTGATATGGTTAGGAATATAAAATTCATCTGTACCTTTAGAAGTATATCTTGCACTACGCTCGTTAAAACTTATTCCAATTCTGTGGCGAAATAATTGGCGAGCTACAAATATTGGAGCTTTTATATGGAACGTAAAAGTAATATGTTCGAATGGTGATGTGTGTTCGTGAGACATTAAGTAGTTAATAAGTTTTTTATCTCTTTCATCAGTAGATACATCTTTCCCATGAGAAACTCTAGCAGCTCTAACAGCAGATCTGTCGTCCCCCATTATATCAATCAATTCTACAAATCCTTTGTCTAATACTTCTATTCTTTTTTCCATTTAAACATCTCCTTCTTAGTTTTCTTCATTTTCTTCTTCTAATTCTTTAATTAAATTGTTAATTAAATCATCATAGTATTCTGTAAAATAATAATAAACATATGCATCAACTAAATCTTCATATACAAGTTTTTGAATTTCTGGTGGAAGATAATCATAGTAAATGTCTCTAGCATCGAAATCCTTATCTTCTTCTTCAGAATTTTCTAAATCTTGTATATATTTATCAAAATACTCTTTTCCATTACATTCTTTAGCTATAATTCTTTCAGCATCTTCTTTTTCTAAATCATATAAATCATTAGTTATATGATAATCATTAGCGTCAAAACTAACTATATAAATAGCCCTTCCAGCCCAAACTTCACCATCAGTGGTGCTATCAGAAGCATCGTGTGTCACATAAACATCTCCATCTTCATGTAATACAACACTTATGATACCCCATGGACTTTCATAAGCCATTTCAATAGCTTCTTCTATTTTATCTTTAATTTTTTCTTCAAATTTTTCAGCTAATTTTTCCCATTTGCTCATTTTCTATTCCTCCTTTATAAAAAAATAAGCCTCCTATCTGAAGATAGGAAGCTGAATTTATTTCCTTTTTGGCATTATTATAAACATATAACTGTCATCTTCTGCAGGTTTTAATATAGCTGGTTGTTCCTCACCGGATATTTTTAATTCGAATTCTGCTGTCTCTACTTTTTCCAAAGCTTCTCTAAAAAATTTTGGCGAATAACCTATCTCAAGATTTTTTCCTTTTTGTTCTACTGTTATTTCTTCTCTTGCTTCACCAACATCTGGAGAATCAGCATAAAATTGTATATATCCATCGTTTATATTGAACAAAGTTAAATCTTCTTGTTTTGATACAATAGACATTCTTTTCATTATTCCTAGAAATTCTGTGGATTTGGATTTAATTTCGGTAATGAATTTTTGTGGAATTATACTAATATAGTCTGGGAAGTTTGCTTCTACAACATTAAAAATCACACGATTATTATCCTCTTCAAAATCAAAAAGAACCTGTGATATATCCTGAACTATTTTTATTTTCTCTTCTTTTGATTCTGATAAAATAACTTTTAATTCGTTCATACTTTTCAACGATAAAAGGAATGGGGAAAGTCTATCCCCATTTTCCAACTGATGTTTACAAATAGCTAATCGATATGAATCTGTAGCAACTAGATTTAAAAATCCTTCTTGTGTGAAATCCCAGTAAATAGCGTTTATACTAGCTGAAAATGGAGAAGAATCTTTTGCAACACAGAAGATAACTTTATCAATCATGTCTGTAAGAAGTGTTCTATCTATTTCAATAATGTTCCCTCTAACATCAAATGTAACTGAAGGGAACAATTCAGGATTCATCGTAGGCAACTTGAATACTGAATTACCACTAGATATCTTTAATACACCATCTAAATCGATATTAAGTGTATCATAATTAAGATTTGATATGATTTCTAAGAAAATATTTTGTTCTACCACAGTAGAAAAGTTCTTGCCATCACTTTTAATTTCCAACCATTTATGAAATCCGGTTTGTAAATCAGTAGCATAGATATGTAACACATCACCATCTACTTCTAACTTTATTCCCTTCAAAATAGGATTAGTTGTCTTTTTTGAAACAGCATTTGTGGTGAGTTGAACAGCATTTCTTAGATCTCTTGTATTTATTTCGAATGCCATCTAATTTCCTCCCTTTTCCTAAAATTGTAATCTGTCTATAAATCTTTCAAGTATTTTTTCAAACCACAAGTCAAATTCTTGTTTATTGTATTTTATTACTCTTTGTGGAAAAAAGCTACAAAAAAGTTTCCCATTATTACCAAGTTGATACATTGAAAAATTATCCTCTGGTTTTGGAATGCCTCTCAGAATACAACTTACTTCTCTGTTTGGAAATATCCATACATCGTACACACCAGGATATTCCTTTATTTTAGAAAAACTATCTAACGCTTCTTGTATACTACCTTTGATTTTTGTTTTTTCTTCAATAGCTATTTTTAACCATTCTTCTTTCGTCAATTCTTTTTCTGCTTTGACATTCTTTTTGCGTGGCGAAAATAAATTTCTAAAATTAATCTTTTTCAACATCTTTGTCTCCTTTCTTTTTGATATGTATTACCTCCATTTCTATTTTTTGCTCTTCTTCCTCTTCATCTTCTTTTTTTCTTTCTTTTTTGATTTTATCGTTATTCCATTCAATTTTCTCTTCTGTTATTCCATCATCTTCTTCCTCTTCGTCGACTTCATCAGTAGTCCAATAATCCTGAAGTTCAGGATAAAATTTATCAAAGTAGTAATCGATGTTGTTTTGAACAATTTTTTCAAAAACCTTTTTACGAATTTCTATTGGAAGACTGTCGTATATTTCTCTTGCGTCAAACCTTTCTTCTTCACCTAAATTTTTTATATACTTTTCATAATATTCACCACCACCACATTCAGTGAATATTCTTTCTGCATTATCTATGTTCATCGTATACAAATCATCACTGATCTCGAAATATTGGGCGTCGAATGTTTCTACATATACAGCTTTCCCGGAATTTATGTCTTCGTTTATAGTACTTTCTGACTCTGAAATTTCTATGTATAACTTTCCTTCTTCGTCTAATATAAGACTTATTATACCAGAAAGCCTTCCGTAAGCTATCTTCAACATTTCTCCTAACTTTTCCTTTATCTCATCCTCATGTTTCAAAAATATTTTACTCCATTCTTCCATTGTTATTCCTCCTTTTTTGTGAAAGTATCAATTAAATCTTTGTATTTTTTACTTAGATCTTGGTAATCCATATCAAATCTACTCAAGTATTCTTCTAAAAGTCTATGAATTATTGCAGGAAAATTCTCGATAAAATCATTTTTTGGTGATATGAGATACAATATTTTTTCTGTACTCATATGCTTAACATTATATTCTATTTCGCTTTCTGTAGATTCTAGAATGTAATTTTCCCCAATCTCTAGAGAATGAGTTTTTGGATGAATTTTATAAGTAACACGTGACATTTCATTATAGTAAATATAAGTATCAGACCATCCATATTCAAAAATAGAAACTAATATATCACACAACTCATCCATTAGTCTTTTGTACATATCTTCAATTGCTGGATAAAGCTCACGAACTTTTTCATCTATCTCTACAACCTTTTTACTCTTATTCTCTTTTATCCAATTTCTTGATATAATCTCTAACTCTTCAGGATTAATGCTTCCTTGTTCTTTTAGCCATTCTCTTAACCCTACTAAAATTTCGTTTGTCATTTTTATTCCTCCTTATATAATTACATAATATATACCAAAAAATCATATTTTTTGATAAAAACAAAGATTATATCGATCAATTATACCTTATTTTCTTTGCCAAAACAACTTTAAAATAAAAATTATTCATCGTTAGTGAGCAAAAAATCCGGGTTTATTACCTTAAAGGATATATTGTGTTCATAATTTCTACAAACAATCCCTTCTCTATCGATTGGTAATAATTTAGACTTTCCTTTTGAATATTCAACCATTTCTTGAATTGTTGGTTTCAATTTCATATCTTCCAATATGGGAACAAATTTTATGCCATATGGTTCTAATGCATCTTTTGCTTCTAGATTATTGAATTGTGTATGTGGATAGATATAATTAAACACATAAAAATCATAATCTGAAAGCTGATATTTGTTTTCTTGAATTCCAGGTCCTATTATTTCTCCTTGTAATACTATATAGTCATTGTTCCCTATTAATTTTTCAAGTACATGTTTGATGTTAAACTTTCTTGCTATAATCCAGTATGAAGAATTACCTTCCTGTAATAGATATAAGTTTCTACTACAAACTCCAAAGATATATTTGTTTTTATTAGCAAACCGTTTTTTAGGATTCTTTAACAAAAAGTAGGTGGCGCTCATTCCATCTATTTTTTCTGTAACCGAGAACGTTAAATCTTTATAATCCTCACAGATTGTAGGGAATAACTGAATTCTTGGTTCATCAGTTTTCTTGATAAACTTAGGAAATCTATCTCTTCTTTTTCTAAAAATTAGTCTGCGAAACCAAGAATATCTTGATAAAAATTTATATACTCTATTTTTACTTATGTTTGCTCTTTGTTCTTGTAATTTTTGTTCTAACTCAGCTTGGGGATCATATTTCTTTACTCCAAGTACTTTAGTAACATTATCTCCTTCTTTATAATGCCTTTTTGGAAGTATGTTAAGAGGCATTATAAGTCCTTGAGATACTTGCCCTCTAAGTTTTATTGTTTTAACTTTGAACTTTCTTTCTTTTAAAAACTCAAATTCTGGTCTATCTGGAACGATAGAGTCTATTTCTATATAAACTACAAGATCTCCAACTTTAAAATTATCTGATTTTTTAACAACACATTCCCAACCAAGAACTTTTGCAACTTCGATATTATCAGCATTCTCGATTGGGCGTATCTCTGTAATCCTTTGTATACTTGCTAATTTTCTTTCCATTTAATTACCTCCTTATTTAAAAAAATAGGGGAGAATACTCCCCTGTAAATCACACTATCCAAATAACTACTCCACCATTTTTCATTTTTAATATAGTGTATTTGTCTTCAATTTCTTTTTTAGACATATCCAGATCTTCACAAGCTTTTTCCAAACTATCGTATTCATGAAACTCATATGTCATATTAACTGGATCATAGTTTGCTTCTCCATCAAAATCGTCTAGAAATTCAAAGATAGTATCTATGGCATCATCAGAATATGAAGTCATTATTTTCATATCTTCAAAAAACATACCATATGGCATTCTTATCATTTCCCTTCCTCCTTCATATATTTATTTTCGAGAATTTTTGCCCAAAAATTTATTTCGCTAATAGAAGTTTTTTCCCATTCGGAACCCTCAAAAGGATCTTCAGTTAGAAAATAATACCCATCTAACCACCAATACATTGAAGTATCTTCTGATCTTGGGTCAAATACAAATAGTATTTCCCCATTTTCTCGATAATAATCAAAATCTTCATCGTTGAGATCAATATCTGGGTCTCTGTCCCTTGTTACATCCATCATGTATAAACCTAATTCAAAATAATTTTCATCAAATTTATAAATCTGTGTTAATTTCTCTAATTCTTCTTTGTTTACTATTACTCTGACTGGTTCCCCGTTATTCAAACTTTCTACCAATTTTTTGAATTCACCTGTTCCCATTTTAATTCCTCCTTTATGAAAATTCAGCTAGAACACTCTCCAATTCATTGGAGAGATGAAAGCTGGTAATTAATAGAAATAGGCTCCTATCTTTGGAGATAGGAACCTACTTAGATCCTCTTTCGAGGATAAATCCGCTGTTAAGCGGTAGGTCCACATCGCCAATGTTATATTGGGTTTGTTGTCAGCAACACTTCTCCTACCCCTCAGAGATGTTTAATCACTGACCGTAGAGCATCGGACTTGTGGAGCATCCTATGGTACCTATATATTCCGATATAACGTAGCCCGATAGTCTTGCGACTCTGGCTGAGGCTAATCAACTAGGGCTTGCTTATTACAAGCCACCGTCTTTAGACGGGGGTAGTTGACTCTTCTTTTTTAGATTCATTTTTTTTTCTTTGTTTCTATTAATTGCAAACAAACTTCTATTACTTCGTTCAAAACTTCTTCCCAATATAAATATTGCCCACCAGTTAAAACCTGAAATCCATCTTCAGCACCTAGCTCTTTGATTGCATCTTCCATATAATATACCCTATTTATATCTTCCAAATACCATCTCAAAAGATCCGCTGTATAAGGATGAACAGAACCATCGGCATAATCATGTACATTACCTTCAACATCTGTTAATTCTTTTTCTATTTCCTCTAATGTCATATCTTCTTCATCAACCGCATCTAAAACTTTATCTAAAGCAGTTTCATAATCTTCCATTGGGATTCGTTTGTCGTAATCAAAATTATCACGTATTATGTCTAATACTTCTTTTCTAAAATCTCCTGCTTTCATTTAAATTCCTCCTTTGATTTTTGTTTTTTCATTCGAGAACTTCTAATAACTCGTCTTTCTTAAATTGCAACCTTTCCGGTAAAAATTCATTTAACTTTTTTTCTAACACTTCTTGCAAATAGTCATACCCTAAAATAGATATGGTTTCGATTGGAGCCATTTCATCTTCTTTATATAACTCAGTTAAATCAAATATATCTATTATATAACACTCACCTTGCACATAAGCCGCATATTCATCAAATGTGTCTTTCAAAAGTTTCTTAGCTTGCTCTTCAGTTAAATTTTCTCGATTTGCCGTCTCTCTTGATATAAACATATATCCTATTTGCATAGTATCCCATCCCCTTTCTACCCAATCAAGTAAAACAAGCCCCCCATGATCATGGAGGGATACTGGGATAATAGCAACAGGATTGTATTCTTTCATTATAAATCTTTCCATTTCTTCCCAACTTTCAAATCTATCAGGTGTGAATGGAACTGTATTTATGAACTTATATTTTTTGTAGAATAGTGCAAAATCCACATAGTCTAATGGTTCATATTCCCATTCTCCTGTATCATAATCCACACTTACATATATCTTGTCCGTGAACCTATCATTATTATAATTATGACCTTCTTTTTTTAATTCCCAAATTGGTTCTAAAGAAAAACTCATATCTTTTAATTCTGGAATTAGTTCAATTGCTTTATTTCTTAACGTTTCTTCTTCTCTTTCCTCGTCTTCAACATATGCTAAGAAACTTTTATTTATATCTAACTTCCCTTTAAAACCTTTGCTCTCAGCATTATCAATAAGTATCTTATATTGTTTCAACACATTAATTCCTCCTTTTTAAATTTTGTCTCAAAAGTTCTGAACCTTTTGCCAAGGTTTAGGGAATTTATCAATTTGAACAATCAAACCCTCATTTCCAGGAAATTCAATAATTTTATATCTTTCTCTTAAATCTTGTTCAGTACCTAAATAAAATTCCTCTAAAACTGTTTCTACATCTGGAAATTCCCGAAATTGATCACAAATTGTTACAATATCAAAAACGAAATTCTCCTTAAGTTCTTCTTCAAGTTTTTCTAAATAGTTAAATAAAACAAGCAAACCTTGATTTGAAAAATAGTCTCTAAATCTTGAATTTCTAAATTCTTGAATAAAATCACAAAAATCTAATTTTTTATACATTTTAATTCCTCCTTTTAAAGTTTATATTAATTGCCATTCCTGTGGGAAATCATCAACTTGTACTATTATGCCATCACGTTCTGGTATATCAATAACAAAATAATTTTCTCTTAGCTCTTTTTCAGAATCTACACCCAATTCTTTTAAAGCCGTTTCGACATTTGGATATTCACTAAATTGGCCACATATACCCACAATATCAAACACATAATTTTCATCAAACTCATTTTCCATCTCTTCGAAATGCTTGAAGAGTTCAATAAGCCCTTCATACGAAAAATGGTCTTTGTAACTTGAATTTTTGAAGTCATCAACGAAATTTTTAATTGTAATTACTTTATACATTTAAATTCCTCCTTTTTTTTAAATAACACTTTGTTTTTCTTTTTGTTTTCTGAAATATTCTTCCCAAGCTATTTTTCTTTGAATTTCATTCATAGCCACTTCGATTATATGTTCTAACCAAAAGTCTGGTTTTTTAAGAAAGTCTTTCAAAAATCTATCAGTAGTATTAAAATGTGTAATAACATAAATTTTTTCATTTTTGTTGTCTCTAAAATCTTCTGCTTCCATTTGTTTTGTTTGTTCTAAATGAACATTACCTTTAACATCAAAATATATCCAATAACTATACAAATTCCTATCGTTTTTTGATAGAAGTTTAGTAATTGCTTCTATCATTTTTTCTTTTATTTGTTGTTTTACTTCTTCTTTTTTTAAACGTTCCTCCCACAATTCTGCATCACTCATTTTTTATACCTCCTTTATTCTTCTTTATTTTCATTTTCATCTTTATCTTCTTCTGTTTCGTTATCTTCCGTTTGAACTACTTCCAATCCTGCTTCTATTACCTCATTAAGAACTTCTTCCCAATACAGATACTGCCCTCCAGACAAAATCTGGTAAGCCTCTTGTGCTCCTAGTTCTTTGATTGCATCATCCATATAATCTATTCTGTTAGCGTCGTTTGAATACCAATCTAATTGATCTGTTGTATAAGTGTCAATTAAATTGTCAGCATAGTCTCCTACAAAATCCTGTACTTTTGTTAATTTATCTGCTATTTCTTCTTTAGTCTTCTCTGTATCATCTGTCTCATACAAAATCTCATTTATAGCTGTTTGATAATCAACTGTAGGAGTTCTATTTTTAAAAGCAAAATCTTGCCATATTTTGTATAATACTGCTTTCTTAAAATCTCCTATTTTCATTTTAATTCCTCCTTTATTCTTCTTCATCTTCTTCTGTTTCGTTATCTTCCGTTTGAACTAATCCCAATCCTGCTTCTATTACCTCATTCAAAACTTCTTCCCAATACAGATACTGCCCTCCAGACAAAATCTGGTAAGCCTCTTGTGCTCCTAGTTCTTTGATTGCATCTTCCATATAAGCTATTCTGTTGACATCTTCTGCATACCAATACAATAAATCCCTTGTATAAACATCTACTAAACTATCAGCGTGTTCTCCAAAATATTCTTGAGCATTTTTCAATTCATCTTCTATATCTTTTAAAGACATTTCTTTCTCATCATCTATGTTTAATACTTCCTCTAAACTCATTTCATAATCATCTATAGGAAATTGTTCTTCATAGTCAATATCCTGACGTATTTTGTTTAATACTTCTTTTTTAAAGTCTCCTATTTTCATTTTAATTCCTCCTTATTTATTAATCATCCTTAAGTTCATTAGGTTCAAATTTTAGACTTTCTGGCAAAGCATCATTTAGTTCTTCGACAAAAGCTAATGCATTATCATATCCCAAGATAACTTCTTCGAGTATGGGCTCTATTTCATTATGTTTATACAGCTTGAGTAGATCATAAGCAACTACTTTGTATACTTCATCTGAAAGATAATAGCTATATTCCTCTAAAGCTTCTTCTATGATTATTTTTGCTTCATATTGTGAAATGAGGTTTGCACTTGCAAACTCCTTTGTCATAAGCATAAAACCTACCATATGTTTATTTGGAATTTCTTTCTGTAATTGCAATCCAAAAGCTGAACCTCCAGGATACTTTACTGGGAATATAACATGAGGGTCATATTCTGTGATTAAATAATTTCGATACTTTTCCCACGAATCAAACTCAGTATAACTTTTATTTGCATTATTTATTAGTTCAATATGTGGATGATATAATGCATATATTAATGAATCATATGGTTTGTATTCCATATCGTAACTCGTTTCGTATATACTTATATATAATTTGTCGGTTCTTAAATTCTTTTCTGCTAACAATGAGATAGGTTCTCCAACTATAATCTCGAATTTTTTGTCTTTCAACTCTGGAATTAACATAATAGCTCTTTGCTCCAATGTATCTTGTGGAGTTTCAAACCAATCGCCTTCCAAAATACTCCCTACATACAAATCACCTTTTAAATCTTTATATTCTACATCCTTCACAAAAATCTGATATTCTTGCATCATACTAATTCCTCCTTAGTTATATAAATTTTCTGTTTGATTGAGAATTTGTGCGTACATATCCAATTCTCCATCATCCAAATAATTCCAAAATTTTATGCCACCACTTTGAATCATTCGCTGATAATAAGTCAAACAACTCTCAATAGATGAAGCATTCAGATTAAACTCATACATAACTTTTCCATTTTTCTTGAACTCTTCTCCTGAATCTTCCAACTGTTTGAACTCACTAATTCTTTGAATCCATCGTTGATACTCTGCATTATCAATTTCCTTTAGCTTGTCTAATTCTATTTCAACTTTTACAAATCGCAAATCTCCAGCTTTCTTTTCAACTATTTTTTTAAATTCTTCCTTTTTCATCTTTCTTCCTCCTTTCTACAATTGTGATAAATCTATAATTTCATTTTTATCCAATCTTTCTAATATATGTTTTATTTCTTTTTCAATCTTAAGACATTCCTTTCTTATTTGCATTCTATAATTGCTCTTCTCATATTCTGTCAATTTATTATTTCTTTCTATAAACTCGTCTAATTTTAAATTAAATTCATCAATAAAATTCCTAAAACTAAATATTAAATTTCCTTCTTCATCAAAATCATCAATCTGAATAAACTCTATTTCAGGTGCATATCTCATTATATCTTCTTCTTGCAATTCATAATTGTCCTCTGGAACTTTTGACAAAATACTATACAAATTTGAATTCCATATAACACCTTGTATCTTTGATGGATATATAGCATTTATTGAATCAATTTTTCTACTTAATTTTTCTAAGAAATCAAGAATAGCTAGCTCTTTTCTGTGGTCAATCATATATTTCATAGTATGGATGGGCAAATCTTCAAAAGGTATGTTTGCATTTATTGGTTCTATTCCATATCTAATTGACTCTGGAAATAATTCTCTCGAAGAAAAGGTTTCTGAATCTTTTTCAAACATAACGTCTAAATTGGTTTCCTTTGTCAAACCTATTTCCATCATATTTCTGAGCAATATTTGATTTTGTCTGTTTTGGTTCTGGAATGTATCGTCTATATAGCTCAGAAACAATTCCCAAAATATAGGAAACTTTTTGATGGTTTGATGATTTATTCTTATATACCGTTTAGGTACTCTTACATTTCCCCACAAAACTGACATAATATCTCTCCTTTTTATTAACTTTTTTTCAAAGTTCAGATAAATCTATCATATCTTTTTCATCTATTTTCTCCAACATTTCCTTTATTTGTTCCTCTATATCTTCGAATCCTTCTTTAACTATATCTGTATATTTTTCTTCTTCTTCTTTAGAAAAACTAGAATTGTTTATGAATCTTCCTCTTATTTTGGCACTAAGTAAATTAATTGAATCCGTTGCATAAAAAGTCATTTCTCCGTTTTCATCAAAATCCCCTTTCTGTATAAATTCTATTTTTGGAGCAAATTTTGTTAAATCTTCATCCTGAAATTCAGGAAGTTTATTTATTTTCTCGTCTTGTTTGATAAAATGTTGCAACTTTGAATTTTTTAATATATCATTTATCTTATCAATGTAAGAAGGATGCATTGAATTAATTTTGCTGTTCAATTTTTTAAAAAATTCAAACAATTCCATTTCATCGTCAGGATCATAAATAACTCCTTGAATATCTAGAAGTGAATCCACATAAGGAAAATTTAAATCTTCTGGATGTAAACGCATTTCAAATTCAAGTCTTATTGGAGTAATACCTTCATCTATTTTGAAAGCAAAATCTAACTTTGTATTTTCATTTGGACCAGTTTCCAATAAATTTTTCATCATTAATTTGTTTATTATTCTTTTATCAAGAAATATATCATAAGCTTGATCCGCAAACAACTTCCAAAATACAGGAAATTTCTTGATAGTTTTATAATCTATTCTTATATATCTTTTTGGTATTTTGATATCTCTCCAAGGTATTCGCATAATATTCCTCCTTTTTATCAGTTGTTTTAAAGTTCAGATAAATCTAATATATCACTTTCTTTTATATTTTCCAACAATTTTGTTATTTTTCGTTCCATTTCATCACACCAATTGCTTACTTGTTCTTTATACTTCTCTCTTTCACTATCGTTAAGGTCTTTATTTTCATCCAACTCATGTCTAATTTCGCCACTAAGGATATTAATGGAACCTGTAAAATAAAATCTCAAAATTCTACTATTACTATAAAAATCCTCATCTTGAACAAATTCAATCTCAGGAGCATATTTAATGATTTCGCTGTGTTGTAATTTATACATTCTTATAATATTCGGAAATTGTTTTAGAAATTTGGCTAATTCAGAATTTTGAACTATTTCATTTATTTGATTCTGATAAGGTTGATATCTAGTACCAATTTTGCTATTTAATTTTTGAAAAAATTCAAATACATTTGCTTCATCTTCTGGTTTTACAGTATTTAAAGTATATTTTCCACCAATGAAATCCTTAAGGGGTTTTTTTCTCAATATTGGTTTAACAAAATACATAAGTTTTTGTGGTAGAAAATCTTCTCCAACTCTAAAATTAAATTCTAATTTCATATCTTCAGTTAATCCTATTTCAAAAATATTTTTTATTAATAATTTGTTGAATCGTTTTTGTGCCGCTATAATATCATCAGCTCCATATTCAAATAACTTCCATAATATAGGAAATTTCTCAGTCATTTTTTTGTTAACTGTAATATATCTTTTTGGAACTTTGATATCTTGCCATGGTATTTGCATAGAAACACCTCCTTATCAAATATAATTGATATATACCAAAAAACTTTGCTTTTTAGAAAAAAAAGAGGCATATAGCCTCTTTATTCTGAAAGTTTCTTTTTTCTAAACTCCTCCAACTTGGAATTATCATAATCATTCTCCAACCAAAACTCATATTCTTCCCAGTTTCTCAACTCTGGACCAGAACTTAATGCTTTTATAGCTTTGTATACAGATTGATTGAATTCAATGAATTCATCATCAAATTCAAAATCTTCTATTTCAATCATTTCTACATCAGTGTTTGAAGCAAACATGTCAGATACCATATCTTCTATTTCTTTTAGAAAACTTCCTCTAAAATCTTGAATTGAAAAGTTAGCTCCACCTGAGATTACTTCTTCAATTAATTCGTTATTTACTTTAATAATAATGGTATCAAAGATCTTAAAATCTTCTTTTTGAAATCCGAAATATCCACCACTTCTGCCTAGAACCAATGGATGAAAATCAAAATCTCCTTCCAAAGATCTTATATGGTCTTCTATAATTTTGTTGTATAAGTTATTTATATATTCATAATCAACTTCACCATATTCATTGTCTAAATCGTCGTATGGTGCCACAAGGTCTAAATACAATCCTTTTACATTTATACAATAATTGTCAGGAGCGTTTGTGTCTCTATATGGTTCCCAATGAAGCTTTTGCTTTTCCCCGTCCACTTCGAATTCTATATCAAAATCCCAAGAAGGTTTAAAATCTTTCCCATCAACTTCAGCTAATGAATTGAACATTTGATGTACTCCTAACAAATAATATTTAAGAATAACGGAAGAAACCGTTATATCATAATTGGCTAGTTCATAATATAAATTAAAGTGTTCAATAGCATCATCTTTTAAATAAGAATAGTCATGATTTGGTTTTAAAATTAGCCAGGGTTTAACATCAAATTTCCATTGATCTTCATCTTTGAATATTTGTTCTGTATTAACGTATTCTGAAAAATTCCAACCTGTTATTGTATATTCCTTATCTTTCATATCTAATTGGATAAAATCAATGTTTTGTTTGTTATACCATTCTACAAAGTCCTCGAATATTTTATTTTTAATAAGATTAGTGGAAGTATATTCTTTTGTATTACTCCTCGCTTCTTGGTTTATAAGAAGGTATAACTCTTCTTTGTCCAGATCTTCAATATCATAATCGTCAATCACACCAAAATATTCAGCTAAATTAAACATATTTAAGAGTTTTGCTACTTTATATCTATTATCTTCATCAAACTTTTGTTCTTCATAAAAAGGAATATAATCCACATAATTTTCAAGCATAACGTCAAATCTTTCATTATCAAACTCAAAAGCATTTTTTATAATAGGCACATACACCCATCGCAATGTTCTTTCTACACTATTATTCACTTCAAATAATTTCTCATCCATGTTAGCCCCTCCTTATATTTTTGATAAATCAATGATATATTTATCTGGTACATTTTCCAATATAACTTTTATTTGTTTTTCTAAATCTAAAATTAATTCTTCCATATATCTATATCTTTTTACTCTGTCTTTAAAATCCTCATTGGCTGAATAAGACTTATTCTCTAATTCAACCATGAGGTTATAGAATTCTTCGTATGGATAATAGATGATTTTCCCATTTTCATCGAAATCATTGTAATCTATAAAATCTATTGTTGGGAAATACGCTGTAAAATCACTAAACTCCAAATATTTTTTCAAATCATTTTCATCTAAATATTTGTTGAACTCCGAATTCATAATTTTATCCGCTATTCCCATATTCAATAATGTGTACAAATTCTCCGTCTTTTTGTTTAATCTCATGAAAAAACTCAACAATTGCTCTGCTGTTTTTCCTTGTAATACTCGATAAATACTGCCTACTTTCAATTTGTAATATTTATCATTCAAGGTTTTGTAATTTATATCATCTGCATCTTCTTTATTCATAAAATTAGGGATATTAATAGTATATCTATAATTCAAATGATAATTCTTGATTCGCTCATAATATCCATCGTCTTGGAATTTAAATAATAATTTTTCTTTTTCAAACAATCCTATCGATGCTATATTCTGCAATAAAATCTTTTCCATTGTTCCTCTAACTTTTTCTTTTTTTAATTTATCTTTCACTAGTTTCCAAAATACTGGAAACCTATCAATAACATTTGCATCTACAAAGATAACCCTTTTGGGAATATTCATATCACTCCAAGGAATTTTCATTTTATTCCTCCTTTTCAGATAGTTTTACCAAAATCATATATAAATCTTTTGAAAAATTCACAAAATCTTGATTCAATATTAATTTTTCTATTCTTATCTCGTCATCTATTGTGCCTCTAACTAATTCATGCCCAATAGCTTTTACAAAATCATTATAAAAGTCACTGTTTCTAATCGTAAACATACCTCTTACTTTCATTATCTCATTAATTAATTTTTGAGTTATTTTTACAATTACTTTATCATAAACTATAAATTCACCTTTTTCTATACCAATATGGTTGTAATCATAATTTAGTATTGTGTTGAAATATGGATATTTTTCTCTTAATTTCTTCATCTCATCAACAATAATTTGATAATTTTCTTTTAAAAATTTTTCTGGTAAATAATTAGTCAGATCTATAGTGTAATTATTTCTTGCATACATAACTCTATTATCGTATTCCTTCCATAACATGCTTTCTTCTCTACCATCTACATCAAACTTCAGATAAACTTCCGACGGTTTATAATCCACTTCTAATTCTACTGTTGCATTCAACAATTGATTCTCACCCAGCAAATAATATATAATACATTTTGATTGTATTGATACTCCTCCATAATCTTTTGATATAATCAAAAATCTTTTTGCACCTTCTTTTAGATATGGATATGTTCTATCGGGTGTCAAAATCAATTTCACATTAAAGCTTTGATTTTTCTTTTGGGGTTTAGTAAAGATTTCATACATATCTACCATATCTTCTAATTTCCATATTTCTATTCCTTTTGAATCATATGTGTCATCTTCTACATCAAATATTTGGTATTTTATGTTTTGTTTGTCGTACCATTCCTTAAACTCTCGTAATTGCTTAACTTCAAATATTTTCTCATCACCTCGTAAAACATAGTCAAGCAAAAGTTGATAGAATTCATCAACCTTCATTTGAATTAGAGAGTCTTTTAGTTCTTCGTCGTTTATTAACTCTATTAAATTAAACATTGTTAGAACTCTCGATATTTTTAATCGTGTTTCCTGATCATAATTTTGCTCTTTATAAAATGGGATAATGTCCAAACCTGTAATAAGGACATCAAACGTTTCATCAGCAAATTGAATCGCATTTTGAATCACTGGAACATAAAAATATTTTAGAGTTTTTCCCACAAATAATCCTCCTTTTTAGTTTTTTAATATTTTGATTATACTAGCTGGGATTGTTACAAACCACACCAAACTGAAAATTGCTATAGTCCCTAAATATATGAAATAGATTTTAACTTTTCCAACATCTGGTCTTTCTTTTTCAATACCTTCTTTTAAGGCTTGAAAAAATGTTTTGTGGTGCCTAAATTTAGGGACAACATCCAACATGGTGTACATTACTGTTGCTGTTAAAATAGCTATTAATGCATAAATTTCTAATACCATATTTTCCCCTCCTTGTTTGAGTAAGAACTCTTCTTTATGATAACAAATAATATATACCAAAAAAAATCTTTTTTTATTAGAAAAGTAAAAAAAAAGGAGGCGAGATTTACGCCTCCTGATATGTCATGGGATTATTTTTTATTTGAATTCGGTTTCGAATTTTCGAACGATTCTTCTATCACTTCCATGATTGGAGTCAAAAAATCATGGGAAGCGACTTTAATTTCGTTTTTACTACTTTTAGCCATAATGTCACCTCCTTTCTTCTCATTTTTATACACCAAAGTGAACAATTTTGTTTACTTTGGTGCAGAAGATTAGGAGGTTAATCAGGCTCGTCTTCTAAAACTTTTTCAAACAATAACTTTATATCAGCTTTTATGCTGGCAACTTCTAAACTCAAATTTGCCATCTTTTTCCAAATCTCTTGTATTTCTTGTTCAAGTTCCTTATTTTCCTCTTCCATATTTATCTCCTCCTTCTATGGATACTAATACCATCCTCGGATCTTTCTTCTCTAACTTTTTTCTGAGAATTCTTTGAAATTGTTCCTTAATCACATAGCTTCTACAATCCTCTGGTATTTCCAAATCGTCTCCAACTTGTATTTTTTTTTTAGTGCTTTGGTATATTGCTTCTTCCAAAGCACTTTTTACTATAAAATAAACCTCTTTTGATTGTAATTTTCCAAAATTTGCTTCTTTTGTCAAAATCTCTAAACCTTCAAAGACTTCTTTTCTCATACTAACCCCTCCTATTAAAAATTAAAAAAGAGGCTTAAAAAGCCTCTTCTTTTTGAAAAATTGCTAATAATTATTATTAATCAATTTTTCATATTCCAATATATAATCTATGACAGCTTCTGAAAAACCATCAATGTGTGTCCAAGATCCGTAGCCTACTCCATTCTCGTAATTGGCTACATTGATCATGTAACCTCTAGATTCCGGAGCAGGTACTGAATCTGCAGATTGCTCGTCTGTAAATACTATTATTCTATCATATTGTTCTTTTTGATTTATAGCACTTATTGACCTACCAAGATAAGTGCCATTGTGAGACTGACTATTAACTATTGCATCTCGAAGAGCAAATCCCCTTCGAGGTGGTACTAATTTTTCATTATCTGAAAACGTATATACATTTACTTCTTCACACATTTCTCTAGCTAAGATGGCAAGTCCTGCTGCTGCATCCATTCTTGTCATATCTGATTTTTCAGACAGAGCCCTTTCCATCGAACCAGAGACATCAATTAATAGAATTGTTTTACCTTGAATTATTTTCTCTTGAGGAATACATTTAAACATTGCTTCCTCAAGGTATGGTTCTAGTGAAGGAGCATATCTCGCAGCAGCAATAAACCTAAATGGAAGAACTTTTTCAGTTTTCATACGTCGGAGTGCTTCAATAATTAATTTTCTATTCACTCCGACTTCTTCCATGTTTCTCAAATTCCTTAATAAAGCTAGAGCTCCTAATTTATTCTGGGAAAGTAATCTTTCCCATGTTTCTTTTTTATCTTTCCCCGCAGATAATTCTACCTCCCATGTTTCTGGAGAAGGTAAAGTACCATCCACGAGTTGTTTCCATATTTCTTCCTGTTCTAAGTTTAACGGTTTTGGATGGGTGAGAAACATAACGTCTCTCAGTTTCACTTGCCCATCCCTGTTGTACTTGGCGAGTTGATAGGCGTCAAATTTTGTAAACGCCTTCGCCAATCCTTTCTTTACTTGGTTAGATAGAGGTTGTTTCCCATCTAACCAGTAAAGAGCTAAAAATTCTGTTAATTCATCTGGACGCTGAATCACTCTTTCCAGCGTCTCAGACACTAGTCTTTTGTGTTCAGGTAATCGTGCCATAGCACGAACTACCCAAAGAGGTGCATGCCTAATCTTCATATTCTCTCTAGCTTCAATTGCTAGATTTTTTGCTTCTTCGGGTTTTACTTCACTCACTAATGTTTCTATTCTCTGGGCAATGTCAACACCTTCTTCGTAGAAGGTATCTTCCCAGAGCAAACAGGCCATGAGAGAACGTTTTAACTTCCACAAAGCGTTTATTTCTCTTGCTGGCCCTCCTTCATGGGTTTTTAAAGGGGAACTTTTCTTCACATTTACTTTACTCATTTTACCACCACCTTTTTATTTTTTTGGAACCAGTAATATGGCTCTGGGTGAGGGATTCGAACCCCCAACAAAGTGGTTAACAGCCACTTGCTCTTCCTTTGAGCTAACCCAGAAAAAAATGATAAAAAAAGAAAAGCTGTGTGGAACAAGCATGAAGAGAAATTTACGGCGTCCTACCCGTTAGACGACTGAGTATTCCAATGGAATACTTCAGGCTGGAGTTGAACCAGCATTACCGGCTTAACAAGCGAAGTATCTCTTCATTACACCAACACAGCTATGAAATACTACGTGGAACAGGCGTGAAGAGTAATTTATGGCGCTCTACCGCTGAGCTACTGTATGCCGAAGCATACAGGCAGGATTTGAACCTGCGACCTCCCGCTTAATAGGCGAAGTAACTCTTCACTACACCAACGTAGTACTTTTTTCTATAAAATGAGGGGAACAACTGGAAACGGTATTATTCTCAACCGAAGTAACCGTTTCACACACCACCCCATATATTTATGATACTACTTTTTTCTCTTTTTGTCAATCTTTTTTTGCAAAAAAATTATTCTTCATACTCAGGATGGAAGTTTCCTGTTTCCAACCTGTGTTTCAACTCTCTCAGAACTGTCTCAATGGGAATACCACCGTTGATGTATCTGATCCATCTTTCATATTCCCATCTGACTATATCATCTACTTCTTCTATTTTTTTCCTCCCTTCAATAACATCTAAAACTTCTTGAAAGATTTCTTTGTCTGTTAACATATTCTTCCCTCCTTTCTAATTAAATTTTTGAAGCTAACTGGTGGAGACGGCGGGAATCGAACCCGCATCCAAGGATGTGCACCAGTATCCTTGTCAATCCCATTCGTCCCCAAAATAAAAAATAAAAAAAATAAAAAAAAGATGGAACGTACGCCTGCCTGTACGCACGTTCCCAATAAATAAACATGTGTTTAGGAGGTGAGGAGTGATTCTATGAAGCGAGGTGAGAATTCTGCATTTCAAACCCAACAGTTTATTCTGCTAGGTTTGAAATGCAGCCCCGCATTAGTTTTCGGTTTTGCAGACGTAGCGGGGCAACGCCTGCAAACCTATCCGTTCGTTCATACTTCAACTAAGCTGAACGGAAAATGTGCTTAGTTGGAGGAAAGTCGAGATTAATCAACAATCTCGACTTTCAAATATTTAAAACTAAATCCCTCGGGGAGCGTGGTAGCCCCCTCTGGGAGACGTCCTCCTTGGAGCTGGGCAACATATAAAATGTCACCCTTTTCCAACGTTATAGATACTCTATTAAACGGAACACCCAAGACACGGGCCGTGTCTTGGTGTCCGACAACTGAAACAACTCCCGCGGGAATTTCTCCCCAAGAAACCTCTTCCACTTTCAAAGTTGACGGAATCTCCGCCAACATTTGAAGGGAGAAAGCATTACCCAAATATGTCATTCCTTATACCTCCTTTTTAAAAAAAGGAGAGTAAGGAGAGTATTGACACTCTCCTTACTCTTCCCAGAAAAACTTTATATCGTGACCGGTTCTCTTATTTTCTATGCCCCTATAGAACCAAATGTTAAGCACACTTGGTTCTTCTTCAACAAATTCTAAATGCTCAAATATTTCTGGATGTGCCAATTTGACTTTCCTCAAACGCTCCCATTTTTCCAACCTTTTTTTTCTCGACACTATAAGGTCGTGTAAATCACAAGGTGGTACTTCGACTTCCTTGTGTTCCCACCTTTGTTTTACTTTCATGTAAATCTCTTCTAAGTTTTGTTTTTTCATTTCCTTTTTTGCTTTTTCTGCCTTCTGGAGACTTTTAAATCTCCAGGAGGCTACGTCGTGACCTAATTCGTTTAACAGCAATACTTTTTTCTTTCTCCTTACTACTTTCATTTTATCCATTTTTCTTTCTTCACCTCCTATATTATATATACCAATATTTTAAAGATTTTTTTAATATTATGAAAATTCAGCGAGAACACTCTCCAATTTATTGGAGAGATGAAAGCTGAAAATACAAGGCTAATTTAAGGCAAAAATCGTTGTTAATTACTTACGAATGTGATATAATTGTATTGCAGTTAGTTCCTACTTAAAAGAACTCTACCCCAGGAACTGGGGGATGTTAAGCCTTTGGAGACTGTGTAAGACGGGCATTCATTGTCGCAACGGTCGATGAATTAGGAAGCTTACCTCTTTAGAGGTAAGTAGTTCACATAGTAAAAAAAAGAGGAAGCGTGTTCATTCCTCTTTTTTAATAGATGACGAGAACTCTGTTGAGTTCTCGGTCTTTTTCGGTTATTTTAATTGTCACAAATGGTACTTCTGGTTTGTTAATGGTATATGTACAATCCTCTAGTAAATACACCTCATCCTGGTCTCTTAAAAACCCTGTGTTAAGGGGCAGAACTAATTTCGCCCCTTTGCGTGCCTCTTCAGGCACAAAGTTGTTACAAAACAATTTAAACATTATGCTCCACCTCCTATAATATTAATATTCTTTCTTCTCTAAATTATATATACCAAAATTTATAAGGTTTTTTAGACTTCCTCTTTGGAAGTCAAAGTAAAAAAAAGAGGAAGCGTGTTCATTCCTCTAATGTGAAATCATCCTCACTAAATACCCCGTTGATGAGGTCCTCAGTCAACGGAGTATTAAGAACATAATAGGTAGTGCCTGTTTTGCCACTACCAGATCTTTCTTTTCTTTTGTGAATTACTATTTTTGGATCAACTGGGTAATTTAATTCCCCGTTTGTTCCATAAGTTACCATCCAATTGACTGCTACGAACCTATGAGACCCATCCTTTTTGAACTCAAATACAGGATTACCTTTTTTAGAAATCCTATATTCCCCGGGAAATACTTCTACAGTATCTCCTTTAAATAATTTCTTTCCAACCTCTTTTTCCTCTCCACTTATTAAGATAGATTCTAGGGGGTCTGGCACCCCTATCCCTTCAAATCCAGATCTTGGAACCGTTCTTCTTAGTGGTTCTGACGCCACTACAACTAATCCCATCCATTTTTCTCGAGAAAGATACTTCCCGTTTTCCAACGGGATACTTTCTCTGAACGTAGTACGAACCATAACCATATTAAAACCTCCTTCTCTAAAAAAATTTTATTACTAAAAAAGAGGTGATTTCTCACCTCTCTTCAAATCCCCAATCAGGACGACTCTCCATGTATTCCTCGGGAGTCATCCCGAATTCCTGATAAAATCTTTCTCTTGCAACTGATTCTTCTTTCTTTTCAAAATGTATTATTACTCCAATACTAAGTATAGTGGCTATTGTTAAAACCACTATATTAAATAATTTCTGCATATTTTCACCTCCTTTTTCATGATATAATTTTCCAAAAAAAAGAGACGCATGTTCAGTCTCTTTCAGCTATGATTACTGCTACAATAGTAGCAGTAAACAGAGCTATTTGAACAATTACCATTCCTGCTCCGAAATATATAGAAGCAGGCAAAAATGCTATGAAAAACCATATTAAAATCAATAAATCAATGATCATTGTTTCTACCTCCTAATAATTTATGTTTCTTTTCCTCTACATTATATATACCAAAATAAACCCATTTTTTTCAAGTTATTATAAGGCAGTTTTTGGACTATTTATTTCTTCCCATTCCAACTTAATCCTCATCTTGAGCGGACTTATTTTTGATTGTATGATATAATTGAAGCAAGGGAATAACTGAAAGAAATTATATTAGCGAGGGATACACAATGTCGGAAAGTATTCAAATTAATAATGAAGTCTTGACGTTCAGTAAGATTTGGTATTTAGACGCAAACAATGGTTCAGATACTACTGGGGATGGGAGTAAGAATAAACCATTTAAAACTATTCAAGGATTTGTATCTGTAGCTATATCATTAGGTACAGTAGATAATACCCATGCTGTATTTTTCTCGCCTGGAACTTATGTTTACGTTCATACTCGTGGAGATTCTATATTTTTTCCTAGCTTAATAGGAACTAATCCTTTAAATACTATTATTTCTACAGCTAACACACATGATTGGGATCGTGGATTTCTTTTTTTAAATAACGTTAACCTTATAGGATTAACTATTCAACAAAACGATGCGGCGGCTGGAGCTTCATATCTTTTTGGATCTTGGCCAGACATAATAAATATTAATATCTATAATTGCATTTTTAATAAATTTGTTCGAGGTTATTCTACTTTTGATAATTTAAATGCACACTTTTACAATACAATATTCACATATACTCCAACTCTATATGGTGGCTCAATGGAATTCAAAAACTGTGTGTATCCCGGAGGTTCTGGATACAATCTTAATTATAATAATATCACTTTTGATCAAGCATACAATATAGTATCAGGTGGAGCATGGTTGCATACAGGAGATCCTACTATTCTCAATCCAGACGGTACTAGATGTAATATAGGAATTTATGGCGGACCTTATTATCCGAATCTTCATCCAAATTGGCATTTGTTAAATCAAGGATTAACAGAAGAACCATATCAAATATCAGTAGGTTCTTCTGCTCAAGAAATCTTAGACAATTTTGAATTTCAATTAGAAGACGGTACAATAATCCCTCATGAAATACTTGATTATTATGGAGCAAAAGTTAGACTCAAATTACCCAAAGATATTACTGGAACATATAAAATATATTTGAAATACAAAGGCGAACCAACACATAAAACAATTGAAGTACCACCAGAAACTCAAATACTTTCAACGTCAGTGGACAAATTGCAAAAAGCTTGGAAACCAGAAAGACCAAAATTATTATAGGAGGGGACCACATGCTTGAAGATTACAGAGTTTACGACAAAGTCTGGAAGAAAACCTACGAGAATATTTATAAGGTGGATAAGTTAAGCAACAAAGTAGTAGTTGCTAGTGAAGACAATGTACCTATAGAACTAAATTTAGACGATATTGATTTTCAAAAATACATTCATATCAAAACAGATAAAGACGAGAAGATATATATCAACGATGCATTAGAATTAAATACTAACCAAGGCCCCATAAAAGTTTATGTTCTTAAAGATCAACCTTTGTCTGGGTTCAGATTTGTTCTATCAAAATTTGTTAAAATAGACGATTATTTAAAACAAGAAGAAGATCTCAATGGGGAAAAATATGTTATTTTACAAAATGCCAAGAAGATTCCAGTTGAAGATCTTTCAAAAGAAGATTTTAATATAGAACCTTCAGCTCTTGAAACCGCTTTTGCACCTGATTCGAATCTAGAAGAAATGATTCCACAATCTTTTGAATTTAATCACCCAGCAGTAAACGAGTTTTATGAAAATACGCTTGAAAATGAAGAAAATGACGTTAAGTTAGAAGCAGGATATTTCCTTTCATTTTTAGAACCATTTGCATTCATCGACGGAGATGCTGATGGTATTCATACAACATTAGCAGAAGTTTTCAATTATATCGATACTGTTTTATCTGATCATTCTTTGTACTGCACTGAAAGATATGTTGGTTGGAGAAAGGAAGTGTCATTTGCTAGATATAAATCAACCTACAAAGACCACTTAGAAGTCGTAGTTAAACCAGATGGAACTTTTACTTTCTCAATGGATAATAGAAAAGCTTCTGATAAGTTCACAATAAAACCGTTTAAATTAGAATACGAATTTAATCACACTATGGTGTTGTTTACTCCAAAATTCATTGAGTTCATTAAAGCATTAATGAAAATAACAAATTGGCTTGATCGTTATCAGGACGATATGCCCCGCGTTCCATACAACGAGCTTGACCCTGATCCTGATGAAGAGCTAGAAAAAAAGTTTAAAAACAAGAATAAGAAAAAGTGAATTGTTTTCAATATCAGCTGTGGGATTTTGTTCTCACAGCTTTTTTATTAGTTTGAAATAATGAAAAATAATGTGTTCACTTCAAAGAATTGTGAGTTTCTAGTTTTCTTCTAACGCTTACTCTGTTCACTCACAATTCTTTCTTTCTTTTTTTGCATAGTCATGGATTTCTTCTAGTTAATAACTGTTTGTAAAGTTGGTAGATTTGCCTAACTCAATTACCAAAAAAAAGAAAGTTGGCCTTTAAAAAAAAATCCAGTTTTTGTTTTTTTCAGTAAAACCATATAGTACTAAGAAGAATCTAAATGCTTCTCTTAGTAATGTATGGTTATAAGAAGAATCTAAGATATATTAACTAAAGAAGAATAAGATTAACAAACCAGGATTATACTTTAAGAGTTACAAGTGAAATATAAAACTTTAGTTAACAAATAACATTACACACTGGAAAGAATGAGAAAAGAATGGCTGGCGAATTTGGAAAACTCAAAAACTTGGAATGAAGAATTAATGCATATTTGAATGCATTCAACTGACGAACTTTTTTACTTTCACACATTGATTGGAGTCAAACTAAGTTTGCTTGACAAACTCCAGTTCTGGTGGACTTGAGAAAAAGACAGAAGGATGTAGCAATTTAGGAAGTTCTTTTAGCATATGATGAAAAAGACTTTCTGTCAAATTCTCTTGGCGATTTCTATCAGGATGTTTTTGCGGTTTAGAAGGAGTATTACCTTTTTTCCTTTTGTTTGAAGGAATTATCAATAGGTTTCTTATTGGGAAGAATGCGATTAAGACTTTGTATTTAATATCTTTAAAACTAAATTTTTTGAAGAAATTGTAAATATCATCAGCGATCTTATGGATATCGGCATTGAAATTATATTGATATGCATAAGTGCTGTATTTCCCTTGATACTCTTCTAAATAGGTATCATAAGATATTTCTGTGAATCGATATCTATCATTAGTTTCATTTTTAGCATTCATTAAATAAATACTTGTTCTCTTTAAGAGTCCTGAAGCTGTGAGCAAAGAAAGAATTTTACTGGCATCAGCTGGAGAAGTTCTGCTTAGTTCTGCAAGCCATTTCTGTGTCATAATAAACTTATCTTGTCCATAATTTAGTTTATAAATTATTGTATCTCGAATAACCATTAGTGATCGATAGAGTTTTATATTTTTTAATCCTTTCATATTAAGTTCAGCCATTAAATTATCAATATCATCCATAACTTTTGCTTTTTCTGATTCAAATGTATGATTATAGATGTTAGCTTTGTCTATCAATACACGAATAAATTCATTTGTTGCTTTTTTTGTCATTAATACGTTCTTACCGAGGACATAAGATAACATTACTTCAAATATATTCTTATACATTCCAAGGATATTTGGAATAATAGGGTCCTGTCTGGATTCTAAATGAAAATCACTGTAAGAAGCTTTTTCGTTTCTTTTCATTATATATGCGGAAGGATGTTTCTCTTCATGTAAAACACAATTGAATCCTTTCCTTACGTTTTGTTCTTCACCATAAACTTTTAAAGATATATGATTGACAATCTTTTCCATCCATTCTGTACTGAAAAAATCTTCAATAGAATCAATATGAGCATTGTTAAATTCTGGAAATTCTGCTATTACGCTGTCCAATATTGGCTCTTTTATATCATCTTTTGTAAGTATGAGCACGTTTAATAATTTTTCATAGTCTATAAAACTATCTACATTTTGATATACCCATCTTACGAGTTTACCATTTTTGGGATTTATACTTCCAGGGGTCCTGCTTAATTGAGTATAGCTTTTAGAAGCAGGGTCAACTTTGAATATTTTATTTAATTCATACTCTTTGATCTTTTCTTTTATTATATTTTGAAAATACATAGCCATATGAATATAAATATCTTTTATATAAAAAATAGGAATATTTTTGTTCAGGAGATAATGTATATGATAACCTCTGCCTGTGAACACAGCTCCAAACGCATTGGTTTCTGAGGCTATTGCAACAATTTTTTCAATAACTTCAGGTTGGTCATAACTAGCATGTTCATCAAGAGGGTCTAAATCAACATAAATGTCCCTTTTTGTTTGAATAGATTGTTGATCATGCTTGTCTGTAGAACCGTCAATAAAAAAGGTATTACCATCAATAAAAATGTCGTTTCTCGAATATTCAAGTAATTGGAAAAAAATTTTGTTTAATTCTCTTTGGGATGGATCTAATGGTGGTGCTTTAGGTTCGGTCTTTTTACTATCTTTCTTTTTCTTCTTAGAATCTGAGTTCTGCACAGCAACATCTTTATCATTTTTTTTGTTTTTTATCATGTGTTCAACTCCTTTCTCGATAATTGTTTGATATAAAGAGAATTTTCTCTTCTATTATATCAATTTATACATTTTTTATTGTTATTTTTTTGTTACAGCTTTTTCTACTTTTCAATCTCTTTTTCAGGTAGATTGACTATAAACTCTTCCGTAGATACTTCAAGTTTTCTTCTATCGTCTCCATAACATCTTATCTTGAATAAATTGTATGCGGGTGGACGTAGTAATTTTCTTTCGGCATATTCATCTTCAACAAAGGAACTGATAGTTATATAGTATAGAGTTCTTTTATAAACGCTTTTATTTCTTCTATCATATATTTCTTGAGCTAATGGAGTAACATTACCTGAATGAGTATGTCCCATTATATAAGCGTCTACTCCAACAAGTTTATCTTGGAACCATCTTCCTTGACGAGTTGATTTTTCTGGGTATCTTCCACCAGCTACACCATGATGCAAAGCAAATACATAATTGTATCTGTGTCTTGAACCATAACCATGATTTGTTTTTACACTCACATCTACTATTGCACTGTTTGGAGTATAAGGAATTTCTAAATTTCTCATAATCATTTCTAATATGTCTATTCCTGCGACTCTTCTTGTTCTATGCTCATGGTTACCTGAAATAACAACTAATATTCTATCTTTGTATTTTTTTAAGAAACTTTCTATTTGTTCGAATGATTTATTAGGGTTTTTAACTTGCTCATATACGTCTCCTACAGATGCAACTAATGCATTGTCAACCATATCTCCTAGTATAAGTATTTTACTCTCTTTGTCTTTTTTGGTTAGGTAATTATCCAATTCTGGCAACAAGCTACCAGCTACTCCATAATGAACATCTCCAATAAGCAATATATCCGTTGTTTTGTCAAATTCGTAATCAAATACTTTAGTGAAAATGCTTAAAACCCCCTTGAATTATAGATTTCAATCTAATTATAGCACACTGCAATTTTGGCGGTGGTTTAACCAAATAAATTTGTATTTTCCCCATAAAAATTGAAGAAATTAGTTGACAATTGTTTTTTTACATGGTATAATTAATTAACGTTGATTGAAAGAGATTTTTTGAAAAGGAGGGGAAACAATGAATACTAAAGAAACCATTGAGAAGATAGCTTCTAAAACTAATACTACTCAGAAGATGTCTAAAAAGTTTTTAGACGCTTTTATAGATACGGTTAAAGAAGCTATGAGAGATGGAGATAAAGTCGTTTTGAGAGAATTTGGTGCATTTGATGCGATTCATATGAACAGTAGAAGAGGTGTAAATCCTCAAACAAAAGAATATATCGAAATTCCCGCTAAAATGAAACCAAGATTCCGTCCTAGTGACAAGCTAAAAGATGAACTGAACAGATAGCCTCGCCCCCTGACCCCACATCAAAAGATGTGGGGGTTTTTTCAATATGGCGAAATAATTCCTTATATATCAAATAAATTCATTGAATTATCGAAAATAATTTCAGAATTGATATCTGATTTAATCCAAGTAATATATTTATTTATCCACTGTTTATCTGGTTCATTACCTATAAAAAAAGTATATTCAATTGTATTAGGATTTTTATGGTGAATTTCTAGCATAACAGCTTTTTTGTTGTCTAAAATATTCACTTTTTTTTCAAAGGGATTGTTTGAGATAAATTCTATATAATCTTTTGAATTTCTTATGTAAGTGAATTGATTTTCAATACCGTCACATTTCTTAGGAAATCTAATGATATTTGGGCATTCGGAAATGTTTTTAAAATGTACAATAATGTTGCTCATTTTATCACTCCTTGTTTTCATTGATAGGGTGAACTACACAAACCCTAAAGGGCTTGGCTTCCTAATTCATAGACCGTTGCTTCTATGATAGCAAGTCTTACACAGTCTCCAAAGGCTTAACTTCCCGTAGTTCCTACGGTAGGGTAGTTTATCCAGCTACCAGCTGGTTGATACCAAAATTTTTAATATTTATGGCTGCATTGATATCTCTATCATGATATGAATTACAATTTGGACATGTCCAACTTCTATCATCTAAAGTTAAATTATTATTTATATAACCACATTTAGAACATGTTTTAGTACTTGGTTCATATCTATTGATAGAGATAACTTGTTTGCCATTCCAAATGGATTTATATGTTAATACTTCTTTAAATTTATACCAAGATTGAAATTGTATTTCTTTTGCTAATTTATGATTTTTAAACATACCTCGGATATTCAAATCTTCCAAGAAAAAATAGCTACCTTGGTTCTCAGCAACTAATTTCTTGGTAATTTGATGAATCCAGTTTTCTTTTATATTATTAATTTTTTCATAAGTTTTAGCAAGTTTTATACGATCTTTTTCAAAATTTTTTGATCTTGGTTGATCAGATTTATATTTTCGTGATAATGATTTATGAAGATGTTTAAGTTTTTTATCATATTTTTTAGAATTAATAGGATAATTATATTTTTCACCATTACTTAAAACAATAGTATCTTTTATACCAACATCAATACCAATTCCATCTGGTATTACTTTTACAAAAGAAATATTTTTTTCTTGCGGTTGGTATTCTATAACTAATGAAACATAATATTTATTACTTTTAGTTTTAACAATGGTTGCAGTTTTAATTTTATATTCATTTGGTAATATTCTATGAATACGAACTTTAATAGGATCTTTTTTAAATTTAGGTATAAACAAATATCCAAATTTAATATTATTAGTAGAATATTCTAATTTAATATATTGGGGAACACTAAAAGACCATTTAACTTTATTTTTCTTTTTAAATTTAGGATAACCAGTTTGTTTTTTATAAAATCTTTGATAAGCTCTATCCAAATTAAACAAACTATCTTGAAGGCTTTGACTATTTATTTCATTTAACCAAGAATATTTTTTAGTCTTTTTTAATTTAGTTAATTCTTTCATCCAATTATATACATTGGTAGAGGTTTTGGTGTTTTTATAAGCTTTAGTAGAATATTCTAAGAAAAAATTATATATAAATCTATAAGCACCAATATGTTTTTCAATTAAAACTTTTTGATCTTCGTTTGGGTATAATCTAAATTTATAAGTTTTTAACATTATAAATCATCTCACTTATTTTTCTGATTTTCAAGATATTCTTTAACAGTTTTTAATGATACAGACCCAACACTTGCAATAAATTTAGATCTAGTCCATAATGTTGGAAGTCTCTTTTTAAGTTCAGGAAAATGTTCAATCATATCATGAGAACTTTTTCCTTTTAAAATATTTAAAGTAGATGAAATTGGAAAATCTGGATCTATTTGTATTAAACAATGAACATGATCTGGCATAATTTCTAATTCAATAATATTAAATTTTTCATTTTCATTTGAATATTTTAATAATAAATTTTTTAAATATTCTTGCATTTCATTAGTTAATACTGGTCTTCGATATTTAGTAGTCCATATTATATGATAAATGCATTTATGAACTGTAGTATTATTTGTTAAATAATTTCCATCTTTACCTATTATTTCCACTATATCAACTCCTATTATATAATAATTATAATATGATTATTATAATATATAATTATATTATTAAAATTAATAAAATATTAAATTTAAATTAAATAAAACGTGAATTCATCCCAAGCCTAAAGGCAAGGGCTTTCTTCACGAAATCTTTGTAAAAAAAAGGGGAACCCCCCTTTTTTAGTATAGTTGAACATAAATATATTTAGTATCCATGGTTACCTGCATTAATACGTAATATGTATCCAACCATACATATTTTCCACCAGGAAAGTAACCATGATCAATTTGATAATCCATAAAATCAGATAATTTTTTCAGAAAGTCTAATCTAAATTCTGAATTATATGGTAACATTGTTCTATCTTTCAAAAAATACTCAAAATCTTCTGTTTCTGAATAGAGGTTAAAAGCAAATACTACCGATTCAGAATTGTCCGGCAATGCTACTATAATGTTTCCTGAAGGTGTGACCATTACACCATGTCCAGAATTCACACGAGTTTCAATGTTTTTCATATCCCAGTAGTATAATAGTTCTTCTCTCATAGCTTTAGAAGCAAATAAACTTAAACTACCCAATACAACTAATAAAACTACCACTAAAACCTTTTTCATAATATTCTCCTCCTTTTATTTTTTGTTCTTTTTTGTTTCTCTATCCCATATGGAATAAGCAACAGCTAACCTTTGACTATTGCTTTCAAATTCTTTTTTGCATTCTCATTGTTCATGAAACGGCTGATAAAATCGTTCTTTTTTTCACCTTCTTTCGGTTTAGGTAATGGCATAACTTTAAACACCTCCTTTTTATTTTTTTTGAACCAACAAATATTCGTTGAAAGTCGATAAAATGAAGGCATAATTGTTCAACACTTTTGTGGTGTATGTATTGTAATAACTTGTTTGCCCATTGTACCGCCCTATTGCTGTGATAATATCTATATCAAAGTTAATCTGTAATAAAAACAGATATCTCACCGCTATCTGTATCTGTAGAACTGGATAATACAACAAGTTTTTATGTGCCCCTATCTTCCTAACTTTTTCTGCAACATCAGGGAAAAATGAGCAAACATAAAACACTGCTCCCTGATGTAATTGTGCAAATCCTATCGCTTCGCCGTTATCACCAACAACATTTCTGAAACTACTTTCCTGTTGTATAACAGCAACTACAATCAAAGGATCTATCCCATATTTACCAGCTTCTTTTACAATGGTTTCAGATAATGTAGAAGCCATTTTTGGTTCTACATTATAAAAATCTTCCATATAATTTTTAAGGAAGATTTCTAAATCTGAATCTGATGCAAAATACATTGCAGTAACTAAAATAAAAAATATTATGACAAATACTTTTTTCACGTTGTTACCCCCTTATAATTTTTGAGTGATATAAACTATCTAAATTATATATACCAAAAAATAAATTTTTTCTAAGTTTAAAATTCATAGGGCAATTGAGTTATGGGAACTAGTGTTGTAAATCTTTTTATGTTTAGAATTAATATCTATTATGTGTTATGGCTGTAAATATAACCATTATTCTCATCTCCCAAGAATTCTAGATTTTTAGAAGTTAAAACTTCTTTTAGTTCTTTTTCTTCTTGTGTTGCCATTTCTAAAAACGGTGTGGCAATTCGAAATTTGTCAAATGGATACTTTTTAAAGAAAGGCCCTTTTAGTTGATATAGTAGTGAAAAATCGTGCAAACTAGAACTTATGTCAAAAGACATGATAAAATAATAATCATTATCAAAAGGATTACTAAGAATATTTTCATATAAAATTATTGATAACAACGGATAATCATATTCTTTAGATTGTGTTTCTAAATACCATACTACTTCACCAAATAAAGATAAAAAGATACGATGTTCAGAAAAAATATGTCTTGTTATCTTTAAATCTTTAAATTCTATTCCATCTTTTACAATTATCCTTGCCATCAGGATTACCTCCAATTTTGAAAAGTTCTTTTTCTTTAGAAAACAAACTAAGAATAAATAGTTGCTTGTTTTTTGGAGGAGAAATTAACACAGATAGGTGAGCAAATTGGTCAAAAGGATATTGGTAGAAAATAGGCCCAATTATTTTGTATTCGATTGTGATATCTGTTGCTGAATTTTCAGGTTCTTCTTTACCAATTTCGAAAATTGGAATTTCAGTAGTACTTGTATAGAATTGAAGGGCAAAATAAGCTATTTTGAAAGGATCATTTTTGTCGAGATTTTGAACGATGATTTTTTGAATAAGATTTCTCTTACCAAATTTGTTCATTTTTGTATTAAAGAAAATATCAATAAAAGATGATAAATCAGGATATTTTTTAACAAGAGGCTGATCAACTACTAATATAGACTTGTGTAATTGATTGGCAACTTCCTTTGCAGTCATAAAAACATCTCCTTTTTTTTCATTTTCCTGCAAGAAGACTCCCACTTCTGTAAGTGGGGGATGAATTGCAGTTATAAAACATACTAAATCCTTTCCTAAACATATAGGGCTTAACTAAATCTGTTTTGACTGGCTTAGACATTTCCATTAGCTTAATATATTTACCTTTGTTCTGTACACCTTGAACTGAATATTTTTTGCCCTTAAAGATAACGATATCTTTAGGCTGATAAGCGTATCTTTGCTTACGAATATTTCTTCTGCCTTTTGATTTTTTAGCTCCACGATACTTATGAAGATTTTCTTCATTTAAGTTTTTGTTCCGTGTCCTTCTACCACAGAAAAGCTCTTGTCCTGGTTTAATAGACTTATCTCTTATATCAACATATTTTGCATCATAGAACTTTTCGAGTGAACGATTGTTTCTCCTAATTTGCTCAAAATAGATAGGCTCTATTCTCTGTTGATTAATTCCACCTGCTATGCAAAATGCATCGTTATAATGTGTCTTTTCCAAACCAAGACTTACTCTTTTGGATTTTGTAATATAACCGTAAGTGTAGTCACACATCAGCGCATTGACCAATTTCCATCTTATAGTAGACATAAATGTTGCGTCTTTTAATGGTTTTTGAACAGGCTTCATTCCATACAATTTACCTCCCTCTTTATGATTATTAGGATTGTGGCATTTGGTGCATAATGTTATTAGATTGCCTGGTCTATCTGTTCTATCTTGTTTCCAATAGCCTATATGATGTACCTCAAGTATGGTGTTTTTCTTGCCACATAGCTGGCAGGTATAATTATCTCTATACAGAACGTATTCTCTTACATTCCAAAAATCTTGTTGTTCACCTTGTTGATAACCTTTACCAACTACGTTTGGGTTTTTAAGTTTATGAGTATCAAAATTTGCCACTTCTACAACTATGTTAGCTATAGGCAATATCTTTTTAAGATAATTAATAAACCTAACATGAGAATCTAACTTGTGTTTAATAGAGGGCGCTAACCAACCTTCTTTCTTAGATGAAATTCTGTTATCAAATCTAGGTTTCCTATATCTAAGTCTATTGCGCCTAATTCTACGATACATCCGTCTTTCTTTAAGAAGCTCAGATATATCATTTCTTAGTTTAACTTCGCCACATATTAGTTCTTCCTTTTCAGTAATAGCAGAAAAACCAATATAACTGTAGCCACTATCTATTCCAAGTATAATAGGCTGTGTATAGGTAGTGGTTTCATATAGAAGCTGAATAGTAAATGGTTTTCTTCTAATAACTTTAGCTTTCTTGTGTTTTAGTAGTATTCTAACTTTAGCATGATTTTTAGTAGGCATTAAAGGTTTACCTTCTTTAGATATTACAAATACCACATTAACCCTCCTTAAAGAGTAATAACTCACTACAAAGTAGTGGTAAGTCCACATCGCCAATGTTATATGGGGTTTTGTATGGCAGCAGCACTTCTCCTACCCTCAGATATGTTTAACCACTGCCCTCAGAGCATAGGACTTGTGGAGCATCCTATGGTGACTATATATTCCCATATAACGTAGCCCGATAGGGTTAATACCCCCTGGCTGAGGCTAATCAACTGAGCTTGTTAATCACAAGCTCCACCCTCTATAGGGTGGGGTAGTTGACTTACCTCCTTGTTTGAAAAAAGAGAATCTGCCCAAAAAGGGCAGAAAATCACTCATATTCAACTCTCATTTCCTCATCTTGTGGTTGATACCATTTAGTTTTTTCTTGAAGTGCATTTTGAGTTATTATATTTTTTTCATTTTTACTTACTTCAGAGTTACTTACTTCAGAGTTACTTACCTTACTTTCATTTTCATTTTCTGTTTCAGTGGTTGCCAGTTCAGTTTTTCCTTGGTTAGTCAATTGTAAGTCTTCTAACACCATAGCATCTGTTACTTCGGGTTTTGGGAACCTATAAACAACTATGCTAGTATCAAAATAGATGTCGGAATAATTTTTCAAGACATAAGAAGCTACAAAATTTATACTTCCACTTACAGGTAATATTTGTGTAGAAACAGATAGAACTACAGAAGCATTGTCTATAAGTTCATGCTTGAAAATTAATACTTTACCTTCTTCTGCTACTATTTCTAAAACGAAGAAAGTCTTATAATTTTCATAAAACACAAAGAATTCGCCTGTTATTATGGAAGCTGTATCAATATAATTCATAAAAGATTCAAACGAATTTAACTGTTTAAATCTCTCTTTCACTTTTGGATTTCTCCAGATTAGATCTAAAAAGCTTGATTTTTTACTATTGAACTTTTTATTCTGTGCATTTTCTATCAACTCTTGCACAGCGAATGCGTCTTGCTGACTCTGTTCTAGCCAATTGATGAAATCCATCAAAGCTACTGTGTTGTCTAAACCTATTTTCCATGCCTTATCGTTTGGGTCCCACATCAACCCTTTCGGCTTACCATATTTTGCAGAAATTACCATGTGATCAGCAAAATCGGATTGATATACTAAATATTCACCAGAAATTCCTACTCTTGCTTTCCCATCAAATAATCTTATTATCATACTTGCTTACCTCCTTATATTTGTTTTTGAATAATAAACCCCTTCTAAATTAAAATATATATACCAAAAAATAATGAAATTTCAAAGTTAAAGACAAATAGCAAAAAGATAAAAAAAGTTAAAGAAGATTTCATGCATTAACAGAGAATAATCTTGCTTTTTTTAGAAAAACATAGTATAATTATATCATAAAAAAGTCAATTTTTAAAAGGGTAATTTAAATTCTTAAAAATCTAAAGATTACAATCTGGATTGATATAATTAAAACGCTAACTTATTTTTTATTTGAAGTAGGAGGAACAAAATGTTGATAAGCATAGAAGGAGTCGAAGCTGCAGGTAAAACTTTGTTATCGAACAAGTTGTGTGATTCTTTAAATAATTCAGGTGTCAATGCGGTTGTATTGAGAGATCCAGGTACTACTAAATTAGGAGAATATCTCAGAAAATATTTGAAAGAAAATGAAACCACAAAAGAGGAAAGGTTATATTCCATATTAGCTGTAAAAGCATCTCTAAAACGTGAAATACTAAAACAAGAAAGAGAAGATAAAATAGTTATTATGGATAGATATATAGATTCTACTGTGGTATATCAAGGATTAAAGGATGAATTTGGTGTTGATAAAGTAATGATGTTAGGTGAAGATATTTTTTTAATTCCGCAATTAACCTTTATTGTTGATGTTTCTTTAGAAACAGTTATATCTAGGATGAATCATAGAAAGGAATTTGATATGATAGAAAAAGACTTCAAAGAAGCAGAGCTTTCGGAATTACTTAAATACTACAGGCAACTTCCGAAAATCTTTCCTTCACGCATTTTCTACTTTCTTAATGGTGAAGAACCAATTGAAAAATTAATTTTTAAAGCAAGAGAAATATTAGGATTCTAATTTTTTTATCTAAAAACAAGGAGGCTATAGTTGATGTTAAATATATTTGATGATTATTTAGTATCGGAAAATGCACAAGAGATTTTAAAAGACAGATATTTTGCAAAGAGAAATGACAAATATGTTGAAAGTACATGGAGCGATGTTGCAAGAAGAGTGGCTAGATATATAGCGGCGGCAGAAGGTGTAGATAGTGAATTAGAAGATGACGAACTTTTGGAACGTATAAAGGTAAAAGAAGAAATATATTATGAATTAATAAATAAAAGAATATTTCTTCCAAATTCTCCTACTTTATTTAATGCTGGAGAAGCTATGCCGATTGAATGGTTCCAAAAAGATATAAAAGAGATGAGTTTAAAGGATTACGAGCTCATATATGAATCTCGCAATAGACACGATATGTTATCGGCATGTTTTGTCAGTTATACTGAAGACGATTCAATGGAAGGTATATTTGATTATGCAAAAAAAGCAGCTCTTATATTGAAATATGGTGGTGGTGTTGGGTATGATTTCAGCGTGTTAAGACCAAAAGGGGCATTAGTACATGGTACTTCTGGATATTCTTCAGGACCTATTTCTTTTATGCAGGTGTACAATGCAACCGCTTCTACTATACAACAGGGTGGTAAAAGGCGAGCAGCACAGATGGCTGTAATGAGATATGACCATCCCGATATTATGGATTTTATTAACTCTAAAAAGAATAACGATGGTAATAGTGTACTATCGTATTTCAATATATCGGTTAATATAGATGATCCAGAAAGCTTTTTAGATAAATATGAACATGATGATAAATTCAGCTTAGTTTTTAATGGACAAAAATACAAAGAAGTATCAGCAAGAGAATTTTTGGATATTATTTCAAAAAATGCTTGGGGTACTGGTGATCCTGGTTTATTGTTCTTAGGCAGACATAACAAATATTATGCTAATTCAGACAATACTCCAGTTACTGCTACAAATCCATGTTTTGCTTATAATGAGAAACTATTAACAGATAAAGGTGAAATAAGTATAGGTGAACTAGACGGGCAAACGGTGATGGTATGGTCACCTTTTGATAAAGAGTTTGTAAAATCAAAAGTATTTAAAACAGGAACTAAGAACACAATAACATTAAAGCTCAGTAATGGCAAAGAATTAAGAGTTACTCCTGACCATAAGGTATATGATGCTGAGACATTGAATTGGAAAAGTGCTAGTAACATGTTAGGTAGAAAAATCTTATACAAATCTTATTTTGATATAGAGTACAGAGATTCTGTGAAAGAATCAATAAGAGAAAATTCACCAAAAGTGGTTGAAATTGTACAGAACGATATTGAACCTGTGTATGACTTTTCTATGGAAAAAACACATGCAGGTGTAGTCAATGGATTGGTATGTCACAACTGTGGTGAAGAACCATTACCAAATCATGGATCTTGTAATTTAGGTAGTTTGAATGTGAAAATAATAAATGAGAAATTACCAGAGTTTTATAAAATAGGTACTCCAGATTTTGAAAAATTTAAAGAAATAGTAGGATACACCATTATGTTTTTAGATGACGTTGTTACCATGAATGTGTATCCTTTAGAAGAAATAGAAAAAACTGCTAGGGAACAAAGATTTTTAGGACTCGGTATAATGGGATTTGCGGATATGTTGTACAATAAAAGAATACCATATGATAGTAAAGAAGCTAGAAATATTGCGGTGGAAATGCAAGCTGCTATATCTTATTTATCACATGTTGCAAGTTCTGAAATAGCAAAAGAGAAAGGTAATTTTCTTGATTTTGATAAGTCTAAATATCCGCAAGGACATATTCCATTTCCTTTACATACAGATTCAGATGAGATAGCTGACCTTACTGATAATTTGAAAAGATTGAACGAAAAAATAATAGAACATTTTTCAACAGATGGTAAAAAATATAAAAGGAATGTTCAATTGAATACAATAGCTCCAACAGGGTCTATATCTAATTTAGCTGATGTCTCTTCTGGATTAGAACCAAATTTTGCTTTGGTATATACCAGATTTATGCTTAATAAAGATGGCAAAAGAGTACCACTAATTTACATCAACAACGAATTAAAATCATTTTTAAAAGAAACAGATATAGAGTATTACAATGAAATAATGAATAAGGTTGAAGAATTTCAAAGTGAAGCTGCTAAAGTTGAAAATTATAAAGAAGTACCTAAGCTAGCTAAACTTGAAGAAGATATAATGGATTTGAACAATCTTATGTATTCAGATAAAATCGATGAAAAACTGAAAAAGGTTTTTGTTACTGCTCAAACTATAAAACCAATAGATCATTTATATATGCAAGTAGCGTTTCAAGAGTATATAGACGCTTCTGTATCTAAAACCATAAATATGCCAAAGGAAGCAACAGTAGAAGATATTAAAGATATATATTTGCAAGCTATGAAACATTTTGTCAAAGGTATTACTATTTATAGAGATGGTAGTTTGCAAACACAAGTTTTGACTACTAAAAGTAAAGAACCAAAAAAATCTAAACATACTGTAGATGGATTTACTTTCTTTTTGGATCAAAAACAGAAAATTGTACCAAAACCAAGATTAGAAACTATGCCAAGTATAACGAAAAAAGTAAAAACACAAGAAGGTACGACATACATGAATATTACAATAGACCCAGAAAATTTCTCACCATCAGAAATTTTTTTATCCAATGGTCATGAAACTGCTGAGATCATTGGTAGATTGGCTTCTATATCCTTAAGAGCTGGTGTGTCCCCAGACGAAATAATAAAACAACTAAAAAAGACTAAAGGAACTTATGCAAAAACTATAGGAGAAGAAATGGAAAATATAATCAAAGATATACCAAGATTATATTTCAAAAAAGAAGTAAATAAGAAAACACATTATACAAAAGAAGAAATGAAAGATATGAAATATGATTCTAAAAATCATGTTTATATTGATGAGGAAGGAAATTCAGTATGCCCTGTGTGTGGGGCAATAAACAGTTTACAATATGCGGAGGGGTGTGTAACCTGCTTGAGTTGTGGCAATTCTAAGTGTTTGTGATCTCTTTTTTCTTCTTAAAGTGAAGAGTGGTAGTGCTCTTCACTTCTTTTTTTTTCTGTCTTTGGTATAATTTTGCTAGAGAAGGGGTGGTCGCCATAGTAGGAAGATTTTTATGGATAATAAAAAAAGCACATAGTCTTATAATGCAATTGATATCCCTTGTAGTGGATAAGAATTTAAAAACTACTAAAACATCAAATGTTAATATGGGTAATACAAAATTTAGTCTAGAAGATCATAAACATACTATGTTTTTGCCAAAAAATATAGTTCCTTATACTACAAAAGGTTTACTTAACAGATCTGGGAGACAATTTTTTTCTACTGATTTTCTTCCTGTAAAACATGATCATTCAAAATATATTAATCAAAAAGTTTTAACTGTTGTAGATAGGAATTATTTAACAAATTCAAATTATGTTGAGTTTGTTCCTGAAAGCAAGGAACATAAACATGATTACTACTTGAAAGAACAAAAGATATTATTTGAAAAGGAAGATTTAGAAGCTAACAAAGGAATTGGATACAAAGTTATAAATAATATAAAAGATTATCCAAACAATAAATATGTATTAAAAGTTAATGGGGAAGAGTACACAGGATTTATTGATAAAAATTTATTTTTCTTTAATAGGAATTATTATAGGACATTGCATGTGCAAGAAGTTAAATACAATTATTTGTACAGTACTAAATATGCTGAAGTGATGAAATTAAAAAAAATATTAGGTAATTTTGTTGAAAGAGATTATGCTTTGTATAGATTGTATTTGAACAATGTTGATTTAATGGCTGAAATTATAGATTTAACTTATGACAATGGGAATCTATTGCTAACTAAAGATATAGGAAATATTTTACCTGGATCTTCTATTGGTTTTAAAATACAAAAAGAATATTTAGGTAGAGATATTTGGTTGATAGATTTACCAAAATCTTTTGTAAAAAATATAATGGAAGTATTCAATGATAGAGGTCAGAAAAAGACATTAGAATTGGTTAGTGATAGAGAAAAGTTTGAATATGTAGATGAAGGAATTTGTGTAAGAGGGATAAATTCTGATGAAGAAATTTATTATATAGTTCAAAGTAATGTAAGCAGTTTATTAGGTGAATATGAGATAAAAGATCTTGTAAATGGTTATATAGTAGTAAATAGTGAATATTATGATGTCAAAGAAGGTAAAGCAGTATTACCTGTATTGAAAGATACAATAAATTCAGTAACCGCTATAGAAACATTATTTGAAATGGAAAATGTTTTTGAAAAATCTAAAACGTATCTCGAAGGTTCCATGCAACCAAGTGTTATATCAGAGTATACTCATGAACATCCAGATTATTCACAAATGGGTATGAAGCATAGATATTCGGCAAAATTAACTGACGTTTATAATGAAACATATGAACCAAAAGACATATCTCCAAGATATCATATGCATGAAAATTTATATATAAATAAAATTATAGCCAATGATATTTTCGTGCCAAAAAATTTTTCCATTGATAGTGCAAGAGGTATTCAAGACCACGATTTAAAATATAAATTAGGTATTTTCAGATACAATATAAAAACTGCATACAATAAAGTAGTTAACCCAGTATTTAATTTAGACTTATATAAATCAGAAACTAAAGGGCAAATGTATTTACCTAACTTATCACATATTACTGTTAATGGTGTAGGTTACAATACGACAGTATACGATTACAATGTTCCTTTAAAATTTTCTATAAATGCTTCGTTAAGACAACAAATAGAAGCGTGTATGGCACAATCAGCTTTAAATGTGTCTATATATATAATACCTGAGTCGTTTATTTTGCAGAAAATACAACAAGTTACAGGGCAAAAGGATTTGTACATACAATTTTTAATGGAACCGATAAAATCGCAGATGGTTGTTAATAGATTAAATGTATCCAATTCAGATTATAATATAGATGGTAAAGGATACATATCTCCTTCATTTACAATAGGTACAATGAATGAAGATGAAATTTTTAAAGCTATTGGTTCTTATAGAACTAAATCATTTAGCGATGCAATATATAAATATTCTTTTGAATATAACCAAGAACAATTGAACCATTTAGGTTATTCTTTTGGACAATTTGAAAATAATGGATTTTCTGTTTATAACTTTGGGTTACCTTTTACAGCATTTGTTCTAATTCCAAAAAATGAGTAAAAAAAAGGGCAAAGCGATGAGCTCGTTTTGCCCCAGAATACGTGAACTACTTACCTCTAAAGAGGTAAGCTTCCTAATTCATCGACCGTTGCGACAATGAATGCCCGTCTTACACAGTCTCCAAAGGCTTAACATCCCCCAGTTCCTGGGGTAGAGTTCTTTTAAGCAGGAACTAACTGCAATACAATTATATCACATTCGTAAGTAATTAACAACGATTTTTGCCTTAAATTCGCCTTGTATTTTCAGCTTTCATCTCTCCAATAAATTGGAGAGTGTTCTCGCTGAATTTTCATAAAAATAGCAGGGGGTTTTATCAAAGTTTTGCTAGATCTATTATATACTTTTCAGGAATATCGACTAAAGAATCAGAAATTTTGGATTGAGTATTAGCAGAAATCTTTATGAGTTTTTCTATTAGTTTGTTTTTATTTGAAATGTCGAAAATGTGGGTATTTTCAATGATATTTTTTATTTTTCTTTCTATTTGCAGAAAATAATCAACACTAAAACCTCCAAAGCTAGGAACATTGTAAAACGTATTTCTATCTATAAAATCTATTTTGGGAATAAAATCATCCAAATGATCGATTATTTCTTCTTCAATTATTTTACCATATATATCTCTCAATTCATCAATAAATTTCACTAATCTGGATTTTAGAAAAATAGTTCTTATTTTTTTGTTTAAAGGGTTGTATAGATGTTTAGTTCTTTCATTAAGTCTTTCAAAAAAATAATAAACATCATCTTCATCTTCTTGCTCTACTAAATAAGGAATAGAAGCTTTCCAAAAATAAGAGTATGGATAAAAATGATATTCAGGTCCATTTGTTTGATACTTTAATTTTTTAGTTGTTTCATCTTTAGAAAATAGAAAAGTTATACACGTATTAGGATCAAGACCTCTATACACAATATTGTTCATCAATATAAGATATATTAATTTCTTATCATCGAAAACATTTTTATTAGATTCAATGGTTTTTTTTATTAACTTCATAAAAAAAGGAAAGCGTTCGAGAACTTCATCTCGAACGTTTATAAACCTATTAGGGATTTTAATTGTATCTTGAGGCATAGTCATTCTTCCTTTATATAATCTGGAATATCTTCTATTTTTAGTTGTTCGAAAGAAGCATTATTTAGTAGGAATACATTATTAATTGCAGCAAATTTATAATCTTTATCTAGATATCTTGTGAAGAATGCGGGTATATCATTCGATGATAAGGATTCTGGAATATTTAATTTTACTTTCATAAAATTTGCGGGAAAAGTTTGAGTTTTGATTATAATTTCTTCAGGGATAATTTTGGGGTCATAATGCTCCATAACATTCTTTATAACTTCACGCATAAATTCTGGTATATTCTTCTTGGTTATTAAAGTCTTCCACATTTCACTGAAGAAATCAGAGTTTTTAGAAGTATGATTGTAAATAACCTCACCTTCGGTTACATCGGTATCTGAAATTTTAAATAAAGCGAAATCGTTGGTCCTTATAATTGGTACATCAGGAGATTCAATGTCATCATTTTGAGTCTCTATAAAAGCTATTTTTGAATATAGATCACTAAAAGTAATTGTCTCATCAAAATTCAAATTGCTTAAAAATACTATCTGCATATTTTTCCCTCCTATATATTTTTTAGAATTGCTACATGGTTTTTGCCCAATTTATTCTCATATTGGTGTCTAGTTTCTTTAGCATAGTCTGGTGTTAATATCATATAATGATTTTTTGGAATAAGATTATCATCAACAGAATAATATCCATCAGTAAGTATAACTGATAATTTAGATTTTTTCCTTTCTAATTCTAAATAGAAATCTTTTGGGTCAGTTCCTCCTCTGCCTTTTACATTTATCTTCTTTTTCTTCAAATCTTTGGATTTTAAAACGTCTTGAATTTCTGTGTCAAACAGATAAATAGTTATATCCATATTTTTAGCGAGAAACTGAACTTCATTCAAAAACATTTGAAGTTCTTCATCGGAAATTGAAAGTGAAGTATCAATTCCAATATCCATGTTACCTCGCTTTTTTGTTACATGTCCAGGGATCATATTTGGAAATCTTTTAGAACGACGTTTGGTTGTATAATGTAATTCTGTTTTTGTTCCAACCATAGCAGCTGTTCTGAGCAATTGTCTCCAAGAGATCTGTCTTTTCTTTTTGATTAATTCAAGGACTCCTTCGTATTCTCCTGGGAGAGAACCAACTAGTTTCTTGGCATCTTCTAAAATTTCTTTTAATAATTCGTCCAGAAACTCTTTTTGATATTCGTCAATTTCTCCTTTTACGTCTGGTTGATAATTTTCTAAAAATGGATTCTTAGACTTATTTCTGTTCTTAGAATCCTTACCTTGATTGTTTTTATTTTCTTCATTATCCTTTTTAGGATCATCATTGTTATTTGAAGAGTTTTCACCTTGATTTTCTGGAGTGTTTTGATTAGTCGTACCATTAGAATTATTATTATTTGAAGAATTGTTTTGATTATCTGGAGAATTTTGATTTGATTTGTTATTAGGATTTTGTTGATTAGAATTATTTCCATTAGCATCAGAGTTATTATCTTCATTGCCATTTGAACCACTTTGTTTATCCACTAGTTTTTCCAAGATGTCATATAGATTATCAGAAGTAAAAGGTATATCTTTAAAATAATATGCTTTGAAAGGTTCTGATGCACCTTTTACTCCATAACGATAACCTTGTATAAAAAATAATTGAGCTAATCTTCCAGTTTCTGGTTTTTCAAAAACATCAGGTGAAACTTCTACTGTAGGAAATTTTCCTGTTAATGCAAGATCAACGGGATGTACTTTGGTTAGACATAATTGTTGAAGGTTAGGTAAATCGTTCATTACAGCGTCTTGAGCTATGTTGAGAAGTTCTGCATGCCCTTTTTTTATCCAATGTCTTAAAAGAAAGTGATTTATTTCATGTTTGATTGCAAATATTAATTGTTTTCTCAAATTTTCCTGAGTTAATTCGTTAGTTGCAGCTAACAAGAATGCCCAATAAAAAGCATCAATACATATTTCTTTTGTATTGAAATCTATATAATTTTGTTCACCAAGAAATCCTAATCTTATATTGAATTGCGATAGAGCATAACTTTCTAAAATAGTTATCATAGAAGATTCTCTTGCTCTGTCAAAAGTTGCAACTACATCTATTCCATAATCTTTTATAAAAGCTTCATTTAGCTTTTGAATAGGATCCATAATGTACCTCCTTTCATTTTTCTTGAGTTTCTTTTGTATCACTCAAGAATCTGGAACTTTCTACAGAGAATTTCGTATTTTCAAACATGAGTGGATATTTATTGGATAGTTCTTCATATCTTTCATATATTACTCTGTAAAATATTCCTGCGGTTTCTGGTGGAACTAATTTCAAAAAATCTATTACGTTGGATAGTTTGTCATATACAAATTCTTTGGTTTCATTGAAGAAAGTCGTTGTTATAGAAGTTACAAGTTCTAATAAGTTATCTGCTACGGCTACGTTCATAGTTTTGAACTTTCCGGAATATATATCTTCCAATGTTATAACTTCTTTCTGTTTTTCTTTCAAATAATTCAAATACTTTTGACTAATTTTAGGTCCAAACACGCTTATAGTTATTGGCTCTAAAACTTTTATAACATGGTCAACATCTGTAAATTCAACGAATGCTTTTTGAGTTATTTTATCCATCCTCTCAAGTGTTCTTGGAGTAATGGGAACTGTAGGCATCTCAAAATTTCTTTGTGTCATTTCCCATAGAGTTATCTCTTGGTTCATAAAATCGGGAATATATTTTATTTCGTTCTTTTTTGTCCAATCTGTCCATTCCCTGAGAGTTGGTTGAAATTTTAACGGTACAAATCTATCAAGAAATGCTGGGTCAGAAAAATCATCAACTTCATATTCGCCTTGATCATCTTCATTTGGATTCATAGCAGAAATTATCCAAGTATCAGCTGGTAAGATGTTGTTCATTATCCTTTTATCCAAAATCAATTGCATTACGCCTGCTCTTACCAATGGATTACTTCTATTGATCTCATCTATGAATACAATGGAATGTTCCTTTTCAGGGAACCACTCTGGTTTTAAATAAACAGTTTTTTCTTTGTTGGTATCACTTGGTAATCCTAATAAATCACCTGGCTCCATAACACTGAGATTCAATATGATGCAATCTCTTCCTTCTTCTTTTGCTATTTCTTTCACTAACTCAGTTTTTCCTACCCCTGCTGGTCCAACCAATAATGGTGCATAGCCACTTTTTAGTATGAGTTTAATACTCTCTTTTAAAGTCATCTTAACTCCTCCTTTTAAATTTAAAAGTGGGGTATAATCCCCACTTCGTATAATTACATAATATATACCAAAAAATTTTGATTTTTTTTAGTAAAAGGAGCGTTAAACGATTATTTTTTTGGTTGAAATTTTTTTACAATCCAAGAGATAAATTTGCCTTTCTTAGGACTTTTAACGATAAATCCAAACACTATAACACCTATTATCATAAACCAAAATGGTTCAATGGTAACTAAATGAAATAAAGGGAAAATGAAGTAAATAACTGCACCAGTTAAATATCCAATAATCAATAATACTCCTAATAACATACCTAGTATCTTAAAAAATCTTCCAACTTTTTTTGCTATTTCACTTAATTTTTGAAAAAAGTTTTTCAAACAAAACACCCCTTTTCTTTCTGGATTATCTCAATTTTACCATTTTTAAAAAATAAAGTCAAGTGAAAAATATGAGAAAAACAGGAAGTTTTTTCGTCAATAGTTTTCTGAACCGAACGTCAAATCCTAAAATGATAAGATATATTTGAAAGCAAAAAATAAAGAGGAGATAAGAATGCTTAAAAAAGAATTTGAAAAAACAAGTGAAACAGCTTCCTGGGTAGCTCCAGTAGCCGTAGTTGGTGGGGCTTTCACTGGAAAATTGTTATACGATAAGATAAAGGAAAATCAAGAAAAGAAAAAATTACAGCAACAAATGCCAATGCCTACTCAATTGTATGAAGTTCCGATGATTCCAGTGGAACCTAACGCAACCAATAGTCAATCAGCACAATATCAAAATTTCAATTTTTAATGGGGGATAATACTTATTGTTAGATAAAATAGAAAGAAAATTACTAGAAATCTATAAAATAACAATAAAAACAGCTCTTAATATATTCAGCTCTCTGAAAGCATTCAATACTAATAGGCTTAAAAAACAAGAGAGTTATGTTTCTTCTTCTAATTTTTCTTCTAATGTTCATTCTCATAATTTTTTGAAAAAGGGAGAAACATCTAATAGTACCAAAAATTTACGTGGCAAAAATTTGGGAGATTTCAGTTTAAAAGAACATACTCACGAAGAATATACAAAAGATAATCTCAATAGAAAAACGAATGAAAATGAAATGAATAGGGTGACAGCTCAGCAAATTTCTAAAAAAGATCATATTCACAATCAATACGTATCTAAATCAAAAACTATTTTTCCGAGATCCAGTAAGCTTTTTAATGGTGATTATTATTCGGTACGTAAAATAATATCACCAAGAGAGCATACTCATAGCGAATTTGTTGAATATTCTCGAAAAGTGAAATATGCTAAAGCATTACATAATGTTGAATATATAAATAACAATGGTGTTGTTGAAGCTAATCCTAAAAATTTTAACATTGAAGATATTTCAAATAGAACTCATAAACATGATGACATATATATAACTAAAAGTACATGCGATGAAGTGTTTATGCCTAAAGAATTTAATATAGATACCGCTAGTGGATATATGAATGTTGAACGGTACAGAGTAAAAATTTACAGATATAAGCCATTAAATAGAAAAACCATGAAAAATGTAGATACATTTCCAATAGATTTTATGTCAACAAAACAATTTGAACGAGAATATTTAGTTCAACCTGAAGGTAGTGTTTTTAGATATATGGATGCTGATAAATTTGCTGCCGGATATGACAGAAATACTATTACAGATTTTATGAAAACTTCTAATGGTGATTTAAATGATGGGTTAGAATTGAGTATTACGGATTTATATAACAAACCTTTTATTCCTGGAAATGAGAATACTTCAGGTATGATGAATAGTATGCTGTGGGATACAGATAAAAAAGTAGAAGGAAGTTCTTATAATGATATAATGGGTTCTTCGCCTTCAACAAAGTTTTTAATCGGATTTTTTAACAATGCAGTTTTCAAAAAACTTTCAGAAGAAGGTCCTAAAACATTAGTGGAATATGATTTAGAAGGTTCTTATATGGAAGTACCTGTTTATGACAATTTTTATTTAGCGTTGAACGATACTGAAACAAATCCCGATTTGGGAGAAATCAAAATAAATCCGAAGGATGAATATGTATATGATTTTGCTAATAACAATGTGGTTGATAGATATTTTTCTGAAGTAGAATACGACAAAGAACAACAGATATGGGATTGGTTATGTGGGTTGCCAGTATATTCAAATGTAGGTGGACCTTATAGTTTTTGTACATTTACTGGAGCAGTACAGGATGTATCTTCTGGAAGTTCTGGAGAAACTTACGAGCCTTTAGAAGATAATATTTTTATTTTTGGTTCTTATTCTCAACCTAATAAAGTAGCAATTGATGATGATGCAACACCAAGGGCTAAAGTTTTAGATGTTAATTTTATGAGTACATTAACAGGAACTACCCTAGCTGTGCAAAAAGGAGACGGAGAAAAATTTCTTTTCGGTTATAGGGATGATTTACAAAAAATAGAATTTGATAGAGATAGTTACCCTTCTTATGATTTTCAATATGCATATACGAATAGACAAAATGTGGATTGGCATGATTTGATGAGTTTGGAATATGTATATACAAATGCACCAGATGGATATTATAAGAATATTGTTTATTCAAGTGGAGAAGTAGAATTAGGGGAAAAATCGTATAAAGTAGAAGATGGTAAATATGAAATAACTAATCTAAACGAAACATCTGCAGTAGGAGTAAGAGGTTTTTGGTTAGAAGAAGTAGGGAGAAATCAAATAAGGTTGGTAGGAGCAACTGATTTTTCAATAGGCAATACATTGGTTTTTCTTGTACCAACACCTGAGAAAATGTACTATTGGGAAACAACTGTAGAGGAATGTTCAGATGGGAATAATATGGCAGGTGTTTGTGTGAATAAAGAAGGATTTCCAGAAGGACGAGTTTTCTTATATATGTATAAACTTAATGGTAGTGTAAAACAATATACTATATTTAATAATTCTTCGAATGCGGCTTTTAAATTAAGAAATGTACCAAGCGATTTATCTAATTATAATCTTTATATAGATGGAGAAAAGAAAGCTGAACATTTGTCAAGTAGTTATGTAACTTTACCATTAAGCTTCAAGAATACAGTAGGACATAATATTGCATTAGTTAAACCATTGTCAGATATACATTTTTATGTAGTAAGTGGTGTTGAAAGTAGTGAGGCTGTTTCTAATAAACAAATAGACGAAGAATATGAATATTATAAAACAAAAATTCAAATACCCCATATTACTTTTAAAGCTATGGATAAAAAACAATATTATTGGTATTATTCTGTTCCTAGTGAACCAGAATATACAGAAACTTCTAACGTGTTAGAAGCGGTTTCACAAACTGTAGCTACATTAGCGGATAATTTTCTACAAAAAATAAGTGATATATTGATTATGGCATTGTTATTTTTAGATTATTTTTTGTGTTGGGCATTTAATTGGATAACCTCAACAGTTGATAATATTATAATAAATGCGTTAAAGCCGTTTTATACTTTTGTCTTTAGAATTTTGATACAAGTACCTATATTATGGTGGACAATTACAATAGTAGATTGGAAATGGTATCCATTTATAGGATTATTACGTCCTGTTATAGCAAGTGTTATACACAGGAAACCGTTTGTACCAATTGCGAGGTTTATATCTAGTAATCCAATTGGGCATAATATAGTAATTTTTTCTAAAGAATATACTACAAAATTTGATTATAAATGGAGAAGAATTTATGGTTTACAGAAAATATACAATTCACCGTATACAGTTTTGAACAAGGTTAAAATTGAGAAGAAAGATGCAGTAGATTTTATATCAAATGCAGCAAATTATTCGTTTGCAGAATCAGACAAAGTAGCTAGTGCACATAAATATTGGGTTTACAAAATTCCAGTTGCACAGTTTTACAAATCTTCAAAGATTACGAATCCTGCTAATTCAGTTAGAACTATACAGGGCAAAAGAATTATAGATCATAAATATTTAGGCTTTAATGTAACATCAGGGCAAGAAACAACAATTGGTAATTATGGGGAACCATTCACTATAATTAGCTTTGAGGAGCTGGAAAATGATTAATAATATTGTCAAAAAATTAATAAATCAAACCATCAAGATAGTAACAAAACTAAAAAAATTCAATACGTTATTTGCATACAATACAAAAAATATTTTAAATCAGGATGGGAGTTTTTCTCCAAAAACACACACACATAACTTTTTGCAAAAAAAGCAAATACCTGAATCTACTGAAAAACTTGGTGGTTCTGAAATTGAACAGTTTTCTCTTAAAGACCACACGCATGAACAATATACAAAAGAAGCCTTAAATATAAAAAAAGATCAAGAAAATATTGATGGAGTTTCTAAAGAAGATTTATCTCTAGTTTCACACAAGCATAATCAATACATATTGAAAACTAAGACTAATTTTTCAACTGCAAGCAAATTATACGATGAAAACAGTAGAAATTATATCGCACCAAGAGTTTATTTTTCTGATAAAGATCATACACATACAAATTTAATACAATTTGGAGTTAAAGCCAAACAAGCTGAAGGGTTATATGCCACCAGTTATAAAAAAGAAGGAAACAATATAATACAGTATACTGACATATTGAAGCCAGATAAAATATCAGGAAGAGGGCACAAACATGACGACATTTATATAACTAAATCAATAGCCGACGGAACATTTATGCCAAAAGATTTTAGAATAGATTATGCAAGTGGATATCATGATGGCGAAAACAAAAATAAAATAAAAATATATAGATATATTCCTGCGGATACGACTGTGAATAAGCAAGTAGAAACATTTGATACTAATATTTTAACAACAGATTATTTTGAGGAAAATATAGCGGTAGTAGAAAAAGGTAGCATATTTGGTTATATAGAAGAAGACAAATTACATTCTGCTTGGCGGAGAAATCAAATTGTTAATCCTGAAGGTTGGGCTGATTTTCCCGGAGATTTGAATAAAAATTTGGGGATGAGCTTGACGAATTTATTTGGTATGAAATCTATTCCTGGAAATAACAATACTTCCTATTTATTAGCCAACATGATTATGAATGAAGGTAGTTTGGATGGAGTAAATTTAGACGATTTATATGGTAATGCAGCGTCTACTCAGTTTATAATATTATTTGCAAATAGTGCTGTTCAAAAGAAACTTAATGAAATAGGTCCTAAGCCTATAATTGAATATACACCAGATGCTCAATATGTAGATGTAGACGTTCACACTTCGATGTATAAAAGTTTTACAGAATCTGGTAAAAAACAAGGAAGTATAAAAACAACCGGAGCAAATCAATATTTATATAATGCAACTAGTAGATCCAAAACATCCGAATGGTCAACTACACAGTACAAAGAAAATACTAAAAATTGGATATATAACAAAACAACTACTGCAGGGAAAAAAGTATCAGGATGTAATGCTGCTTCTAAGATAAGAGATGAGATATATAGTTGGTATAGTGCCACAGATATACTATATTTAAGAGGATTGAACAAAAACGAATATTATTGGTATTATGATGTACCAGCTCAGCCAGATTTAGGTGAAACCGAAAATGTGTTTGAATATATAACTGAATCTATAAGTTTAACCGTTGAAAATTATTTTAAAAAGATCTTTGATTTGTTCGTGGTACTTTTGCTATCAATAGATTATTTTCTATGTCTAGGGATCAATTATATATTTTCTTTATTTGATAACTTGTTAGTCAGTATGATAACTCCTATTATGTTGTTGCATCTATACATAGATTTAGCATTATTTAAAATAGATTGGATGCCAGCTTGGAGTTTAATAAGTTTATTTAAACAGTTTGTTATGCGTAAGCCTTTAGTACCTATAGCAAAGTTCGCAGCAACTAATCCTATGGGTACAAATATTATTTTGTTATCCAAAGAAGTATCAACTAAATTCAATACAGAATGGAGAAGGCTTATAGGGCATACACCTGTGATTAAGACTCCATATCAAATGATTAATACTTTAAAAATAATGAAAGAAAATCCTAATTCGTCTGTAGTTTTTATACAACCATCTGGAAATTTTAATTTAAATAAGGATTATGTACAAATTTTGAATTCTTGGACAATTACTACTGGGGTTCCGCAATACACTGGTCCCCATCTATTGAAGAATGGTGAATCTTCTTATAAGATAATATCAGCTAAAAATAAAGTTGATTGGAAATATATAGGATTTTCAGCACAAAGTTCAGGGCAAGAATTTGTAGTCAATAATTATGGAATACCTTTTACATTAATTTCCATAGAAGAAATAGATTGAGGAAGGAGGCAAAGTGCTTAGGCACTTAATTTTATGAAAAGATTAATAAATGAGGAAGCACAGAAAGTTAAAATATTGAATTATATTCTTCAAGCTTCAAAGGATTCAGCATTGAATGTGTCGGAAGTGATCAATGTAGCAAATTCTTTTAAAGTGACAGAAATGTTATTACCAGCGGTATCTAAATATATGGTGCCGTATTCTAATTATACATATAGAATATTGAATAAAGAATTATCAGAGTTTGCAATGAAAGACCATATACATTCAGAATATGTTGTAAAAGGTGAAGTAATAGACGGAGCATACACAATAACGGATGGTGTAAATAATTATAAACCTACTGATTTAGCACCTGCAGAACATACACATGATTATGTTAAACAAGATGACGTAATTACTGTTACAGAAAAACTATCAGGGGTTGATTATTCTACCTTTGCTAGAAAAGAACATGAACATCCTGAATATTACAAAAAGGATGATATAGTTCCTAATGCAGTAGAGATTGATGGAGTAAGGGTACAAGATCTAGCTTTTAAACAACATAACCATGGTTCTGATTATTACAAAAAAAATGACATTGTAGAAGATACAACCGCTTTAAAAGATGTTAATGGCAATATATATACCCAGAGTTCTTTTTCTCCAAAAGAACACAACCATGATGATTTGTATTATCCAAAAGAAGAAGCTTTATCAAAATTTTTAACCTTTGAAGAACCTATACCATTATCCAATTATATATATGTAGACGTTTACGATATAGAAGCGACTAATACGATAGACGTAGGTAGACCTGAAGCATATCTGAATTTACAGTATCCACATAACATAAACGGATTTAAAACAGGTTCTTCAATGAATGCAACGACTAAGAAGATAAGAAGTAATCAATTAGCAAAAGTAGTAAAAATAAATGCTTCTGTTAGCAGAGGTAGATACGTTCAATTTTCATTATCTTTAAACAATTCTATGTTAGAAAACAACAGAACTTTTGGTGATATTTTAGGCATACTGGTTCAACAAAAATTAATAGGTATAAATGTAGGTACTGAAAGAAATGCACCTCCAAATTATGTTATGGTAGCTTGGAATGGATACGATATAAAAATGTATGCATATGATTTTCCACAAAGTTCAGCTGTTGATGTAGATTTGTTGATATTTGTAGCCGTGAATTGAGGAGGTAATAATTGTGATAAAAGTATACGATGTAGTTCCTGTTGATCAATTAAAACCTGATACTGTATATAGTTTAGTGTTAGTCAATAAAGATTCTGGAAAACCATATTCAGTATGGAATTCTAACAATCTCGCTTTTCCTGAAACTGATGATGCTACGGTTGTAGTAGCTGTTAATGCTCCTAAAAAAGAGATAGAAACACAATTAAATAATATATTTTTTAAAAATGGAGCTTTTTATAGAACTTGGGAAAGGTATCCGACTAGATTGACTGTATATGAAAATCAAGATACACAGTTGTATTTAAAGGCACCTGAAAGGAAAGAAGCAAAGGTAACCATAAATATTAATAAAACAAAAGAGTTAGAAACTAAAACTGATGCAACTGGTGAATTGAAATATGTTATTAAATACAGCGAATTTAAAGATTGCCCAGATTTTTTTAAGATAAGAGTTTACAACGATGAATGGGGTAGAGCAACTATACAAGCTATGATAAGACATTTGGAGGAATTTGATTATTCCTATATGAAAGGGCGAAGTGATGAAACACTAACTAAATTACAAGAAGAAATAGGCAGGTTAATAGAAAATCCACAAAGTATAGATCAAACGGCAAGTATGATAAAGAATTTACTTGGAGGTTTAACTAGTATTGGTACGGATAATTCTATAAACAATATATTCAATGTTGCAGGGCAATTAAACAAGGATGTAGATAGTAATGAGTTGTTACAACATATCAATATAAAGGTGCCTGATTTAGGTAAGATGTTGGGTGAAGATAAAGAATTGATAGATGAAATTCAGAAGTTAGCAAAAGAACAAGGTGTTGAAAGTTTAAATTATGATTCATTGATAAAAATTTTATATAAATTAAAAGGCAAAAAATAATTTTTAGGGAGATGATACCTTTGAAATACACAATTAATGTTGAAGAGAATAACTCAAACAGTAATTATATAAAGTATTTTGTAGGTTCAATACCGGATAGTTATGAATTGAAAGGAGAACATAAAAACATAATTTTTAAAATAACCCAAAAATCTTTTAAAATATTGAATCCAAAGCAACAAAGTGAAATAGAAGTAGATGAAGGATATTTAATACCTATATTAATGCGAACGAATATAGTAGATTTGTTTTCAAAAGAAGAAGATAGTGAGTATACAGTAGGATTTTTTGATCTATTTTCGTCAAAATACGAATTATATGACATTGTAGAAGGAGATTTTATTAACAAAAAAGATGAGGAATTGGTTAAACGTATAAGAAAAATGGTAGGGGTCTACTAGGAGGCATTCTTTATGTTAGAAAAACATGGGGACATAGGTCAAGAATATGTACAGGTTTTAAAAGAAGCTTTTGAAAAGAATAACGGCATGTTGTTACCAGAACATATTAAATACAAGAATAGACTTTTAGAATATGGATATATTACATCTGAAGGCAAAATTACTGATGACGGTAAATTAGCGATAGAAAAAGGGGTATAAGATGTCCAAAAAAACTTTAGAAATGTATAGGTCGGAATTTGCCGAGTCAATTTTGAAATATAACAACAAACCTTTTACATTGGAAGGGCGTGATTATTTTAGACCTTTTTTTGATTTAGAACATCCCAGATTTTTAGCAAAATGTGGAAGGCAAGTTGGAAAATCTTTAACGTTGGCGGCTAAATATGTAGTAGATGCTACTACCAAACCGTTTTTTAAAATTTTACATGTCAATCCTACTATGAATCAAGTTAAAGTTTTCTCGTCTCAAAAATTGAAGCATTTTATACAGTATTCACCATATATACAAAAATATTATATGAATCCAAAATTTTCAGTTGACAATGTATTTCAAAAAGATTTTAGTACAGGGTCGCAGATAATACTAAGAAGTGCTTACCTTACTGCTGACCATATAAGAGGTATAGCTGCTGATATGATTGGATTAGATGAAATACAAGATTTATTAACGGATACTATTCCAGTTATATCCGAAACATTATCAGGTTCAGAATACAAATATCGTTTTTATACAGGAACTCCAAAGAGATTTCAAAATCCTATTGAGGATACATGGAAAGAAAGTACTATGTCAGAATATGCAATCAAATGTACGCATTGTGGAAAATGGAATATTATTGATGAGGATAATTTAGGCCCAAATGGATTGATATGTAGTAATCCTTCATGCAATAAAGAGCTTGATACAAGAAACGGTGAATGGGTTAATATGGCAGATCCAACAGATAAGTATTTTATTGGGATGAGAATACCACAGGTTTTATCTCCGACGGTAGATTGGGATGATATTAATTACAGAAGACGTAATTATCCAAAGGGTAAGTTTTACAATGAAGTGTTGGGATTACCGTATGAAGATGCCAACATGCCGATGAACGAAGAGATGTTAAGATTGGCTTCTGAAAATAGAGATATGGATACTGGATACAATTCAGAAATTTTTTATGGCAAACCTTTGTACATGGGTATAGATTGGGCAACGTATTCATCTAAAGACAGTCAATTGGATTCTTATACTGTTTTGGTTATAGGGGGATATGATCCAAAAGGGATATTTAGAGTAGTGTATATGAAAAAGTACAAGGGTAAGGAATCTGATATGAATTATGTACATGAGGATATATTGAAGTTAGCTCAAAAGTTCAGAGTAAGTTTAATAGGTGTAGATTGGGGTATAGGTGCTGGTGGAATAAATGCTAGGTTGAGGAAAGATTTATTGAAACAACAATCAAATATGGACCCTGTGTTGGAATTCTCCCTCAATGGAAATTTAAAAATATTGATCAAATGGGATAGGGAAGGTTACAAGTATATAGTAAGTAGAACACAATCTATGAGTAATACAATGCAGCGTATAAAAGAGCGAAGAATATTATTTCCAAAATACGAAGTATGGAAAGAGTTTGCAAATGATTTTTTGAATATATATCAAGATTACAACGAGAATCTTAGACAAATATATTTTACTCATGAAAAAGGTAAACCTGATGATGCATTTCATGCTTTAAATTTTTGCTATCTTGCAGCTTCTTTAGGCACTGGAAGGATCAATCCATATGACGCTAGAATAACACAAGAACCTGTGAATGATTCCGAGTTGGAATAAATAGTTAACTAGTGGGATTCATATTGAACCAATGAAAATTTTGACAATGATATAATTGAAAAGAGGAGGCTGGGAAAATTGAATATGACAAAGTTGAGTAACGATATTTTGGCTACAAATGTTGCAAAAATATATTTAGCTGATACTAGCAAATCACCGGATTTAATAGTAGCTGAGATATCTATTGAAAGAGGTTTGAATTACAATGAAATTAAACGTTTGATAGAAAGAACTAATCAACTTATTCAACTAAAATTGTTTGAACAAAACAAGGTTGAATTTCCAATAATAAGATTAGAAAATGTATTAAATTGGTTGAAAAAAATGCAAGAAAATATAGAAATAGAGGAAGTTAAAAGCGAAGTTTCTTCTAACAGTATACATCCAGAGGATTGGTTGTTGGATGATATAGATTGGTCTAAATCCCAAGAATGGATAGAACCCGTACAGACAAAATTAGCTTCTTTGAATATTACTAAAGAAGAACCAAAAGACTATTTTTATGATTCTATTTCTAAAAAGTCTGTAGATTCTGCTGTAGAATTTTTAAAGATAGCTGAAGACGAAATAAGGGTAACCAATATGCAACAGAGAATGAAACTGATGGAAATAGAAAATAATATGAAGAAAATAATGGGGAAAATACCTCCTGAACAATTGGAAAAAATTTTATTGAATGAAATAGAAAAAGAAAATATTAAATATGAAGATAAAAAGAAAGCGAAGAGTTTAGTTAGAAGACTTATTGATAAAGTTAAAAAAACATTTATAAGAAAAGAGGCCAGTTTAAAAGAAGTATCCGAAGAAAATTTAAAATATATAATTGAAGGAATAAACGTTTCAGAAGGATTTAAAAAATTGGCTTATGAAAAAGCATTAGAAGAAGAAGTAGAAAATATAGGGTCAGAGAATTTATATGAAACATTAACTAAAATAGCAAATGTTAATTATTATGCTGATAAGTTAGAAAATGATATAAGAAATGCAGAATTAAAATTAAAAGTCAGAAAACAACAAGAAAAAATAGCGATGTTGTTGGAGACGCCAAGTATAACCGAAGATCAAAAAGACATATTATATAATGTACATAGTGTTGTGAAAAATTATGAGAAGGTAGCATCTATTACAGATGAAATTAAAAATAAATTATTGTTGTTAAAAACCGCAGTTGACAAAGGATTAATGGATGAAAAATACTTTGAAAAGATAGCTGCAACAGCAGGCGAAAAAATTGTAGAATTTTCTATAGATCAATTTATGGCTAAATCAAAGAAGATACCGTTGCAAGTAGGAATACAAGGTGCAACCGCTGGTGCTTTGACTTCGACAGCTGTTACTGGCGGTAAAGAAAACAGGGCATACAAAGACAGAGTTAGAAATATAAACGAGATGTACGAAGAAGGGAAAATAACTAAAGAGCAACAAGAACAGCGATTGAAAGAAGTTAGAAAACAGTATCTAGGTGCAAGAGCAAGGAATGTAACTTTAGGAGCGTTAGGAGGTGGCTTGATTGCTGCAGGTGGGGCACAAGCGAAACTGAATAAATATCAAAAAGAGTTACGAACTACAGGGTTAAGTAATAGAACTATAAACAAATTAAACAGTGGTAAAATAACAGAAGAAGATATTTATCAAGATGTTAAGAAAAAAGTTGGTAAAGGTAAAACGACTTCAAGTATCATCGGAGGTATATTAGGAGCATCAACGGAAACATTTATTCCAGACTATTACGAAAAAGAAGAATTATAAGGAGGTTATAAGAAAATGGTAAGAGATGGATTATTGAAGGTAGCAGAAGAGATGCCAAGATATTTTGGTGTGGAGGATAAGCATTTAGAAAAGACGGCAGCTTTAAATGAGGAGATACAAAAGAACAAATACACAGATAGAGATCTACTCAAGATAGCATATGTAAATGTTTTAACAGCTTTGGATATGTTGAAAACTTATAGAAACACCACAGAAGATTTACAAGATATGATGGAAAAAGATGCTGAATATGCAAAAAAGATGTACGAGGAAACTGGTTATTTGACTAAAGTTGCTGAATATTTGGCAAAAAATTTGAAAGATTATGAATTACAAGAAGTAGCAAATGCAATAGACATAATGGAGAAAACAGCTGCTGAACATATGGAAAGAGAAGGATATACAGGTGAAAGAGGTAGGTTGCATGCTCATATTGAACTTTTTGGAACACCAGAAGAGTTAATTAAAGAAGCTGCCTACGATATGCTCGTTGTTGGAAAGAACATAAAATACTAGTACAATTAAGGAGGGTAGAACAATAGGTCTTGAATCCTTTGAGATCTATTAAAAAAAATGCCTGAAAATACAAATCAAAATACGCCTTCACCTCCTGAGCAAGTTGATTCTAGCGGGTTCCCATATGTTTCTTTTGTAGAACAAATATATGAAGGAGCCGATAGATTTGCAACTGGATTAACTGGTACACTTAATCTTAAAGGTCGAGCTTCTCCTAGAATCAAAGTTACAACTGACGATATATTAAAGATGGAGAGATTGTTGAGTCAAAAATATCCTCAATGGGATAAAAAAGAATTAAGAAAATATTTGTTGACAGTTGCACAACTTGTACCAAATTTGTACATGTCTCCATATGCGGTAGAAGAGATAATTAAAAAAGCATTTAATTATGGTGGAATTGATCCGCTAATGTTGATGCAGTATTCTAACTTAATGGCTAAAGGTTTGTGACGAGATGTATAAAAGAATAGAAGGATTTCAATTCACTTTGGATGATAATGTTTTTATATTAGAAGAAGATAAACCTTTGGAAAAGAAAGCAGCGTTGAATATATTGACGCCTAGATTGTTGGAGTATAAAAATTCCATACAACTTGACGATAAATATAGATACATCGCTGTAATTGCTGTTTCTGCTGGTGAAACATGGGGTGCGAATAAAAACGGGGATTATTTTCCAAGGGAAGAATTGATAAAGCATTATCAAACATTTGAGAATGGTTATCTTTTTGAGCATCATAAAAATAAAGACCCTAAAGATGCTTTTGGAAGGATTAAAAAAGCATTCTGGAACGAAGAAATGGATAGAGTAGAATTAATTGTAGCTGTGGAGATGAATGACAGAGGGCAAGAAATGATGAAACTTCTAGAGGAAGGAAATACAATAGATGTATCTATGGGTTGTACTGTACCTTTTGATGTCTGTTCTATTTGTGGCAATATGGCTACAAAAAGAAGTGAATATTGTAATCATTTAAAATACCATATGAACGAGATTTTACCAGACGGTAGAAAGGTATATGCAATAAATATACAACCCAATTTTTTTGATATCTCTTGGGTAACTCGAGGAGCCGATGTGACTGCTAAGGTTTTTGCAAAGGTTGCCTCTGATATGAAACAAGCTAGTATAGATAAAGAAATACCAGGAAAAACAATTGGTGAAATACCTGAAGAAAAGATTCAAGAACTTTTAGATATCAAATTTTTAGAAGATGAACCAATAAGAGATGAAGAATATAAAATATTAGAAAAATATCCAGCTCAAGATGTAATTAAAACATTGATAATGTTAAAAGTTCCATTGAAACCTATAGAAGTACGACAGCTGTTAGGTCCTGGAATGTATATGATAACAGATAATCCTAAAGCTTACGAATATTTTATTGATAACGGACAGTTTAACCCTGATGTAGTAGACGGTATGTTATCATTGATTAAGAGGAGAAGTTTTATCCCGCCTTTTATACCAATGCATAAAGAAGGTAATTATTATAATCCAAATCAATTTGATTTTGATGATCCAGGATATCAAGGATATCTTAAAGTAGCTGCAAAGATGGTGTATACAAATACGGATCAAATATTAAATATGTTAAGTGAGGTTACAAGAGAAATTTTTCAAGAAATGTTTGTTCAAGGAAGTACAAACTTAGAAGATTTGGAACAGTTGCTTGCTGGATACTTAATCAAAGAACCAGATCAAGCAAATAGAGAAGCATTACAAAGATTTTTATCGAGTGTAGAAAATCAGCCGTATTATGCGGCGGCACCAAATGAGCAACATTATAAAATGATATACAAGGCAGCGTCTGATCAAAATATTAATATTTATGGAGATTATGTTGTTAAATATTTAAAAAATAAAGGAGGCAAAATGTAATGGAAAGAAAATGGAACGTAGAAGAACTTGAAAAAATAGCAGAGACTAATGAGTTTATTAAGGAAGCTTCAGTATTAACTAACGGATTGGTTAAAACGGCTGAAGATGCAGAGATGTTCAGACAAGGTTTAATTTTTGGTATGGGGCAAAGAATAGGCATGGTTAAGGCCGCTCAAGAATTAACCGATCAAGTAGTAGCAGATGCGGCTATTCCATCAGCAACGCCAAGCAATGCTCAACCTATATCAACAGAAAATGTAGATCCTAATGCGGGAACTCCTACACAAGTGCCTACAATAGAAATTGATACAGGAGCTCAACTAGTCCAAGAATTAAAAACATTATCAGATGAATTATTGCCCGGCGAATTTGCTGCATACGTTATTCAAAATGGATTAGAACCTATTGTTCAAAACGATCCAGAATTAGCAACAAAATTTGAAGAAGGTAAAGCTGTTTTAAACAGTGCTCAAATGAATGCAAATACAGCAACACCTACAATTGAACAAGCTAGTGTTCCAGCTAGAATGATGAGTGATGTTCCATCAGCTCCTGGGATGTAATTTGCGTCATTTTTGCAATTTTAACAGGAAAGGAGGGAAGGTGCATCCTCTCCACCCTTTAAAGGATGGGGTTTCCTGCGCCGAATGAATGAACGGGACTGTAGGATATATATTAATAAAAGATAACTTAATAAAAACAGCTGCAAAAACTAAAGTAAAAGAGGTAACAAATGCTGCAGTTAGAGCTGCACAGGTAGCTTCAGGAGCAGCTGGAGCAGTTTCTACTGGAATACTAGCATATACGGCATTAAACAATTTAAAGAGGCAAAAGGAACTTCAAAAAAATCAAGAAGAATTAGCTAAGATGCAGTTGGAACTTATGGATCAACAAGCAAGAGAAAATCGTTATCAAGATATTGTTTTATCAGGACAGAATGTACCGTTAAATCAAAATTATGCGCCACAAGGAGAATTTAAAGTAGCTGCAGCTTCAACTACACAACCAGTAGATGAATTTGATGCATATTTACAATCTTTACTTGGAGATATAGAACAAAGTTTTGCTCAACCTGTAGAATCCATAAAGCAAGACAATAGTAATAAATCTGAAATTTCAAGTAAGAAACAAGAAAAAAATATCCAAAAGAAGGCTATGTATTCAGAAGAAGAACGTGAAAGAATAATAACGGATATTTTAGAGAAAAAAGCGAATTTTGAAGGTTATGAGGTTAAAGATATTATCAAAGAAGTAGAAGATTTGAAGGCAAAAAATGATGAAGAATTGGAAAAAGAATCAGAGTATTGGAATTCTAAAATTTTGAATGAAGAATTGAATGTAGCGGAACCGTATAGAAAAGTAGCTACTTCTGAAAATGGGCAAAGAACTTCCGAAGATATATATGTGGAATTGGTGAATAAATTATTGGAATATAGAACAATAAATTAATAGAAAATAAGGTGAGGTGAAATTTAATGGCAAGAAGATTTGAACTTTTGCACAGTCTGAAAGATGTTCAAAGACTGACAAAACAAATGGATTCAGCTATAACTGATGAAGCTGTTAAAAGAGAAATGTTCGCTATTGGTACTCCTGTAGCTATATTGGGTGATGAATATAAGCAAATCCCATTCGATGGATATCCTGTGGTTTATTGGGTTATTTCCGATATAAATAGGGATATGCAAGTATATGGGTCAGGTGTAGCTAACGATGTTTTAGAATCTAATGGATTAACAGCATTTTTTGGCCAAACAAGAGTTATAGTTGATTTTTTTGAAAATTCTGGTGTAGCATATGCTGCTGGACAATCATTGTATGCAAAGAAAGTTGGCAATACTACTGTATTAACCAACAAAGATCCTAATGAGGGAGCAGCAACTCCAAATCCAAGTGTAAAACCTATTGCCCTTGTTGAAGATGTTGTTGAAGAGGGCGGAAGCGTTATAGCACTAAAAATCAAAACTTTATAATCAAAAAATAATGGGAGGTGTACTTCATGAAAAATAATTTGAAAGTTGAGGAACTTTTGAAAGCTGTGGGGGGAGCTCACGCATTTAATCAATTAATATCTGATGCTCTATTTAATAAAACAGCAGAATCTGAAGAAATTGGAAAAACTATCGATGATTTAATAAAAACGGAAGTTAGAGAAGCAATGTTTTTGCCTCAAATAATTACACCTAAAACTATTTCACCAGCAGATTTAGATCAAGATCCAGCTGGCAGAAGTTTAATGTTGTATATTGAAATTGAACCAGAGTTATCTACCGAAGTAGTATTTGGTGATTTCCTAGCGGAAGCTGAAACACAAAGGGTACAAGGTGATAAGGCACCTGTATATTTCTACAAAATTACTTCTCCTGAGATCGAATTTGTAAAGGAAGAATTATGGACTTATAAATATCCATTCACAGAAGTTATAAAAAGTAGATTGACTTATAACTTTGAAAAGGCTATTGAGAAAAAATTTATAGATATGGTGAGAGCTGCTGTTGCTAAAACTGGGCTTCAAACTACAGCTACTTTTGCTGCTACTGGATTTTCATTCAAAAAAGCTGTGATGGATATGATCAATTTTATAGATACTGCTGACAAACCTTTGAAAACTGAAATGATGTTATTCCCAGTTAAATTGTACAATGATTTAATAACTTTACCAGCTTCCGAACTTGGTGATGAATTGTTTAAAGAAACTTTTGTTAAAGGTTATGAATACAACACTTTGATGAACAGACCGTTTGTTACCACAAATAAGAAAGATGTAGTAGCGACAAATGAAGTATTTGGATTTGCTGGAGAGGATTATTTAGGTAAGATGTATTATCTTGAGGAAGAATTGGTATTTTGGCACGAAGTAGAAAAGAACATAGCTTCTTTCCAAGTATGGACTAATCTTGGAATGAGCATAATCAATCCTAAAGCAGTTGCAAAATTAGAATTAAATTAATTTTTTGATGGGTAATAGGGGGATAGAAATATTTGTAAAAAAACAAAAAGGGCTATCCCCTTTCATTTTTCAAAAAAAGTTAAGGAGGTACTGGAAAAAATGGCGAAATTTAAAACACAGAATGGTCATGTGAGAATTTGGGGTAAAAAATTGTATGAACCTGATAGTAATATACATGTAGATTTGTTAACAGCTGATTCTGATCTTTTAGAACAATTAGAAGAGTTAACAAAATTAGGATATTTAAAACCGGTTAGTTTTGAAGAAGCTGAAAAAGAAAAATTTGAAAAGGAATTTAAGGAATTTTATAAGAAGGGTGAAGAGTATTTAAAAGCCAAAAAGGAAGAAAATTTAAAATATATAGAAAGTTTGAAAAAAACGGGTAATCCCAAAATCGATAACAAAAAAATAACTATAGAAAAATTAGAAGCTTTGAAAGGTGGAATGTAACATATTACAAGAAAGGAGGGAATGATGCTATTTTAATTATGGCATCAAAATAACATGAAAACATTCAAAGTAAAAAATGTATCTAAATTTCCAGTGAGAATATTGTATAGATTTCAAGCTATTCCGGCTGGCAAAGAAGTGGATTATGTAGTTGAAGAAGATAATGAAGAAAGAGCATTATATGATTTAAGAGTATTACAAAATTTAGGATATATCAAATATCAAGAAGTGAAAGAAGTTAAGGACGTCGTAGCTCCTGAAAAATCACCTGTACCAATTGAGGAACCAGCAGAAGTGGTAAAGGAAAGAGAAGAAAATTTAGAAAAAGCTCCATCTGAACAGGTTGAATATTCAGATAATATGACTAAAGCAGATTTAGTTGCATTAGCTGAAAAACATGGAGTGGATATTAATTCAAGCGATACTAAGAAAGAAATAATTGAAAAGTTAGATGCTTTTTTTGGTAAAACTCAAGATAAATAGTATCTCCTAGTAAACTCAATAAGGAGACGTAATTATGCCAATTACTATTAATAGTTTTGAAATAGAAGTTAATAATGAAGTATACATGGCAAAAAGTATTTCTTTTGAAAATCTAATACATGCCAATTTTTTTGTTAATGAAATTAATTTTAGTAATTTAACCAAATTAATAGATGGTACACCCCAAAAAAATTATTTACAAATTATTTTTAAAAGTTTAGTAAACGATTCACTTATAAATATATATAAAAGTTGGATATCCTCAATAAGGGCGTTGATTGGCGATTACCCTGAAGTAAATAAACTTATGAATAAAGCATTTTACAGTGATAGACAATATATAGAATTAATTCAATTGACACTTCAAGAATTCAATATGACTCCACCATTAACTGCAAAACTAACTATTCCAGAAGCATACGGTAAGATAGACCCCATAATTATCTATGGCACATTATCACATGCATACAGAAGATTATCCGACGTAGCGGGTAGAAACAATGTACCATGGCAAGGCGGAGAAGTAACTATCGATTTGGATAAATCTCCATATTTTGAGAAATGGTTCAATGTGTTTCATTCGAAATATCAATTCTATTTAGGTGAATATAAAAGGCAAGCTAATTGGGATGCTGCTTGGGGTTCTTACGAAGCAGAAACATTGACAAATTGGGACTATTGGTGGGGATATTAAAGTTTCATAAAAAGGGGCTTTTTTCATTGTGAAATATATAGATGATTTTCAAGTATATGTAGACCCATTAGGTTACATGTTAGTATGGAAGTTCAACAAAGCCCATGTATTTGATGTTAATAGATGGGATATGTACTTATACCGATTTTTAGATAATCCTGAGAATATTACAAAAAAAATAAAGTTGCCTGAATTTGTTGAATTTTATCGAGATGTTTTGTATAAAGAGGATTCACATTTATTTAATAGATATATAGGATATCAACTTGTATTAGTAGATACTAAAACTAATACAGAATACAAAACAGACCCGATATATATAAGTTGGAAAGAAGACCCTGTTGTTGAAAAAATGAGAGAAGAATTGAATATCAAGATGAAGCTTGGCGGGGGGGTACATGGGTATCTTTTTAAGCTCAAAAGAGGTGGGGAAATCTGTGAATGTTATAATCCCACACTAAAAAAAGCTGGTGATCCAAACTGTACCAAATGTTTTGGTACAGGTATAGTAGGAGGATACGTTCCCGGTACTGAGTTCTATGGGATATATACTATGGATCCATATAGACGAACTAATCAAAAACCCATCATATCGAGTCAAAGTATATCTATTATAGCAGATTTACAAATACCTTCTTATGAAGGTGATTTTTTATATTTTGATACGCAAGATCTTGTTGTAAAAATAGTTGGTTCTAAATTTGTATCCAATTTGAATAGAATATTGTACCAATCAATTGTTGGAGAAGTGGTGGAGAGATATGATATTTTACGTAGATTCCTATCGTTTCACACTAAATACAGTACGGCGGGGGAACGAACTTACGTACCTTTTGACGTGGGCTGATATCAATCAGTTATCAACACGTGCTATTGCTAGAGCTATAAGGCAAAATATAAAGTTGACTTTACTTAACGATGAGAGATTATCAAATAGAGCTGTTAAAAGATTTGTAGAAGGAATCAAAGTAACACCAGAAGCTAGTGGTGTTAGAATAATTTCTTCAAATAAAATCTTCAACTTTTTAGAACAAGGAACAAGTCCCCGACAAATGACATATTTAAGAGGCAAACGAGTACCTATAAAATTGAAAGATGGGACAACTATTATAAGATATGTATCTGAACGTTCTCTTGAACAAGGTGGATGGTGGAATCCAGGAATAGCTCCGAGATATTATTTAAGAAATACCGTTGTTAACAGCATAGAAGAAGCAGTAACTGAAGCAAGAGAATCATTAGGGGAGGCATTACCATGGATACGGAGACTGCAGAGGGATATAACTGGTCTTTTCATGAAATTATTGGAGCGGTTTTCATCGATCACTTAGATTATTTTTTAAAAGAAGTGATGAGTTTAGATGAAGAAGATTATGATTTGAGATTTGCATTCAATACTGTTGAATTCAATAACAAAGGAAATAAACGGTTGATAGTTTTAGTTGATGTTGCTGGAATTAGTGATGCTACTAATTTTTTTCCTAATGAAACGGGTTCAACTTTATATACTAAAGGGTTACATACTTTTTTATTATCTACAAATGTAATAATAAATTTTATAACTCCAAATGAAACTGAAGGATATAGATTAGCAACACAATATTTTATGCAACTCAAAAAGTATAAAAATACGTTTGAAAGATTCTTTCATGAAGTAGAACCGGCAGGAATAGGGTCTGCAATGATAATACAGGATAATGCTAAAATTTTATACAATATTCCCGTTCAAGCTGATGTTCTATTTAATTATGAAATAGATTACAAATTAGTTGAAAGTATTTTTGAAAAGGTTAAAGTAATTGCTAATCTGGTAGATGAGGAATAGTATTTTACTAAGTATCAAAATCAAAGATGATAAAATTAAATGAAAGAAAAGTTTAAGAAGGAGGGGTGAGCCGTTATAAAATAACGGTAAATAAAATGGCATACAGAAAACCAGGCTTTAAAGTCAAACAAGAATATATTTTGGAACCTCAATTAACTACACAAATACCAAGATTTCCAGCTGGAATAATTGGTGCCAGTAACATTGTAATAGAAGGACAAGATGCCCTTGTTGTAGATTCATTGGGGCAAAGGATAACGTATAAGACAGGAGAAGTTGATAATTTTATTGTTAGCTATCCAAAAAGAAACGAATTATACGATGTAGTGGATTTAAATTCTGTCAAAGTATATCTCATTCCAGGGTCGGTATCTTTTGATATAGGAATAAGAAATTTTTCAAGGGAATATTTCAGAGGATTTCCTCCTATGAAAGTTCCTGAAATAGATGTATCTTATGTAGATATAACTAAGGTAGTTAAAGAAAATGAATGGATGGATGATTTTGGTAATACAGTGCCAAGTGGTATAACAGCTGATAAAATAGTTATTCCAAAATTTTTAGTTGATGGTGCAGGAACACCACCAGTTCCAGTGAACATGGCTGGTGAAACAAGACCAATACTAATAGATGGAACAGGTAATTCTAATTCAAGCTTTGCAATTCTTGTAGAATACAAGGCTCAGAAAAAAGTAACTTTAGGTGCTTCACAATCTTTCTCTTTGGTTACACAAACGATGAGTTTAAATCAAACTGTTTTCGAGTTGAGAGACAACCCTATAAAATTTTCTGAAACCAATCCAACATCTTATTTAACAGTAAAAGCAACTTGGTTGGATACTTCAACCACGCCAGCAACACCAATGGAAGAAGAATTTGTTTATTATCCAGATTTTTTACAAGATAGAGATTTTTCTGATTCAGGTTTTGTGGACCCGGAATATTGGGTAGATCCAATGAAAGGATTAATTTATATAAATCCAACATACGACATGACGGATAAAACATTAACTGTTGAATATAACATAGATAATCCAATTTATTCTTCTTTACAATATATACAAAATATAGGAGATATTGAAACTAAATTTGGCGTTATACATCCATTGAATCCAATTGCGTACGGTTGTTATTTACATATTTCTGGTTCCGGTCAAGGCGTTTATGCTATAGCGTCAACTTCTAGTTCTAACGATTTTGATTCTATATTTGACCTTAACGATATGGTTGATATACAAGATAAACTAAATTATATGGGAGAACGAGGAGTATACGCATATACTGTTTTATCAGGATTTTCAATACTTCCTCAAATAAATGCTTATATCAAAGAAAGAGAAAGCAAATTGGATTATGTCAAATTTGCATTAGGTTTCAACGGGTTCAATGATGCGTCGACCAACTTTGCTCTAAACGATAAACAAGCTATTGTTGAAGATATTATATCAAAGATGGATAGTATAAATGAAAAAAGAATAGATATAATATTCAACCCAGTTTTGAAAGTTAATTATAAAGGAATAAATTATCCAGTTCCTGGGATTTATGGTGCATGTGCTGTTATGGCGTTAACTACAAAGTACATGAATGAATCTACACCTCATTATCAGTTAACGTATCAATCTTTGCCTGAAATTATTGGTATTTATTATCCATTAGATAATAGACTTTATTTTAATGAATTACAAATAGAAACTCTTTCTTCTGCAGGGTTAATGGTATTAGAGCAAGGTGTAGAAGGGGCTCCAACATTAGTCGATCAAGTTACTACTGATACGTTGGATTCTAAAGGTAGTGAACATTCAGTTGTAAGTTCTGTTGATTGGTCGGCTAAAGATATAAACAATGTAGTACAAAACAAACTTAAAAATACGCAACAACTTACAATGAGTTCTATAAGGTTGATAGTTGATATAGTGAATGCAAGGTTGAAAGAACATGCTAATATGGGGTTAATAGGAAACGATGTTACAGTAAGTGAATATGGAGCAGACCCGGAAAATCCAAAGTATATTAATTTAACAATTAATTACTTCCCAGAATTACCTATGAAAGGTGGAATTATAACTCTTAAAGTTAGAACCAGATAAAAAACGGGGGATTAATATCCCCTTTTGCCCATTTTTATTGATAAGGGGGGAAAACAAAATATGGCAACTGAATGGAATTTAGATCAAGAAGTTGAAAAGATGATTTCAACTAATGATTCGGAATTATTAGCCTCTTATAGATTTGCATTGTATAGAGAATCAGTTATCAATGGTTCTGTTGAATATATACCAATGGGACTTTTGCAAGATATTACATTGCAAGAATATAGAATGACGCAACCTATAAAGGAAATTGGAAGTTTGGTACCAATATATTTGCCAGGTCCTTTTCAAGGTAGTATAAGTCTAAATAAAGTACTCGTTTTTAATGAAGGCATTATAGCTGCTACACATAACGACGTATCTAAATTAGAGATGGATCTTTTACAAACTTTTGGAAAAACTACTAACTTTATTCTCGTTGCTTTTGATCCAAAAGAAGCAGATTTATTAAACGATATAACTGGATTCAGTGCTTCAATAGTAGGTAAATCAAGAATAGAAAAGGCGAAAATACAGGATAAAAGTCTCAATGTATCTGCTGGACAACCAGTTGTAATAGAATCGGCTACTTTTTTATTTACAAAAATAGAAGATATAGCCTGAAGGGGGGAATAATGAATGGCTTGGGACCCAAAAACTCAATTAGTCAACGATAACCAGTATACTGCAAATGACTTTGTAAAAAGTAATCATATATTGTTCATGTTGCCAATTAAACAGGATTTGAATGCTTTCAAGATAGTTAACAATTTTAGTGATGCAACCGATCTTTTACCAATAGGTAAAGTCCAAAATTTAACCATGAATCAAACGAAACAAATGCAAAGATTCTTTGAGTTAGGTTCTAATGTATCAGATTTTGCTGAAAACGGTGTAGATGGTACATTAGGTATATCTAAATTGTTAGTGAATACAGGCAATTTATTAAAATATTTTAATTTTGTAAAAGACAATCAAGATTACTATTTTAATTATCCTGTACAAAAAAGAAGAGTTGTATTTAGCATATTACACGAGATATTTGAAGACCCAGTATCTTTATTAATTGCGATGTATAAAAAAGGTACTTCATTAGATACGAACATTAGTGGCGATACTGCGACTGGTGCTGAAAATATAGGTGGATACAATTCTATAGAATATCCAGATAGAATAATTGAATTGAAAAATTGTGTACTTAACGCTTATTCTCTAAGTGTATCAGCTAATACAGTTATGATAGCAGAAAACATGCAATTTGTGTTCTCAAGAATTGAACCTGTTACTTTTGATGAAGAAGCTGCGAGGTGATTTAAATGTTTACCTTAATTGGAGAAGTGTACGATCAGTTTGATGATGGTTTTGAAAAAATTGGGGAAGAATTTAAAAAGTACGCTTCAATGTCACGACCTTCTGCGTTCAATCATGCTATTATCATTAAAGATAATAAATTTAATTCATATCCAAAATATCCAATAGATTCTGAGGAAAATACAAAAGTCTCTTTAGAATATTTTAAAAAGACTGCAGAAAAATTACCTATTACCTGCATAAATAAAGTTGCTAAGCGTCTAGCATATGCAGGAGAAAAATATGGGGTATCTATATCTAACAGTATACAAAAATATGCCAACATGGCTAAAGATTACAATCCAGAATATCCTGTTATTTATTTTACAGAAGAACAAGTACCGGCACAAAGAGATTTTTTAATGAAGAAAACCGCATCAAAACTGAGTTATCAAGAAAGAGAATCTTTACCGGATTCAGCTTTTGGATTGGTTATTAATCAAGATGGGAAAAAGATAAGAAAATTCCCTATGCCCGACGAAAATCATGTTAGAGCTGCGATAAAAATGTATGGTAAAGTTTACCAAGATATGCCGGCTGATCAAAGGTCAAAATTAGCAAAGAATATTATAACGAAAGCTAAGCAATACAATATAGAAATATCGGACGATAATCCATTAAAAAAGTATGCGGAAGTAAAATATTATCCTGAAAACTTACATGAAATTATAGAAAAAAGAGCTAACATGACAAAAGAAGCTAGTATTAAAGAAGGATATAAAAAATTATATAAAATATCAAGTTATTATACACCGCAACAATTTACTGAAAGGTTAAGACAATTGGATAAACTTGCGTCTTTAGATAAGTATTATCCAATTATTGGGACTCCTGAAGAAGTTATGAATAGTTGGATGGATCAATATGAAAAAGATGCATTAATAATGCCTACATTGACAGAATTATATTCTGTTGCAAATGAATTACAAGGTATATTAGATAAAGATACTGTGGAAGCTTTGTTAGAAAATCCAGAAATAGTATGGCCTGATTTGCCATTCGAAATTCAACAATTTATTTTAGATAAGATAAAGGAAGTCTAATTCAATGTCAAATTTATCATTGATTACTGAGCCCAATTCTATAAATCTGGAGAAAATCTTTGCTGTTTTGAAAAGATTTTTGAAGACAAAAGGAATAGATATTACTATAAATAATTCCGTCGAGACATTGGAATATTATATTGCTAAATATTTAGGAGTTAGAATGTCTGAAAGTTTAAAAAATAAATTGAATGCATATAAGACTCTATTGACTTCAGACCAAGTATTTACTCAATGGCAAGTTTTTCATAATGTAGCAAATTTTATAGTAGATGGACTTGGTGAAGCTTGGATCTTATCACCAATAGAAGATATTGAATTAATAATTACTTTACATCTTTTGAAAGAACATAGACCAGATGGAAAGTTTAGTGAAGAGGTAAAAAAATATATTGTGCAGACTTGGACTAAACAATTTGGACTGGTTACTTCTCATCCATTGTTAAAACATTTTGAAATAGAGATACCAAACGTAAATAAAAGGCTTGATGATTTATATGAAAAAATCAAAGGTAGACAAGATATAGTAGAAGTATTGAACAATGGCGGATTTGAAGAATTCGATGAAATACAATTAAAGAAAAGATATATTCTGGATAAGGCTTTGGAACAATTCATTAATTTTTCTATAGAAGATACTTGGCTCTAGAAAGGGGTTTTTTATGCCAGCAATCAACAGTATTCCATTAACTTATAATTATAATTATTTAAGAGACAGATATAGAAAAATATTTGATCCTTTAAATTTTTACGTACCTGACGACATCTCTGAGTTATTGAAGATGTCGCAATATTATTATATGACTAATCATATAATATCAGCTATAGTATACAAGATGTCTGAATATCCAATCACTGAATTACAATTTGAAACAAAAGATGAAAGGGTAAAAGAGAAGTATAAAGAAATATTTGAAGAAATGGGTGTCAAAGAAAAGCTAATAGAATATGGTTTATATTATAATGTATATGGGAATGTTTTTACTACAATTTTACCACCTTTCAGAAACATATTTTTGAATAAAGATGATAACAATGATATATTGAATTTGAAATACATTAAACAAAAAGGGAACAATCGTGAAGTTCCAAACTGGGAAATAAGGGATCAACAGTTATGGATAATATCAGAAAAATATAATAGAAAGGTTCCGGCTGAGATACATCAACAAGCTATAAAGGATATAAGCGGATTTAAAATGATTTTTTGGAATCCAATAAATATTCGTATAGCATATAACACTTTTACAGACGAAAGAGTATATTATTATAAAATAGAAAAGAGCGATAAAGAAAGTATCAAAAGAGAAATAGACTTTTTGAAACATACTCCTAAATGGATGTTAGATGCTATTATTCAAAATTACAGTGAATTAAAACTAACAACAAAAAATGTATTACATACAAAATATCCTAGTGTATCTTTAAAGTATCCAGGGTGGGGATTACCTCCTATGCAACCTATATTGAATCAAGTATTTTATTTAAATATGTTGAGAAGAGCTCAAACTGCGATTGCGGAAGATCATATTATGATGAAAAGATATATAGCTCCTCCTACAGAAGTAGTTATAGGTACGCAAGGTCCTGCTGGAATCACTGGAATGTTAAATTTAGGAAAATGGAAAACTCAAATGAAACAAGCACTTACTCAATGGGATAAAAATCCTAATGCTATTCAAACTTTTCCTATGCCAGTAATAGAAGGTAAAATAGGTGGGGAAGGGAAAGCATTGATGGTGTTTCAAGAGATTAATTCAGTTATAAATGAAATTATAGCAGGATTAGGTGTACCCAGAGAATTCATGTTTGGAGGGTTATCTTGGTCAGGAAGTAGTGTTTCTTTGAGAATGTTAGAAAACCATTTTATAAATTATAGAGAAAGCTTGAATAAGATTTTTAATTTCTTGACAGAAAAAATAAGTAAACTTACAGATCTACCAAAAATAAAAATCAAGTTAAGAGATTTTAAGATGGCAGACGATACAATAAGAAAAGATTTGTTATTGAACATGAATTCTATGGGAAAAATATCTGACAATACACTACTTAACGAATTTGGATTTGATTATAATCATGAAACTGAAAACTTGGTGAAAGAAGCTGAAGCAAAGGCTAAATTGCAAATAGAGACACAATATTATCAACAATTACGTCAAGTTATAGGTGAAGTACAAATGCAGAAAATTATACAACAAGGTGGAGAAAAACCTAATGTAGAAGACGTTGAATTGTATGAAATAGCAAACTATATAATGAAAGGGCAATTTGATAAAATACCAGAGGATTTGCTTAAATCAATTACCAACAATTATACAGCCCTAGTACTTCAAAATACCTTGTTGAAAGATCCAATTTTATCTAAGCTTTTGAATTTGACACCACAAGAACCAGAGAACCAATCGGTGGAGTCAAATGCTAGTGGACAGGTAAACAGAAGAAAGATGAATGAAGTAAAACCACCAAATACTGAAGCAAGCCCAATGTAAGGAGGAGTAAAAATGGATACAGTAAAAAAAAAGGAACAGTCTAAAATGGAAAAAGATCCAGCCGCAGTTGCCATGTCACGGATAGTAAATGATTTTGATGATATCACAAATGATTTTTATTCTAATTATATTTACAAATGTGATGAATTTATAATTTCTGATACTAGACAAAAAGAAACATATGAAAATATCATGAATCATAGTAATGATGGCGATAAATATATAATTATAGATAAAAAAATATTCACATCAAATGTAGGAATAGTAATATTTTTAGAATATTATGAGAAAAAAGTTGAAGAGAAAACAAATTCTAAAGATTCTGAATCCAAAAAAGAAAAACCAGTAACAGAGTTAGAAGAAGTTAAAGAAGAAGAATCTGAAGAATCTAAAGAAGAAATTAAAGAAGAAACTGAAGAAGAAATGATGTTAGAAAAAGATTTTTTTGAAGAAGAATCAAGGTTTGAAAAAATAAAATTACTGAAAGAGGAGGAATAAAAAATGGGTGAGATAGTGATGTATATAGTAGTATTTTTAATTGCAATAGCAGCAGTATATCTTGGTACAAAGATTCCAAATGACAAAAAAAAGAAGCTCATGGATTTATCAGATATTGTAAAAACAGTAGCACAAGACGTAGTATTGGCGGTAGAACAAATAGGCGAAACTGAACAATTAACAAGCGAGCAGAAGAAAGAAAAAGCGATGGCTATGGCGACAGATATTTTAAAAAATCATGGAATAACGGTAGGAGAAACTGATGCTACATTACTTAATGCGGCGATTGAAGCAGCGGTTTTTATACTGGACAAACAATTCGGCAAACCAAAGTCCTAGATTCAAAAGGCGGGGTAGAAGAAGGGGTATCTTGGACAGCGTATACCTTGGACCCTGGCAAAGAAGGTGGATTTAGGATAAATGCAGATGCAATATTGACAAACAAATCTATTGGTGCTGGGTTGTTTGTCCCGCTAGATAAGAACGATAATTTAAGTGTTGGTGGTGGAGTAAGAAAACCTTTTGAAGAGAAAAAAGCAGAAATATTTGCTGGATTTGAAATTAAGATGTAAAAAAAAAGGGGAGAGATAATCTCCCGTTTTTTTTTTGGAAAAAACCCGCCCGTGAAGGCGGGATAGGAGGAGGTTCGTATGTTAGCGTGGCGGGTAATTATATGATTTTTTTCTCTATATAAGGTTCTATTTCAAAATATTCTATTAATTCATCAATTAATTTATGTAATTCCTGTGCTTTAACTATATCTTTCTCAATTTCTTCCAATAATTCTCTTGAATGAAAAAACTTTCCAACATTTTCTCTTTCTTGAAACTTATTATTCAAATATTCCTCATCAAGCACTTTAGCAAGTTCCAATAATTCAAGCTTAGTAAACATCGGCAATAACCTCCTTATAAGTATTTTCTGGTATTCTTATAACTATTGTAAAATGTTCTCTTTTACCGAATTTAGCTCCCATATCACGAGTTAAAGCCCACTTATCGTTATCAAATACTATTCCTTCTAATGCGTCCAATGTAATTTTATGGGTGTTGTTTGGGTCCACAAATCGTTTTGATTTGAATGTATAATAAAGGTCAACGAAGAAAAACCGCTCTTCATCAAATAGTTTCCATTTGTTATTTTTAACTACTTCTTTAGCCATCCATGCTAACTCTTCCTTATACTTTTTAGCATTTTTTGTCATATACATTCCTTGTTTCCCTGAAGATAATTTTGCTCTTTTATAAGCAGAGTTGACTGAAACAGGTACTTTATCCATCTCTATTATTAGTTCCCTTTCAAACTGAATATTAAGCCCCCCTCTTTGTTTGATTTTTTTTGAGAATTGTTGATTTGATATTCGGAATTGCCCTTTAACTTATTAAATAGGAAAACTAAATCGTCTATATCTTTAGTCGAAGTATTTAAGGGCATAGCACTTCTATCAAAAACAGATAATCCCGGTACAAAATCAAAATTAGCGATCAATAAAGTCAGGTTATATCCTGCGTCGTTGTTTTTGAAAAAAAGTTGTGATGTTGATAGCAAAAACTTGTATGTAGCAGGAGATAATAATTTTTTCAAATTGAACATGATTTTTTTGTACTCTTCATATGAATCAAACGGTATTAATAATGAATAACTTTCATATGTTTGATAGGTATGAGTTATAAATATTATCTTTCTTTCAGACTGAGAAAAATTTTCAAAAAAGAAAACACGATGAATTCCTAATTTGTACTCAGGGAAAACATAGGTGCGTGATACTCTTTGCAAATATTCAAGATAAGTGTTTAGAAAGTACATTACTCATCAGCTCCTATTAGTCTAGAATCTAATCCTTCTAATTTGACTATATTGGAGTTATGCAATAATCTACTGGTAATTCTAGGGTCTAATTGATTACTGAATATATTTATAAATTCTTCAGAACTCTCAGCTTCAACACCTATGTTGGTTGTTATAACATGGCTCAATTTATTTTTATATCTCCAATCAATTATATCGTATAGGGTTTCAAGAGCCCAGTTATTTAGTGGGAATGCTCCCAAATCATCTAATATCAATAAATCACAATTTTTTAACCTTTCTAATCTTTCTGTATCTTTCAGAAATTCATACGAATTAGTAAAAACTTCAAATTCGATATTATCAAAATTTGAAAAATATAATAACTCTTTCATAATACTTATAGCTAAATGTGTCTTACCAGTACCTAAATCACCATATAAAATTAGATTAATATCTTGATTTTGTTTATAATCTTCGACAAAGAATTTACATTGATAAAAGGCATCTGGATTTCTATTTACATCAAATGTTTCAAAAGACATTTCTTTGGTTCTTAAAGGTAAATGCCCTTCTTTGTTTCTAATTGTTTCTCTTTTTGTAGCTATAGGACATTTAATAAGAATATCATCTTTTGGGAAAAACATTTTATTACAAGTATCAAAACATGAATAGTTTTCTTGTTTCATATGTTCAATAGCGGCTTCATAATTTGATAAACGTAGATTAGGTTTTGATTTTATACTTTCAACAATTTTTTCTAAAGTTGTTCTATCCATTAATTCCCCTCCCGCAAAAAATTAATCTTTAATACTAAAATTATATTCCTTCGCTTTTTCCACTGCTAGTTTAATGAGAGTTTCATCGTTAGAAAAATTCCGAAGTTCATTTAAATACAAAGTATTATCCCTTATGAACTTTTTTAAATAATTAGGGATATTTAAAGAAACAGTATTTTGTGAATTGATTTTTTGATACCTATTTGTCAATTTGCTTTTTTCAACGTTAGTTATATTGTCATATTTACCATTTAAAATATTCCTGAAATTGTTTATTTCTATTATCCAATCAAAATCAGGTTTCCATTTTTTAGTTAAAAACTCACTTTGTTTGACTTTTTCGAAAACCTTACTCCAATCATCAAAGTTTTGATATTCCAGCCATGTGATTTTGATTTTTTGTTTAGTTTTGTAAGGTAATTCACCTTTTTTAGTCAAAACAACGGTGAAATTAGGTAATACTTTTTGAAATAAATCAACAATCTTTTTATATGGAACCCTTTTTATATCTTTTTCTTCTTTTAACTTTTTTATTTTCTGATTATTCTGCCTTGAAATGGAGTAAATAACTTGTTGCTTATAATAAGGGGAATCGGGGAATTTTTCCAGAAGGTACTTAATTGTTTTAGTCCAAAGTTCTTTAATACTACTATATTCTTTTTGACTTTGTTTTAGGGAAGGTATTAGAAGATTAATAATAGCTTCGTTATCTAATGGATCTTGAAGTTTAGTTTTTAAATATTCTATGCTTTTGTTTATATATTTAAATTGGTCATCAGTAAAATATTCTGTGGTTTCAAACTGCTTAATAAGACGTTTCATAGGGCTTTTTAATTGTTCCCATTCGGCTGGACATCTTATATTGTAAGGTATACGTTCATTCTTGTTATCCACCATAAACATTAGGTGCGGAATAATTTCAAACAAAAGCACCTTTTCCTCCTTTCTTTAGAAATTAGGAAATCAAATTTTTGGGGAAGGAATTCGGAAGTTAAACCTCATCATCTACATATGGGGAGAACCTCATAAATTCAGGTTCAAATGCGAGATGATAGGTTCCTGTACCCCCTTCTTTGAATTTAACTTGAATAATTTCGGTTAAACTTTGTGGTTTTTCTGCTCTTTGTTCTTTTTTCGATAAATAATATTCTTCTCTGTACAACATCAAAATTATATCTGCGTCTTGTTCAATAGCTCCGGATTCTCTGAGATCCGACATTTTAGGTCTGTTATCTGGCCTTTTTTCAACTTCTCTACTTAATTGAGATAAGGCCACAACTGTTAAGTTAAACTCTTTAGCAATAAGTTTTAACTCTCGTGATATTGAACTGACTTCTTCTTGTCTGTTTCTAATTCTATCATCTGACTTGAGAAGTTGAAGGTAATCTATGAACACATAACGTATAGGTTTACTATGACGTTCGTTGAATTGAATTATGACGTTTCGAATAACGTTGGGGGTTATTGAGCCTGTATCTAAGAAATACAGGGGAGTATTTTCAAGCAAAGTAATGTAATGTATCATCTTTTCTTTTTCCTCGGGTGTTAAATTGCCTTCGGAAATTTTAGCATTTGAAATTTGTGATTCCATAATTACTAATCTTTTAGCTAAATTAACATCAGATGTTTCTAAAGATATAAATAAACATGGTTGCTGTGATTTTTGCGTAGCTAAAAAAGCTATTCTCAATCCAAGTGCTGTTTTTCCCATAGAAGGACGTCCTGCTATGATCCAAAGTTCCTGTTTTTTTAACCCATAAGTCCACAGGTCAATTATTTTGAAGCCTGTAGAATCGCCAGCTAATAAGGAAGCATTTGGATCTTCTTTGATAATTTTTTCTTTGAATTCATATTCCTGAAGGAATTTCGATAAGTTTTCGTTGAGGGAAGTGAGAGAAATAAGATTTATCTCTCTATTCATTTCGTTAAAGATTTTAGTTACATGATCTTTAACTGTATCTATTAATGCACCTTTAGATAATTCTTGAGCTGAATCATTAACCATTTTTACGAGTTTTCTTGCTTTTGCATGGTCAGCTACTTTAAGTGCTATTTGTTTTATTTCTTCTTCCTCTTCATTGTTGATTGAGAAATAAAATTCGTTTATTATCTTAGTGATTTTGTCCCAATCTATACCGATATTGTGATAACTCAGGGCTTGTTTTAATGGTATATCTGGATCTTTCGTAAATTCGAGGAGAAGCGATTCATAGATACGTTTATAGTTCTCGTTCAAAAACATATCTGGGGTTACGATGTTAGCTACTACTGGCATATTCTTCTTGAAGTTGTATAATATAACTGTGATCAATTGTTCTTCATCTGAGTAAATTTGTTGTTCAATGTTGGAATGCAATTGAGTTTTCCCCCTTTTGAAGCACCAGTTCTCATTGCTTCAATTATATCAGATTTTTAGCTTTTAATCAAGCGAAAAGTAGAAATAATAATACTTAGGAGGTTACAACATTATGTCAGATAGTGATAGAAACGATTACAAAGAAATAAGTAAAATACTGCAAATAATAGTGTTTGGAGAAGCTTCCATATGTCCAGATGAGGAAAAAGCCATGATAGCAGACGTATTTTTAAATGAACTATCTTATCCTGCATTCATGTTTGATAGGACAGGTGGAAAAGAGGGTAAAGCTGATCCAAGAGGGATTGCAAAAAACTTTGATGCTTGGAACAAACCTAATATTCATCTTACTAAAGCTTATGATGTTGAAAAATTTATACAGTGTGGGCTTATAGCAGATAGAGAATTAGAAAAATATATAGCTGGAGAAAGAGATTTATCTGATAAAGCAGTGTTTTATATAACAAAAAAAAGATTATCAGAATTAGAAGCAGCAGGTAAAACGCCACAAGATATTTTTACTAAATATTATAAAGTAATAGAAATTCCTGTAGCAGAGAATTTTTATCATAGATTTTTTAAAATTGGAGGGGAATTGTAATGTTGCACAAAGAAATGTTGAATACCATAGCTAAAAGAACTAATCTTGATTATGAAGATGTAAAAAAAGTAATGGAAGTATTTAAAGACATTTTTTGGGATGAAATGATAAAGCATAAAGAATTTAGAGTTCAAGGGGTAGGAAGTTTTAAGATAAAAGAAATGCCCGGTCTTGGAACAACCAATTACAGAATAATGTTTAAAAAACCGGGCTATTTGTACTTGCATAAAGGTCCTAAAGATGAATTAATTATAGTTAATTCAGCTGAACGTCCAACTATCAATAAAAATATCTAACATATCCATTCTTACCTTTGATAGAAAATCCATTATAATATATTTGTACAGATGGAGAAATTAAATTATTTTTGATTCTATTTATTAAATCATCAATATCATGAGGAGGATCTTTCAAATAATTCCCCCTCATGATTACTTTGTTCTCATCCATATATATGGTTTCTATTCTTTTACCGTTTCTTATTTCTACTTCTAGTAGCATAATAATCATTCCTCCCATTCTTTAATGATGCATATGTTTCAGCATGCAATTCGTTATAAATTCTTCGAAGAAAGGTACGCACTTTTTTTACAAATATTTTTTCCTCTTCATGATTATCTGGGTCATTATACATACCGTCAATTCTAATAGATATATCATAATCTTCCATTTTATAGAAAATATCTATTTCATAATCTTCGCTAATTAGAATATCATAAATAGAACCAGCAAGAAAATTTCTGGCATCAAATGGAATTGCAGATATAATGCTAGTAATAGATTTATCTATAACTACTTTCCATTTCTTTGGTGGTATTTTTTTTGTCATGCCATAATATACAACATATTCATATTTTTTAGTTAGAGCAAAATTATAGAAGGTATAGACGTTATTTTTTTTCATTAAAAATAATAAACTCATAATTGTTCCTCCTTCTCATGAAGCTTTTTTTGAGTTTTCACGTAATATTTTAGATATTTTTTGAGCTAATTTTTTCTTATCATTTTTATTATCAAATTTAATGGTCATTTCAATACTACGTATTTTAGCATAATACGTTGTAAAAGTCATTACTGAAACATTATCAGGGCCTTCTCCTAAAGAATAGGAAGTCGTTCCCGATTGTTTTAAAAATTTTAAAAAATCTGATAGTAATGAATCTATTTCTTTTTGGATTTCTTCTGTTTTAGTAATTTCTTTCTCAATTTTTAATTTATTCTTATCTCCGTTTTGAGATTTGAAAATTAATTTATTTTCAGTTAATGTAATTTCCTTTTGAGGTTTTGCATAAATTGAATCTACATAATAAAAATCTTTATATGCCATATTATTTCTCCTCCTTAAAAATATAATAGAAAATAAGCTCCCAGAGGCAACGGGAGCTTTGATTTGAAAATGAGTTAGTTTATTGCAGAGTATTCAGCTTTCGTTTTTAAATCTGAAAACCTTAGTTTAGCATCTACTAATGAATAAGTTTGTTTTGAAACAATATTAGAATATTCTGGGAATAAAACTTCTCCTTTTTTTGTATCCAATACGAATACTGATTTTTGGTCTTTGAGCCCGCGACTATCGTGTTTTAAAACCGATAGATTGAAATACAAAACGTTTCTTTTGAAATCTGCTGAGAATAAATCTATAATGGATGATAAACTTGAAAAATTTACTATATGGTCGTAAAATTCTTCACTTTGATATTTCAACAATTTGTCTAATGTTTCATGGTATGTATTCCAAAAGTATTTTGGAAAGAAATCAATGTATTCTTCTCTTAATCTTCTAGCTATTCTATTACTTAAATCAAACAACCCATTGTTAAATACCCAAATGTCAGGTTTTTCAACGGCTAACGATGCTATTGTTTTATCTAATTTGGAACTTAAAAATTCTCTATAAGAATCTTTATATCTTTTATATATAGTATACCAAGCTGCAAGCGTTTTAGCTCCGTTGTATATGGACTTTGCTTTTGGGTATATCACATCCGGTGGGCGTCTTTTTTCAGGAATACCTTTCAATTTAATGTATCCATTGTCATAAATTATAAAATTAATATATTCTTCTAGATCATAAGTTTCATTGATATATACATCTACTTTTTCAAACATAAAATCATTAAGATAAAAAGATGGTCGATAAGGCAAAACACGCATTAGTTTTTTCGTCTCCTTTCTTATGAATTCACAGATTCAATTTTTTAATTATTTTATTATACTTAGCTATATATCTTAAGTTCTCTAACTGGTTAGGTAAGTCGGACAATATTTTTGCAGCTACTTTTGTCCATCCTTCAATTTCTACTTGATACTTAGACGAAGTTAATAATTCCAATGCATCATATGCCGAAGGCATTTTCAAATAATTAAAACCCAAGATGTATTCTTCCGAAAGATTGACTTTATCATAAGAATATTGCATACGTTCTAATACTTCGTCTACATCCAATGATTTTTCTGAAAGAAAATCAGGAAATAAATATATCAAATCTTTTCCTTCTGCAAATACTAATTCACTATCGTCATCTCTATCTATTTCAGCAAGCATTAGAACTCCTAAATGAAATTTTGAAACCTCTTCACTTAAATCATAAAAGAATACAAGGAAATTCTTTTTGGCGTCTTCAGAATCAAACCATGGATAGAATTCTATTTTACTGTATTGAAATCCTTCTAACTCTTCTGACAATTCTCTCTTTGCTGCATTTAAAATTATTTCAGAAAAATTCTTAGCTCCATCAACATCTCCTTCGTTTATATGGCCTCCCAATCCTAAAGCTAATTTACCTGCTAACCTTTGCTCAGTAGAGTCATCCGATCTTACACCCATAATTACATTTTGTGTTTTTCGATCTATTGTAATTATATAAGGGATAACTTGAACATAATCCAAATCACTTGCAGCAACAGGATATTCTGGGTCATCTCCGGCTTCTCGTCTACTTAAAAATTTGTATTCATATTCTAAATTAGTATCTCCGAGTAAAACCGCAAACACATTTGGATCATCTTTTTTCAATCTCATTCCTAGAGAAACTAATTTTTCATTGTTTTCAAAAATACTTTGCTTAGATATACATAAAACTTTTTCATCATATTTATTATTTAATTCCACAATTTCCCCTCCTCGAAAGATGATTGTTCTTGATTTTGTTCTGTTTTTCTTGAACTCAAAACTTTATAACTTGATACTTGAAAGGCTTCTTCTGGAGCATTCCATTTATATTTAGTTATGAGTTTATTTGAGAGCTTTATTTCTTCAATTAGTTCATCCTTAGTTAATTTTTTGAGTTGCGGAAGAAAATATTCTTTAAGAGGTTCTTTTTTACTTATGGTTTTATAATACAAAGTTTCTTCACCTATAGGCAATTCATTTTTCTCTTCAAGAATTTTTTCTATTATAGGTTTTAATTGTTTAGCAGTAGAATCTGCAACAATATAAATTTGAGCATACTTAACAGCATCTTCTTCTGTAATTTGATCTGGGGATTTCATGGGTGTTCTGCTCAAATCAGTTAACAAGGAACACGCATAAGATACTGGGCAGAATCTACATCTATCAGGAGAAGGATTGGGCGGGAACTCTTTAGCATTGTTTATTTTATCAATCTCAGAAAGAATGTTGAATTTTATTTTGTCTTCTATTTCATCTAATGTATATTTACGCATCTCTTCTAAAGGATTAGGATGCTTTAAATAAGCAAACAACAAAACAATATTATCAAAATCGACATCTTCATCATTTTTATAATATTCATAAGTCAACCAAGCATAGAAATCCAATTGAGCGACATCGGCGTTCTTTTGAGCATTAGTTTTATAATCTAAAACATATAACGTATTATTATCAAACCAATGTACATCTATGATTCCTCTAGCAAATGCATTAGGGTCAAAGAAATCACATTTTTCTAACTTGTCGTTAACAGCTATTTTTAATTCTGGAGTTCCTTTGGTAAAAGCTATTTCTGGCAAATAATCTCTTGGATCTAAATCTTCAACTACAGATATTACTTCTGATTTTAAATTTTCGTCTGCGATTGTTGATAAAACTTCGTCTATAGATTGTTTGAAAGTATTCAAATCGTGTTTGTTTGTATCGTTTTCTTTTACAACTTTGTTGAAATATACTTCATGAATCTTATGAACAACGCCACCAACTTGGGCTGCTATTCCAGCTTCAAATTTGGTTATTCGGTCTATATATATTAATTTGAATGCTTCCAAACATTGTGCTGTTTTTATACTACTTGCAGATTGTGCACGCAGAGTCATTTTTATTCCTCCTTTTATTAATAATTATTTTTATTCAATTTCATCAATATCGGCAAACGGATCATCTTCAAAAATGGGTAAATCAAAATCCGTATCCTGATTTACGACTTTTTTGTTTGCGGCCGGATTAGCTACTCTATTAACAGATCTTTCTTTTTGAACTTGTGATGATGTTTGATAAGGATTGTTTTTAGGTGGATAATTTTTACTTTCTACTTCGTCAGCTTCAAAAGGGTTGCTATCGTTATTGTAATTGTTCTTTATCAATGTTTTGCCTTTTATATTGTCTAGAGGTACTTCAATTTCTATTCTTTCATAATAATATCTTGTAATGAATTCCTTCCCGTCTTTTTCTAATTTAGCAGAATCATTTTCCATTATTAGAAATGCTGGTAATCCTGCTAAATATCCATAAATATCCTTAGCCATTTTTAAATTTTTAGCTATTGTATCAATGGTTTTGAATCCTGAACTGTTGAATACAAAATATCCACCAGAATAAACCGTATTATGTTCAGGATTGCGAAGTAAAACTTTCAATGTCATATTCATTTTGCATTTGTGTTGTTTACCAAACTCACAGTTTTTATAATCACATACTCCGGTGCTTTGTTGCCCTTTAATATCTCTTTTGTATGTTTCTCCATCCCCAAAACATATTCGGGTGCTACCAGCGAAGACTCCATAATGGACAGAAAAAATATCTTTAATGTTATCTGACGGGAACGTAATAGGTAATGCTTGCTTTTTCGAATACAAAGTATTGAAAATTTCATGCACTTTGTTTTCAAACTTTCCATCTTTGGCAACCGATAAGATTACAAAATGATCGAATTTTTGAGGGCGAGTGACACCGTCTTTTGAAACTTTCATACCTGTTTTAATTTTTCCTACCATTGGTAGGTACCAACTTTGCAAAAGTTCATCAACTACTTTCATTTTAATTCCTCCTTTTTGACTTTTAATGATAAATAATTATCTAAAGCTCTAACACCGTATTTTCTTAAGAAGTTTTCCTCTGTATCGTCTGAATATGTCTTTTTAATTCCTTCTAAGATATCTAGTCTTGGATACATTTTACAAATTTTTTCAAAAACGCCAAATTCAGATATGTCTAATTGTCCAGCATATGTTTCATAAACTTCTAATATTTCTTTTTCATCGTCTGGCAGGAATTTCCATAGTTCTGGATACAGTTCTTTGAAAGAAGGAGCCATTGAATTATTTATTGCATTCGTTAATTCCTTAGCGAAAGAGTCCCTTGTAGTTTGAAAAAACTGTTTGAAAAGTATTTTGATAAAATCATCACCAGGAAATTCATTGTTCTCCAACATAATAGCTGCAAAATATTCTTGAAACACGGGACCTAACTTTACAAAATATCTGGAAGAACCTTTGGCGTTTTGAGCTACCAAATATCCCAGTTCATTAAATGTACGCCAAGTATCCAATATTCTCGCTCTTGGCGTATGATACTTACGAGAAATTTCACCCATATTCAACTTTGCTCCACTGATTAACGCTTTTCTTTCAGACAACTCAATCAGTGTTATAACAAAGTTGTAAAAATGTCTTGGACTGTTCCCTGGATCATACAACTCAATAAACTTTTTGATAATCTTCAGAGATACCAACTTTATCACACTCCTAACAAAAAATTTTTTTGTTCCTCTAGGTTCGTTAAATTATACCATATATCTATGAAGAAAACAAGCTTTTTCTAAAAATTACTCAAAATCTTTTGTGTCGTCGTCCAAATAAAAATTACCTTGAAACGAAGTATCCATGTTAAAAGCTTTTTGAAGTGCCGAAAGTTCTTTTTCTTTTTCGTTATGAATTTTTAGAAGTTCCTCTATCCTTTTATCCTTCCTTAACATCGCTAAACATTTCTCAAAATCATTGTTAATGGTAAACACCTCCTTTTGTTCATATAATTTAATATATATATACCAAAAAATTAACATATATTTCGTTTTTCATGATAGAATATAATCAAGGAAAGATACTTTTAATCAAAACTTCAGAATAAGGGGGAAACTAAACGTGGTATTAGAGCCTGAACGCAAGCTTTTATTATCGTACATGTCAGATTTAACAGAGTACAAAGTCATTCCTGATTTAGTGTTTGGTTATAATATCGATAAGATATATCAGTTAAAGAATTTGCGTGAAGATTTTGATTTGATGTTTTCTAATTTAGGAGAATCTGGGGAAGAGAAAGTTATGTTTGTAAGGAATTTAAAAAATTTACCAACTTCGTTTTATGCTGCAATACATACTTCATTAGCTTACCTAGAAAATGAAAAATTAACCGTTGGAGACGGTTGTTTTGTAAAATCTAAGATGAATTTTTATGAACCTGAAAACATGATGCAGTTTAAATTGTTGCAAGTAGGAATTGGTTATATAATACTAGATAAAACAAAATATGAAGCTACTATTTTACCGTTCATGGATTTAGGCGTTTATGAAGTTAAACCGGTAACTCTTAAAGAAGCTCTGAACAAATTGGAAGAAAAAATTATAAAAGATATATACAACAAAGAACCTGTAGTCGTAGAAGAACCTAAATATGTTGATTATCGAATTTTAGAAACATAAGGGGGATTTTATGAATAATCAAAATAATCAAAAACAATATAACAGGTCAGATTTTTATAAGATATTAAGTATGACTATAAATTTGTATATGCCAACCGTTATAAATTTTTTAAAGTACAAAAAATACGAAGAATTCGAGTACAATATAATAAACGATAATCTTCCTTATTTTAAATTTATTACCATGTTGATATACAACGATTTTTCTAAAGCTATTGATTATAATATAAAAATGCTTATTTTAAGTACTTATGACGATTCAATTTTAGATGAAGATATTTTGAATGTAATTGTAACTCCAAAAGAAGTTGTTGATTTTCATTTGTATAAAGTATTAGAACAAACAATTCTAAAAATTATAGAACGTAATATTGCGTATTATTTTTCACACGGCAAGACTTTTTATCCAACCTTATTTCTTGATAGCAATGGACGTATTCTAAACAAGATAAAAAATGTTTCTAATTCATTTTCTAAATATATTCATCTTTTCAACCCAAACTAAAAGCCTAGCATATTTTTAATATATTTAATATATACCAAAAAACAAAGCTTTTTTGAACATTAAAAAAGCTTGTTCTTTTTTGCTTGTTTGAAGATTGTTTTCGTTATATCGTTTATGATAGCTGTGTCATCATGTTCTAATTTTAATTCTTCAGCTGATGTAGCTAATTCAGCTTCTTTCATCCTTCTTTGGAGAGTTTCGTATATCAATTCTTCTATCAAAAGAAAGTCTGGATCGTTACTAGATAAGAACAAATTGTATATATGTTTGGTATTTGTATTGCCCAATCTATGAATTCTACCTTCACGTTGCCAATTGACTTCTGGATTATACGACAAATCATAATTTATTAAATAATCTACAAACTGAAAGTTTCCTCCATACGCCATGGCATTTGTGCCAATGAGTATTTGAAACTTATCTTTTTCAAATTGTTGCTTCAACAATTCTCTATCGTCTTTGTTGGTAGCTCCTGTTATCTTTCTAGTTTTATATCCTAAATCTATGAATGTTTTATCTAAAATTTCAGCCATTCTAGCAAATTCCGTAAAAATAAGAACTTTATCGTTTATTTCTTTTACTTTGTTTATTACCCAATCTAGTTTAAGCGTAGGAGTTAATATTAAATATTGTTTGTATGGAATATACTTTAAAAGTTGTGATTCAGATTTTTCAAATAAACCTATGTAATTACAAAATTGCCTTAAAAGAGAAACTCCTAAGAATTTAGCTTGTCCTTGGTCTTTTTCTTTATACTTTTTTTCAACAGCATCTATAATATCTTCCATGAATTTTCTATATAAATACAAGAAATTATCTGAAGCTGGTAAAAAAACAGGATGTTCTATTTTAGGTCCGAACTCTTTTTCTACCATACTTTTCTTTCTTCTCACCATATAAGGTGCAATGGCTTCATGAAATTGTTCAAAATTTTTATAATTACTGACTACTTCTATTTCTTTAGTATATTTATACCCATACTTTGTAGTAATGGTTTTATTTATCCTGTAAGTATCTCTATGGTTATAATCAAAAGTATACCAATCCATGAAATCAGGAACCAATATTTTAAACATATTGTACATTTCAACAAGTTCTTTCCCAAATGGAGTTGCGGTAAGCCCTACACGAAATCCTGGATACATTTTAAACATTTTTTTGAAAGCTTTTACTCTATTGTTTTGACTGCTTTTTAAACTACTTATTTCATCAATAATAAACAATATCCTATGTCTTTTGTCTTGAGGCATTAGATTCCAATTTTCAACAAATTTTACAATAGGCTCATAATTAGTAATTAAAACTTTGCTTGTATCGGGTTTCCATTCTTGTGTTGAGAGAATAGCTGGTTCAATATTAAGAAATTTTTCGACTTCACTGGCAAATTGTCTGACAACATTTTTCTTTGTAATTATTAATACTTTATCTATTTTACCTAATTTGAATAACACATCAGCTAAAGCTAAACTTTGAACAGTTTTACCAAGTCCAACGTCATCAGCTAACATAATACCTGGATTACCTTTAAAATAATCTGATAAAGCTTTTATTACAAATTCCTTTTGGAAATCATATAAATAAGGAGGAAGCAGTTTTGCAATTTTTTCTAAATCTATCTGTTTGCTTTTAGTTGATTTTTGGATGTATAATTCTGGTTTATCTTTAACTTCCTCTTTCACTTGAAAAAGAACATCTGGAATTAAATCTCTTAATTTGGATTCGTTATCCAATACAGTTTGAAAAGTGGCAAAATAAAAATCGGTTTTATAAGAATATTTAAAACCACATTCTACTAATTCACCAAGTAAATCATTGTCATTGGTTTTTACCCATGCTTTGTCGTATTTAATATAAAATGCATAATTTCGCCCTTCTTTTAAAGAATCTCTTATTTTTTGAATATATTGATTGTCAACCTTCCCTTTTAAATATTTTATTATATTTTTCCAAGATTCTTTTTGGAAAAGGTATTGGTACCAGACATTTTTTTCAGGCCAAAATTCAAGGTCTGGTGGTTTGCCATTTTCTTCAATAAAACTTTGGGGCAAATAAATAAATAGTATGCTTTTATCTCTATTCACTGATAATTGTATTTCTTCGTTGGTATTCAAAAAAAGCCCTCCTTTCAGGAATTATTTGAAACAGTTTTAATCTTTTGCTGTATCTCAATTATTTTTTCGACTAATTCAGCTTTTTCTTCTGGAAGAACAGTATTTCGTAGGCGTTCATTTAAAATAGTTAATTCTCTCATTATTTTTAATTTGTTTTCGACATAATCTTTAAATTTTAAAAAGTAATCATTGACCTTTTCTTTGGGTAAATCAGAAATAGAATCATAATGAGATAAAATATAGTCATAAATAAAAGGATATTTATCAATTACTTCGTTGAGTTTCAGTTTACGCTGGTAATTTTTTATGATATCACATGTGATAGGTTCAATAAAATCATCAGGATTCAAATTTAATAAAAATTCTTTAATTTCATCAGAAGCATTAATTATTAAAACTAGCAATACTTTATTTAAATTTGAAAGATTATTTGAAGTATTAAAATCTACTTTAGTATCAGGTTCTTCTTGAATATAATCAGTATCTTTTATATTCAAAAAAGCTTCTTTTGTTATCCCCAGTTTTTCTACTAATTTTATTACTTTGTCAGCAAATAATGGTTGTTCATGAATAACAAGAGCATTGTACAAAGAATAAAGTTCTTGTAAAAATTTCTGTTTTTGAAATACATTATTCAAATCATATTTAGCTTTTATAAGATATACGAGATAATTGATCCCTGGAACACTCTTTTTTATAATCTTTATGACTTCCTCTTTACTATGTTGTTTTAATAACATATCTGGGTCTTTTTCTTTGTATATAGGAACTACTATTTGAGCTTTCAACGGTATAGAATTTTTTATATACTCCATGGTTCCTTTCCTACCAGAGTTATCGTTGTCTAACATCAAAATTTGATTTTTAGATAAAGACGATATTAGTTTTACTTTTTCAAAAGACACGTCCAATCCTAACAATCCAACAGTATTAGGGAACCCTATGGATAGCATTTTTATAGTATCAGCTACACCTTCTGTGATAATAACTAGATCGTTTGTAGTAGCAAATTTCTTAGCAATGTTTATATTGTATAAAACATGTTTTTTATCAAATAAGAAAGAATCTGGTGAATTGATGTATTTTGGAGTAGTTTGTTCATCAATTGCTCTTGCAGTGAATCCTATAACATCACCATTAATATCTTTTATAGGAAAAATTATTCGGTTTTTAAACATATCATGATTTTTATAGTTTAATTCAAGAAGAGGTTCAGAAAAAACTTTAAATATATCTTCATATTCTGCTCCACTTGAATATCCTAAACTGAATGTTTGTATTTCTTGTTCATTAAATCGATTTAAAACATATTTCTTTGCAGGATGGTCTTGAGGTAATAATGCCAATGTTTCATAATATTTTGAATTTAATATGTTCAATACACGTTTATGTAATTCTTCAGATTCTTCTTCCAAAGTTATATTAGCTTTTTTAGATAACTTTTTTATAGCATCAACAAAAGATATATTTTCATATTTCTCTACAAAAGTAATAACGTCTCCTTGTGCTCCACACCCAAAACATTTGAAAGTTTGAGTATTGGGGAACACAAAAAAGCTTGGAGTGTCTTCAGTATGGAAAGGACATAACGCTTTGTAATTCTTCCCGCTTTTTTCTAAATGTATGTATTCACTTATAACATCTTCTATCAGTAAATTTTCTTTGATAAACTCTTTTGCAGATTGTATATTCAAAATAAAAAAATCCTCCTTTTTATGAAATTATATCATAAAAAGAAGGAAATTGCAATTATGTCAAAAAAGTTTTTCGTTGGGAGAGCCAATATTATTTAAAACGACTTCTTAGTTTGAAAGTAGTATTTTGAATAATAGGTGAGGAGAATAAATCTATAGTATCTACGACATCGTATTTTTTTGCTGATTCTCTTTGCAAGTCCAACGCTTTATTTAGTAAATCCTTTTTTACAGGGTCTATATTTGTATCTCTTTCTAAATTTCGTTTTGCTCTATTGATACTTCTTTTATCGATGGCTGTATCTGTAAAACTAGCTACATTAGATCCTATAGAACTACCTGCTATTTCACCAAACTGTTTAGTAGTTTCAGCACCTATTAACTTACTAGTTATTTTTTTAGCTGGAACATCTTTCATAAATTTTGTAGCTATTGTACCTCCAACTTTACCTCCAAGAGCAGCACCTGCTAATGTTCCACCTATTAAACCAATGGAACGCAATATTCCTCCACCTCGTGGTTTCTGATACTTACTTAAATCCTCTACCAAATCACTACCCGTTGTTATTTGGTAAATTGTATTTAAATCTGTAAGTTTTTGCTGAGTCTTTTGTTGGGATTTTATTGAACCAATTTGAAGAGGCATACCAGCCATTATATCAGCGGCTCCTCCCATTAAAGCACCATGTGATTTTGCTGTTTTTACAAATTCTTTTTTTATCATATTATTATAAGTGTCGAAACACTTTTCCTCCTTTCTTGAAACTTTAATATTGCCCTTTTTCATCTTTCCTTATTTCAGCTCCATATGTCCATGCTGTCAATGGACTTGGTCCATGAATATTAGCTTTACCACCAAAAGCAGCTTCTTCTGGAAATACTTGTTTGAGGTTTCTGAATGTAGCTCTATGTAACCAATCAAACTTTTTATGTGGTAAAACCGTTGTTCCTTTGATTATCGGTTGAAACTTTATATTTTGCTTGTAAACTTGTATTTCTTTTAATCCCATCTCTTGTAACTCTTTTAATATATTTTCGTCAATTGGTGTTCCTATATTTATATAACCATAATTATCCCCAACAACCCAACCTATTAAATCTGAATTTACTTTTTTGGTTGTGAGGGTATCTTTTCTATTCAAATAATCTATATATTGACTGTTGGCAACATCACCAATTTTGAATTCATCAGCATGATTTCCTGGGTCTAATATCTGTGCAGTTGAAATCAATCCTTTAACCAATGTTTCTATACTTGCGGAATCTATATTGAGATCCTGTTTTAAAACATCTCTGAACTGTTTAGCCATAATTTGTTCAGCATAAGGCAATCCTCTTGCTTTGTAAGCTTCTTCAGGATGAACCATTCCAGTAGAAATGGGTTCACCTTTTTTAACTTTATCTCCCACTTTGACTTTTGGTTCTAATCCTGTAGGGATATCATGTTTTACTCCACCTATTGTTACTTCATAACCACCTAACGGTTTTTTGTTTATCTTTTCAACTGTATCAGTTACTAGCGATAATACTGCTGATTTGCTTTGAAATGTCTCTGTTAATTTGGTCATTGTATTTATAGCTTCATATGTGGACATTGTTGAATCTGTAGAAGTAACTCCACCTGTATGAAAAAAGTTTAAAGCTCCTTGAGATAATGGTTCTGTTATAGCTTGTGTCTGTTTAACACCTAGATTAGTTCCTATACTTGGAATTCTACTATTTTCATCTAAACCGAAACTTGTGCCACTTAAACCTATTGGTGTAGTATCAGTAAGAGGAGATTTTATATTTATATAATCTATTTTATGATTCTTTATTAATGATAAGGCATGAGGTGTTAAAATTTCACCTTTAGCTATTAATACTCTGCCTCTTTCATCCAATACGTCTTTAGCTAAAACTCTTCCTACTAAATCTTTTTCATCTTCTTCTGATATTTTAATGGGTATACCTGGATTGTTTGGATCATCGTATTGAGAAACTATTTGGTCTGATACAGAATTTAATATTTCCTTATTTAAAGCTCCAGGTTCAGATACACCCAATTTTTTAGCTAACATACCCATTCTAGCTCCGTATGAGGCTGCAAAATATTGGGCAGGTGTTAATCCTTCAGAATAACTATTACCTAATGCTATTGGTATTGTTTCACCAAAACTATTTTGTACACTGACAGGTCCTATTAATAATTGTTTTATTTGCGAAGTTGAGCCTTTTGTTCCTGAATCTTTCATCATTAAAAATGCGTTTTCATTAGCCTTTTTTTTAGATAGTTCATCTATCATTTTTGAAACTTGATTATCTACTTGATTTAATTCTTTGATAATTTCTTCTTTCGATTTGTTAGAAGATGAGTCAATTTTTTTTATTTCATTTTTTATTGCTTTTGCTTCTGGAATTTCTAGATCATTCAAAGATACGGTTATTGGTATTTTGTACATAGCATATCTAGATAATTCTTTTAATCTATTCAATATTTCTACAGCTTTATCAGGATTTTCTTTTGCAATAGCTTCCAATGTACTATTTATTTTCTTTCCATTCCATTGGTTATTGTAATCTCTGTATTTCTCAGGGAACAATTCATTTACTAAATGCCTGCCTACAGTCGAAACTTTGCCATTGAATTTTACTAAATCGTTGTATTTAACCTTATTATTTCTTAATTGTTCAAATAATGTTTTGTAATCTCCTACTTGAATAGGAAGTACGTTATCATTTTCAGGAGGGGCTGTTAAATTATAAATACCTCCATTGTATTCTAATCTCAATGTATTCATAAGAGTTTTACTTCCAGGTCTGAATAGGTTTTTTGAAGGTGTCATACGTAAAGCTTCTTGTCTGGCCTCTTCAGTTACTGGAACATGGATGGCCATTGTATCTTGAACAATAAACCCATTTTCTGTAATCATAGTATACAAAGGTCCTGCTGTTAAATCATAAGCTTCAGTTATCTCTGGTATAGGTTTTATATCTGTAATTAATTCCCATTCAATATTTTCATCTAATACCATCTCTTTCCATTTTTTCCAGAAAGGATCTTTTTCAAATATATCTAAATTCAAATCAAAAATTTTTAAAGCTGTTTGTTTGGTTAAAGCAGTATTGTTATTGGATACTCTTGTACAGATTACATTCAAACTTTTTTTGTGTTTTATTTTAGACTGTTCAATAGGATCTTCCGTTATTAACTCACCTTTTCTATTCCTTAATCTAGGAGATCCTATTGCTTTTCTCAATTCATTTAGTCTAGATTTGCTTAATTTAGGAGTATATTTATTACGTGCAAAATTTTTGTTAGGAATATACTTTTGCAATTTTTCTTTTTTATCAACAACACGTAAATTTAATTTATTTTGTATATCTACAATTGATTCTTGACTAAATATAATTGTCCAAGCTTCTTCTCCTTTGGGTGTGAATGTTGGAGATACTGAAGCTGTTAAATTTAAACTTGCAGCTAATGCAGCTATTTCATAAGCTAAAGTTCTGGAAGTTGTGTAATAATTTATACACATTCTCTGAATGCCGTTTTCTGTCTGATTATAACTTATTGTCCCGTCAGTATCTATTAAACCAGCCAACAAACCCCATTTAAAATTTTCAGGAGCAATAAGCCAATATTCTGGCAAATGTTTGTTTTGAGCTCTATGTCCTAAAGAACTAAAATAATTGTGAAAAGTTTTTGAATGCCATGTTATTTTTCTTGAAAAACTTTTAAATCCATCGAAATCATGTGGATTATTTTTGATGTAAAAATGTATCTTGTTTTCATCATTAATATAACTATTAAAAATATTTTGGATTTCTTTAAATAATTCTTCAGATACATTGGCTAAATTCATGCTATATTTACTTTGGATATGATCTACCCAACCATCACCTATATACACGCCATTAACATAACCCCATTTTTCGTCTAAAGGAATTTTAAAATTAAAATTATAATTACTTTCTCCTTTATCTTCAAGAACAATATGTTCGGCAGTGTAAGTATCAACAGGTTTCCTCAATCTAGGAATAGTTAGATATTTTTCTGGAACATGATTGATATAGTTGAGATTTTCATCCACCGTTACTAGGGAATGGTCTTTAGAACAATGAATGGTTCTTGACGTGTTGGTTTTAACTTCTACCATTTCTAGATTTTTATGTATACTGAAACTTTCAATTGGATAATATCCAGTTTTTCCATCTTTTGAAGCCAAAATCCTTACATTTTTAGGAACTTTATAAATTTCTTTGTTGCCTTCTACCCTTTTGCTTTTTTCAATTCTAGGAAAATCCTTTAAATTAATTAGTCCAAACGTTGTTCTTAAGGATAATTCTTCAAATGGCATATCGTTTTCTCCTAATAATTTATAATTTTGAGTATCTTGGTCGTCGTTGAAAAAAGCCGCATAAACAGAGGAAAAAATACTGTCGCCATCGTAGTCAGCATTAAAGCCTGCTACAACATTAGGATTTAATCTTATTACTTGATCTTGTGTAATTTTAGGTTTAAATGCCATAACGGAAAATTTATGTAATGAAGGACTTCTGTTTAACAAAACAGGTCTACTTTCAATCTCTTCTTCTAACATTTTTCTTGCCATTGGGTCTTTATTTTTTATCATTTCTTTAGCTTCTTTGATGTTGTATCCATTCTCTTGAAGTTTCTTTATCAAAAAAGGTCTATACAAATTCCAAAGAGCCTCTTCGGGAATAGCTGCTTCATCTAAATTTAAATCAGGTCCATTCTGTATAACGGCTGTCGAAGACAATTCTTGCCTTTTACTGAATAGTCTGGATTGAAAATATCCACTTTTAGGGCTTTGAGTTCCAGCTAAAAATTCTAAAGCTCCAGAGGCACCTTCTTTTGAAGATTGAGTGCCAGGGAGAGGTGAACCAATTCCGACTAAAGCTTTTACTTGATTATATAAATCACCTACTAATTTTAATTCTTCTTCTTTAGTTAATGTTTTACTTTGTTCAGCATCTTTTATTTGATTATTCAGTAATAATGTATCTTTATACAAATGATTAATTGGTGAAACTACAAGAAACTTATCGTCTTGTGAAGGGTACACCGGTCTATATTTAGGTGGTATAACTGGTATATGACTAATTACATAATCTTCAGGTTTGGTCCCAGTTTCTTTCATACCTCTAAAGATTTTAGCTTTGTACATTAAAGAATCTATTTCTTCTGGTCGTAAATTATCGTTTTGCTTTAATGTTTCTTGTATTTTTCTTAATTCCTGATCTGGATTAATTTTAGACAATAATTTTTTAAAAGCATCACCGGCAAAATAAGTGGCCTGATTTTTATCAACAATATTTCCATTATTATCTACGCCTTTTTCCCCTTTAAGCAATTGTTCATATTCTCTAGAAGACAAGTCAAGTATTTTTTTGATTTGCCTTTCAAAAGTTGGGTTTGGTATACTACTTACCAAATTTATGTGTCCCCATTTATCTCCTTGTAATCCGCCTAATACGTCAACATCAAAAATTCCACCTTTTTCAGGTGTTAAATTGTATGCTTTCAACGTATCTGGTTTTTTGACTTCTCCATTGGACATAGACAAGATGTCTTTATCTTTCATAGGGGCTAATTGTAAATTATTGCCAGATTTTGTTACATCAATTCCAGCCCCTTTCAAATAACCAACAAACTTATTGAAAGCAAATGTGGGTTTAGGAGCAGGTGGAATTTGTCCGTTTTCTATTGCCAACCAGAATTCATCATTTTGCTCCGCTTTATACGTAGCCATTTCTCTCATATTAGCTCTTGCGTCGTGAGCTATTAAAGAATAAGCGGTAAGAGGGTCCAATGCCCTTGATCCTCCACCTTCTTGACTACCTCTTAGAGGCCTTTTATCTGCATCGTATCCCCATTCTTCTCTTATATTAGTTTTAACTTCAACTTGTTGGGGAAGTTTTACCATATATTGATATCCTGTCAATACAGGTTTTTCTAATTTACCAAGATTTGGATCAGTTAAATACTCTGTATCTTTTAAATTATATTTTTTCAAATCAGTTTTTAATTGTTCCAAATAATTCGTATTTGGTTTGAAATTTTCTATATTATATTGTGTACCCGTTTTTTTAGCTATTTTACCTGCTACCGTTTCTAAAACTTGTGAAGGATTGATTCTCGATGGTATACCAGCAGGGTTCAATATTACTTCTATAGGTTCTCCACTTTCATCAACAGGCATATCTTTTTCAGGTACTATTTGTGCCACGGTACCTTTATTACCGTGTCTTCCAACTATTTTATCTCCAGCAACAATGGGTTCGACTGTTCTTACCATAACCTGTATTAATGAAGAAGATTTAACAACTCTTACTACTTCTCCTTCTGCGTTTTTGTCCCATTCAACAGAAGCATTTATCATCGGAGACATCAATTGTTTATGCAAATCACCTATTAATTTTTCGTGGATTGATTGAGAACGCTCTTTCAATAAAACTGCTACTGGGTCTCCATATTTCAATTTTGTTCCTTTTTTTACTATACCTGTATCATCTAGATTGTTTAACTGCTGTGTTGTATATTCATTAGGAAAATAAGAACGGAATTTGTTTTTATCAAATACCATGCCAGGAAGAATTTCTATTTTAAAATTATATAAATGTTCAGAAGCTAATTTTTTAGCAGCTGTATCAGAAATTACTATGCCATCTTCATAGTTAAATCCTTTGTATGGAGCATAAGCAACCTTTAAATTTTTACCGATTGCTAAGGTACCACCTTTGGACATGTTGGAATCTGCTATTAATTGTCCTTTTTTAACTTTATCATCCTTTTTGACAACAGGAATATGTTTCAAAAAGGTACTTTCACCTGTTTCAATATAATCCAATAAAGATACATTGTAAATTTTTCCTTTATTATCTTTAATTTTTATATTTTTATCGGAAACAGAAACAACCGTACCATCCACAGGAGAAAACATACTTACAGCAGAACCTACTGTATTCTCAAAGGTTCTAGATGTATTTGGTACAATATTTTGAACTAAAGGTGGTTCTGGGTCTACTAAAGGAATAGCATGAGTTAGATGTTTTGAAGCCATCATAGCTCTATTTCCATTTATTGAAGATAAGAATGGTATTAAATTTGAAGAAAAATCAAACATTTCAGATGCGTTTAAAGGGATTAAATCAACTTCTGTATCTTTGACATTTTTTATTTCACCTTTATGAAGTGCTTTTACCGTTTTGCCTGTTGGTTTTTTACCTTCGATTTCATTTGGAAAAGCAACAACTTTATCATACACATCGATAGGAGCTAATGTTACATTTTGCCCTGTTTTTAAATTATAAAAAACACTTTTTAATTCCTGACTCGTATCGTTTGTAATCGAGCCAAGAGAACCTATTGTAGCAAAGAGGTTAGAACCAATTTTTTCAGATTCAGGTGTATGTACAGGGTCTAAAAAAAGAAAATGGTAAGGGTCTACACTTCTATCCGCTTCAGTTACAGCTCTATCTTCTTCAATAGCTCCCTCTCCTGTTAGAGTAACTTTTCCCATGTTAGATAAAAGTCCAATCACATTAGGCTGGTCTGCTAACTGTGAAGCCGAAGAGGTAAGAAAAAAATTATCAAATATCTTTTGTGTATAACTAGGGGAGATTATTTTATGTAAATCATCGAATTGCAACATTCTTTTTTTCACAGTACTGTTCAAAACATTTTTCATATCGTCTAATTTTTCTTCGATATGATGGTATGGTTTATGAGCTTTTTTGTAAACTATAGAACTCATACCTGATTCTTTTGCTTCACCTTTAGAAATTTGAATTAATTTAGCGGCGGCAGCTAAAATAGCGTTGACATCTGCTTTACTTATTTCTTGCCCAAGTGTGATATTCGTTATTTTACTATCTAACTCTGTTTTCTCCATGTATTTTTTGACTTTTTCATTTGGTGGAAGATTAGGGTCTATATCTTCCCATAACCATCTGTATCTATTAGAAAAGTCCTTTTCCATTACTTTTTGAACTTCTTTTTGGGGATCACCTTGACCATCAACTTGATTCAGAACATTGAACTCCTCATTTCCCCATGCTTTACGCATTTGTTCTTCTGTTATGCCCATTCCTTTTAAGAAAGGTATCAATTTAATTTGTCTGCCCTGTTGATCAATTCTCAACGCGTTTTTATTAGGGTCGAGAACTATTTTAAAGTTTTCACCCTTTTCCATTTTAAATTCAGCAACTAATTCGCCATTTGATTTTCGCCTAGTGTATATTCCCGGTTTCAATCGCAATTGTGTTGGTATTACATACTCGTTACCTTTGACCAAAAAATCGTTCTTAATAGTAGCAGCAGGAATCTTTAATTTTATAACTTTAGAATCTATAGTTTCGTTGGTTTTTGTGTTCCTCAATTTTAAATTCATACTGACATCAAAAGAAATAGATGAAAGATTAAGCTTTTTCTGTTCAAAAGCAGCGGCATCATAGGCTTCTTTTGGTTCAGTGACTGTTAATTTTTCAAGTACAATTTCTCTGTCTCCAGCTTGTATGGGAAACATTTCTTTTATTTTTCTTTCTATGGCACTTTTAAACTCTTCATTCGTTTTTTCAGCATATCCGGTTAGAATCATTTTTTCTCATCCTTCTCTTGCAAATCATTAATATTTTTAAAATCTTTCATATTTTTAAATTTCAATTTTTTTTCTAAGATATTTATTATATCAGCAGGATCAACCTCTGACGTCCCTGTCTTTTCTCTAGCGGTTAAAACTTCTAAAGCTTTCATAGCATGTTTTACAGCCGTATTATAATTAACCCTGTTACGTTTGACAGGGTCTGCTAACATATCTCTTAATTTTTGGTATGCTACCGCAACAATTCCATTTAAAAAAGCATTTGGGTCAGGTTCCGGGAATATTCCATTTTCATAATATGTCAACATCTTGTCTCCGTATAATGCATTTTGTATCTTTTCCAATACTTGCCCAGGGAACCTGTTGTGTTCAAAAAAATAATCCCAATCTTTTTCTTTAGTCTCATCAATGTCCCAAAACCATTTTTTGAATAATTCCAATGATTCTTCATCTATTTCTTCTAATCCATTTTGTTTCATCGTTTTAGCTAATTCTTCTGTATTAGGATTAGCGGTTAACAATGCCATAAGTTTATATCTCATCATCGCATTGTTTAACATCTTATAGAATACCGTCTTATATTTATCTTTATCTTTCCATCCATCAATTAATTTTAATACCCAATCATCAATATCGTTGGCATTTATACCTATATAATGCTCTTCTGTCATGTTGGGTAATTTATATGAATTCAATATTGATTGAATTTCCCTGTAGTTATATCCCAGACTTTTTAAAGCTATCAAAAATCTGTTGTATGGTAACATTAGCATCGCCCCTTATTTTTCCGTGGTTTGATTCTGATTAACAAGATATTCAATGCTTAATAATAAATTTTCTAAAGCTATTAAAGCATTGCGTACAATATCAAACTTTATTGGTAAGAGTCCAACTTCTGCTTGAAGTAGTAATTTGATCAATACATTTTTGGAATTCTCTAATAATTGATATTGCATTATAAGCTCTGATATATTCAATTTTTTGCTGGCTGTTAATTCTAATAAATTGTATGCTATCGCTTCGTCTGGATCTTGTCTTAATGCATAATCGAGTAATTCACGGCTAGTCATTACTTGTTCTTGAGATTTTGTTTCTTTTGGAGTTTGAGCAATTTTTAATAATCCTTGTTCAGTCGCTTGCAAATAGTAAGTTGCAAATTTTATTAAAGCTTTTTTATCTTCCTTAGACATTTCAATTGTGTTGTCATTATGCTCTGCAATTTTTTCATGGTCATTGTGTTTGTAATTTATAACAATGCTATTAGAAGGTGGAAGTGATTCTAAATGTTGATTTATATACAAAGTGTCTCTGGCATCAAATCCTGCTTCTTTCATAAGATAAACATCAACATCGTTTAAATTTTTAAGGATTTTACTATCATCTACTATATAAGCAGAAGGTGCTTTATGTATTTTTAATTTATTGTAGGATGCGGTCTTTAACAATTGCTGATATTTGTTGCTAACATCGTATTGTTTTTTGTCAACTGCCTCAAAAGGTAAAGCATTAGTTGATAAAAGATATGTTTTGCTTTCAGGAACAGCAGCATTTTTTATAAAGTTTTTGTCTGTTTCTTTTAACTTCACAAATCCTTCTGAAGAATATCCTTCTAATTTATCTTTTTCGACTTTAGTGATATAAATAGGTTCAGTGAAATATAATTCGTCGTTGGCACCTTTCTCAAAAAATACCATTCTAGTACCAACTTTAGGTTCAGATGGTTTTATGAGAAAATCAACATTGTCTCTGACTTCTTTATCTCCTGCCATCTTTATAATCGTTATTTTGGGTTTTTCAGTTATTTCATGGTCGATATAGAAATCAGTAGCGTTCTTTTTGAATTTAGCATACTTAGTTCTTTGTAGAAGTTCTAACTCTTCATCATTTATATCAAAGTTTTCAGCTATCTTTTCTAATCCACCTTTACCTTTCACGTATTCTTTGACTTTCTTGTTCAAGTTATAGAATATGAACTGGTATCCAGCAGTTTTTTCCAAAATTTCAAACTCAGTAATATCGTCTGTATAATCTTCATCCTTTTTAGAGTATCTTAAATTCAAATCTTTTGCAAACTTTTTAATGGCATCTGGTAAAACGTTGAATACCTCTTTTGCTGTTTTTATAAACTCTTCTGGGTCATATTCACTGAATACTAATGTTCTATATGAAGATTGTTTAGTCAATTCGTCTAAAGTCATCACTTGGTCTATTGGTAAATGTCCAGAAGTCTTAGGTGTGAATAGATCAGCAATAGTATCCAGTTTAGGTGCTGGAGTTGCTATTTGATATATCTCAGCGATAAGTTTTTCGTAGTTGTTTTTATTCAACAATTCAACATTACCATTTGGCAAAAGAAGTATATCGAATGGATACGCCTCACCATTACGTATGATACAAGGTATACCAAATCTATGATTTTGCATAGTAACATAGATTATACCTATAACGCCATCGTCTAAGGCGTAATCATTGATATTAACTTTTGCAGAATCTACAATCAAATATGGATGCTGATTGTATAAAGCTTGTAGTAATGTTGCTGCCCATTGGTCCTTTAATAACGGTAATTGTACTGTTAGTTTGTTCATTTTTTTAAATTAGCGCATTATTAAATATGCGCTTTGCCCTCCTTTCCCCTAATATTATGATAATGGTGGTGTCGTAGGAACACCTGAAATAGTTTCGTGTAAATGCGTTCTATATAATCCTTTAAAGACATTCAAATCTGTATTCAATTTCGTTATCTCCGCATCTATTTTGGATTTTAATTCTTGTAACGCTTTATCCAATTCTTGTTGATTTGTAACATCAAAAGAATTTTCCTGCCCTTGCCTGAATAGGATCGCACCACTGAAAGTAGTGGTTGGAGAATAAACTTTGGTGTTTTGACTGTTTAAATTGAATTCAGTTCCGTTCAAGTTTAATTGATCTGCTCTTATATTTATATTATTACCAAACATCTCTATACCTTGATCTGAAATCTGAATATATGTATCCCCTGCTTGAATTTTACCATTATTTCTATTTAGAATCAGTTTAATATCTCCGGTGATCACTTGAGCTTCATCTGACTGTATTGTTAAAGCTGGAGTTTTAAATGTAGTTTGGTCGGTTATGTTTATATTCGTATCATTAAAATTCAAAGTTAAATTGTCTTTATTTAGAGATAGTGATAGATTGAAAAGAGAAAGAATTAACTTTCTCTTATCAGTAATTGATAATTCAAAAATCATCTCTTCTTTGTGCGTAAAAAACAATTTTAATAATTCATCTGCATTGAATAGCTTAAATTGAAAATAATTTTCCTCTTCTTCAGGTTTATCTTTAATTGTTATCTCTGGTGAAGCCTTCCCTAATGTATCGTTATAATTTGTAGAATAGTAAAGTGCGGAATCAAATAAAGAAAAAGATTTTGTTTTGATTAAAAACAGCCCAGTGTTTTGATCGTACTGTATTTGTATACCATTTTTATATTTAATTAGTAATTCATTTTCTGAAATCTTGATTAAAGAGGAATCGTTTATAAAAGCAACGTCTCCTTCTTCAAGCGGAAACTTACTGGCGTTTTTTTCTATATCGTTGATTATAGTAGCCTGAAGAGGGAGAAATATATTTTTTTGAGGACTCAACAACAAAATTCCTATAGATCCTACCTTAGGAACTATCTCTAATCCTTTAAGTTTGGCATAGAAAAATTTAGCATATGGAACTTTGTACTGTTTCCAATATTTGTGGTCTATAACAACTACTAAACCATTTATAGGTTCAACTTGTTGTACCACTGCGTCTACAAATTCTATCATTTAATCATTCCTTCTCTACCTTGACATAAATAGGTTTCGAAGCCTTTACTATTTTTAATGCTTTATTTTCAACCTTTTCCTTTAATAAAGAATTAGTTATATTATTATTTATACTCATTATTATTTTCTTCAAAATTTTTTCCTCCTTATATAAGTTTTTCTAACAATAGTATTTTATCAGAAACATAAGTCATCGATCGGTATTATACTAATTAGGGTGTGATAGTTATGCTATAATGTGGAAGATAGGTAAAATTAATTTTTATTTTTTCAAAGGATAAATGGAGGTATTTTCATGGCTGAAGATGAGAAACTCAAGAAAATAATGTTAAATGCCAAAAAGTTAGCACAAAAAAATCAATCAGTTCAACAACAACCAGAATCCAAAACAACACAAGAACCGGAAAAAGAAGAAATTAAAGAAAAAATTAAAGAAGAACCAAAAAAAGAATCAATTAAAAAGGAAGAAAAAGCTGAAGAGTTCCCATATGCTTTGAATTTTCAACTCACAGAAGAGGAACTCTTGGATTATTATTTGGATGATAAATTCAGCAAAACATTTCATATTAAAGATAGATATTCTTTTTCCTTGAGATTATCGAACACTATTGAAAATTTGTTGTTTCAATTGGTTTTATCTTATTTATTGAATAAAAAAGATGCATATATTAATGTAGCAACATTCAATATTTTGCGTTTGTTTATATCTTTACGATTCACTTTATTAGATATTAATGGAGAAAAAATTTATCAACCTGTAGATAAAAAGTACAGAGAGGATTTGCTAAACATGCTATATAGCATGGGATTAAATGAAGAAAGTAATGCAAAAACAATATCAGAGTTAAAAAACGAAAAGATGGATGAATTTTTAGATGATTTTTATGAAAATGATTTAAAACCTTATATAAATTTATTTGCTGAAAAGCCATCCATGCTGATGAACATTATTGGAGATACAAATGCAAAATTAAATAAAATGCTTCAACAAACGGATGTTATTAAAAATTTTTAAATTCCTCTCGTGCTTTTTATACAGGTGAAATGCTGTTAGAACATGGATATACAAAGAATCAAAGACATCGCTTACTTATGTTGAATGCATTGAAAAAGAAACAAGAAAAAGAGTTTTTGATGTTTAATTCATTATTTAATATGATGAGATTGCAATTTGTAAAAGATGAATACAAACAGAAAATATTTGAAAATGCCCAACAAAGTTTTATAGATTATATTAATTTAATTAATGGTGTACAAAATCAGATGAAATTTGAAATAAAAGAAGAAGAAGAAGAAGAAAATTGGCAAGTTGAAGGCACATTGAAACTTCAAAAACCAGATCAAGAAAGTACGAGAGGGTGAACTAAAAAATGATGTTAACTCCTGATATGTTAGCACAAGGTTTCCAATATATGAGTTCTACTCCATTTTATTTAGGAACTCAATTTATCAATGGTTATTCTCAAGCCATGGGTGGCCCTACATTTAACGAAAGATTCTATGGAGCTAGTGTAGGAGTTACCGAGCAAACAGCAGCCGCTTTCAACTTACCTTCTCCAGCTATGCTACAAGCAAGAGCTGCTACAATGGCACCTGCCCTTATGACACCTATGGCTACTAATCCATATAGAACTTTAAGGCCTGTACCTACTATGTCTTTTGCGAATGTTTTAAAACCTGAATATATGGGAATGGGATATGCTCGTACCATGTTACCAACAGAAGCATACATGGAAGCTCAATCACAATTTCCTGTTGCTACATTGCAAATGTTAAATAATTTTGGTTTTTCTGGTTTGGGCACTTTTATTGGTGGTGCGTTAGGTTCGTTGATTCCAATTCCAGGAGTAGGTACATTTTTAGGTGCTGCTTTAGGAAACTTAGCTGGTTTAGGTTTAGGACAAGGTGTAGAAAATATTATGGCACTACCAGATGTAATGGTGACAAGGCAAATTGCCAATAGATTGTTTAGAAATAGAGAAGAAAGACCTTATACACCTATTCCGATGTCCCAAGCTAGCGATATTTTGAATGAAATTATTAAAACAGCAAGAACAGAGCCTGTTTTTAATACTGAGGATGTCAAAAAATTATTTACGGAGATTTCTCAATCAAATTTAATGACTAACGCTAATTATACAGTTGATCAATTCAAAAGAGATTTCAAACAATTAATAGAGACAAACAGATTAGTTTCTCAAGCTTTGAAAACTTCTACTGAAGATGCTTTAGAAGTTATGAAAGGATTTGCCAATGTAGGTATTTCAGATACCACTCAAATGCAACAAATAGCTTTTGCTAATAGACAAGCAGCATGGGTTACAGGAACTACAGAAGAATTTCAAATGCAACAATCCACTGGTTTAATGCAAATGGGGAATCAGATGGGATTATATGGGCAAGCATTAGGATTAGTTACTATGGCAGGCAACAACTTATCTGCATATATGGTTAATGAACTTCCAAATGCAAATCAATTTGTTTCAGGAATGGGAGGAGCTGCCAGAGTAGGTCAAGCTTCAACAACAGTTATGCAACGATTGTTAACCGATCCAAAATTCACAACTATGTTGTTAGGTGCTGTTACTGGTGGAACAGGCAATATAGATCTTGAAACACTTGGAAAAGTTTTAACTGGGCAGATTAATCCTGTCGAATTAGAAATGATGGGGCAAGGATTAGCTGCAACAAAATTTTTAAATTCTCCCGCTTCTCAATTAAATTATATTTCTAAACTTATGGAAGAAAATCCAGAAGCTATCCCGTTAGACATACAAGCCGCTTTAATGCCTGCAATGTTTGGAAATTATGTTGTTGATCTATTAGCTACCAGTGGAAACAATGTGAATATGGTTGTTGAACAATTGTATAATCAAGGATTTGGTACTCCACAATTTTTAGAACCTTTGGTAAAACAATTTCAAACATATGGACCTTCTGCTCTTGTGCCAACTGCAGTGGAAAACGCTAGAATGTCAGAAATAGAAAGAGTAGCTAACGCTAATTTAGCATTTGAGCAAATACCCTTCACTAAAAGAATTGAAAATACTTTTCAAAGTCTTATGGATGTGTTTAGAGAAGCAAGAACTCAGTTGCTAGGATTTTTTGAAGATATAGGTAGTTCATATTATGGTAGAAGATCTCCGGATTGGACTACGTTTAATCAAAATATGGGAAATTATGGTTTAGGTTTGTCTGGCGAAGAGCTTACCACTAGTTATTATCAGCAATTCTTCACGCCAGAAAATTTAGAACAATTAAACGCAAGTAGACAACAATATGAGACAGCGATAAAAGAAGGACGTCTCAATTTCTTTGGGATAGAATTTGAAACCGAAAATTTAATACAACCATTTAGAAAGTTTATAAATGACACTATAACTCAATTCACAGGTACTGAAAATATGACACAACAAGAATATGAAACTATTGCTAGACAATTGGAAACTCAAGGTGTTACTACCTTAGAGAATTATCAAAATCAAAGGATTGATATTGAGGAAGCTACTAGAGAAACAACACAAATTGAATTGTTGAAAGAAATTGCTGATGCATTAGCTGAAGGTAATATAGATAATAAAGATTTAAAAACTAAAATACAACAGTTTCTTATAGCTAATGAAAATGACCCCGATGCTATGAATAAACTGTATGCAAAAGTTGACGAATTAATTGGTACTATAGAAGAGCCTTCTTTATCTTTACAAAGAAATACAGAAGAGATAAAAGATATGATACAACAGACAAGTACTACACAACAATATTTTCAATATACTCAAAAAGTACCTTATACTGAAAGACAAGCACAAGCCAATGTGGTTTTTCCCGAAGGAAAGTTCGGTACCATTACCGCAGCTACGGTGGTAGAACTTGCTAATAGAGATTTAACCGGCTTAACAGAAGAACAAAGGCAACAAATGGCTATAAGTACTTTTTCTCAACTTTTTGCTGGGGCTTTTGGTAGGCCGCCACAAGAAGAAGAATTAAGACAATTTCAAACATTTTTAGATGAAAATCAAAATTTCAATGCAATATCAAATGTAGCAATAGAACGTTTAAGTCAACCTGATGCAAAAAGAACTATTCAAAATATTGCTAAATCACAAAAAGAGCGGTATGAAGATACTATAACAAGTTATAACCGATTATTAAGAAAAAGCGGATTAGGAGAATATGAATTTACAAAAAACGCAGAAGGTACTTATGTACCTAATATGTATAGTTTAGCAAGAATTGTAAACACAAAAGGTCCTAACGGGGAAATACCTCAAACAGAAGCTGAAATGCGAGCAAGAGACCTTGAAGAAGAATTGTTAAATTATGGATTAGATATATATTCATTGACTCTAATACAACAAAAACTTTTCCAAGACCAATCAAATTTAACTTTAGAAGAGTTTTGGAACCAAAATAGTAATATACAAAATGAAGAAACATTGAATGAACTTAAACGGCAAGCTAGTTTATCGTATTATACACCCACACCATTTTTTAATACAATAAATTTTGGAGAGCTTATAATGCCAGATGCTACAAGATTTTATAATAATGTTAGAGATATGTATACTAACAAGACATTTTATGATGTTTTTAAAAAAGGAGATTTCGGGCTTGCAGGTGCCAAAGATCTTCCTCAACGTCAGGCTCAACTTTACGATGTTTTTCGTGCATCATTTACCGACCCAGAAAAAGCATTAGAATTATTAGAACAAACTTATTCTATAGCAGGAATACCTAAAGAAGACATAAGACAATTTTTCTTACCTCTTTATGAAGAACTATATAGTAATTATGGATTTGATACAGAATCTTTGGCAGGTTTAAATATTGAACAATTAATAAATAATGCAACAAATCCGGAGATTCAAAAACGTATTCTTGAAGAATCTAGTAACTTAGCAGCTAGTCTAACGGGGGCTTATGGTGAAGGAAATATCACATCGGGATTAGCTTTATCTTCGAGATTTATTGCTGATTTTTTGAGTAAAATGCAAGGTGGGATAACAAATCAAGAATATGTAGATATAGTAAAACAATTTGGCTCTGGAGAGTTGCGAGCTATTTCAGATACTTTAATGGAAATGACAGATAATGAAAAATTAGCAAGTATGTCAGCATTGCGATGGGCGTCAATGGCCAATAATGGTCCATTCTTAGAGCAGATGAGATTTAATGAAAAAGAAGCATTCGATATTGGTTCATTATTAATGGGTGGAATTGTAGATTCAACTTTGTTAAAAAGTGGTACAGGTACTTCTGCCGTTTCAGGAGGAACTGGTATTGCCGAAGACTTATTGAGCAGTTCGATTACCAATTTTAATTCTTCGACAGATACTTTTTCTCAATCTACTATTATATTCAAAGATTCAGTTGATAATTTTGCCAGAAAATTGAGTGATCAAACGCAATCTATTAATCAATTAATAGACCATGTCAATGATTTGGAAGATAGAAACACTCAAAAAATTCCGCAAACAGTTGCAGAATAATTTTGTAAAACAAGGAGGATAGAGGTGCTTAAGAAATATAGCACCGATAACATATGTCAGACGATCAATACAATCCTAATTATTTACCTGAATTTACACCTGTATATAAAAAACCAGACGGAACATATGTATCACACTATGTTGAAATAACTTATGATGTTGAACATGAGTTTGTAGAACTTGGCAAGGTAGTTGATCCTACTAAACCAATAACAGTTACATTGGACGATGGTAAATCGTTAAGTAGGAGTATGGTATATCCCTTAGCTACTCCAGCTACCGATTATTTTTATTTTGAACAAGAAAGCAATAGAATTTGGCTAGATGCTTCATATATAGGGGCAAGAGTAACAGTAGGGTTTAATTCTGCTGGTGACGTGATTAGAAATAAAGATGTTACCAGTGTAGCAGATGTTGTAGATAACATACAACAATTCTTAGAAGGACCACATAAACAATTTCTAGAAGAATATTCAAAATACAAAAATCAATTTGACGAATGGGATAAAGAATATACTAATTTATTGCCGTTACCTCGACAAATAAAACACATGCAACAACAAATCGATTATATTTTAAAAATGTTGCGAGAAATAGTTATGAGAATTGGAACACCTTCTGATGGTACTTACGATGATGGTTATTTGGGAGGAATTTCGCCTGTTAGATTATTTCCATCTGATTCAGTAGCAGATGGGATAGATAAATTGAATGAAGCGTTGAAAGAAATTTATATTAGATTAAGATTGTGTAGAGACCCTATTTTTGAAAATAACGAATGGGAGGCTACTTATGCTTACAATGTTGTATATGCAAACAATCTCGGTTATGGACTAATAGGTGGGTTAGAAGCATTAGTAACAAAATTAGGTAATCCAATAACATTTAAATCAGATATAACTTCGTCTGTAGAATATATATTATATTTTGATAAAAATACAGACGAATTACAAGAAAAATGGGAAGTACCTCTTGGAGAAGATTGTGACTATCCAGAAAAAGTGGAATACGACGGAAATTTAGTAAAAGCAGAAATAGTAAATCCAGAAAAATATATGGATATTTTTGCTTCTTTTTACAATGGAAGATTAAATGTTGAATTTAAAACAGAGAATTTAAATGAAGGGTATTCTACATTAAGGGTATCATTTAGAACAGATGATAACAATATCAAATTATTTGAAAATAATAGTTTTATGATCGAAGATGTAGTTCCAATAGAATTCGATGAAAATGCTGTTGTTTATAATGTAATTAACCAAAACTATAAATATATTTCTGGAATAGCTTATTTACAAGATGCTGACATAGAAATTAATTTACCACAAATAAACAATCTGGTACAGCATACATTGAAAGTTCATCCGATAAGCATAAGTTTAATCAATGGAGGAAATATAGGTAATTTATCGTATGCTGATTTATGGGGAAGGGTACCAGAAGCATGGGAAACATTACCCTCAAAATATTTAACTTTTCCTATCCCTCAAAATAAAATACAGATGTTCAACGATAAAGTTCGATTAAGTATGTACAATGTTTTTAACAGTAGATATATGGAGTTTGATTTTCCTTATTGGATTAATAATGCTTCTTGTACCGGGAGTAATTGGTTAAGAGAAGATTTTTGTTCTGAAACATATCGACTGCCTTTAGACAATTACGATACTTTACCCGATCCAGCTATGAATGTTTGGGATTCAACACAACCAGTTATCGATCAAGCAATAGTATATGTAAACAAATTAGTTCATCCCAATTATATAGGAAACCTTCAAACGAGTCCAGAACATATATATTCAATGAATTCAACAGAATTATTTGTTGATTTTATAAGGATGTTTAAAGGAACCCAACCGAGAAATAATGGAATATTAGAGTTTACTGGAGATTTTGATTTTGGCACGAATTTAAAAGCTTACATCAAACTGCCAGGACAAACAGGATGGCTTGATTTAACAAAATACTATGATTTGAAAACATTCACGGGTGCAGACGGAGATGGTGCTTCTACTCAGTATGAAACTACTAGCAACGGGATAAAGGTTTATTGGACAGCTGGTACTAATTCAACTGCATACACTAATTTTTCTTATATGTTAAAAATTTCTATACAAGATGGATATTATTTAGATAAAGTTGAAGAAATTGGTTGGTGATTTTTTTAACGGGAGGGAAATAAATGGCTATTCAAAAAGATACAAAAATTAATTATCCATTTAAGAAAATAAACGATAAAACTCATTCAACAAATTTAAAAGAGTTCTATGAAGAATCAAGATGGTCAGCTTTAGGAATAACAGATCCGAAGTTGATATGGGTTTCTCCTATATCTTCTAATCCTACTAACGCCGTAGCTGAAGGTATAGCTCTATGTATAGAAGAAGAGTTGGTGGAAGATATAACAGTTGGAAACAGGCAATCATACCATAGGGAAACAAACGATCCCATACTTATACCGCCTACTTATGGAAGAGATTATATAATAGAATTGTTGGACGGTTCTGGGACGCCTATACCGTCTGGACATGATGTGGGATGGTTTTTTGATTATGTAGGCGGAACATTAGCTTTTGAACAAGCACCTGAAAATTACGGATTGTATCCACCTTTTAAAATTATAGGATATGGTTATGTTGGGAAAAAATTATCAGACATCTTAGGAGGTTTAACTCAAACAGGCGTGTTAGGAGCACAAGTATGTTGTGACGGCAAACTTATAGTTTCCTTTTCTGATCCATACAATTTAATTGATAGTGCTGATGTTTATAGATATATTGAAGAAAGCGGGGAATATCTACAAATTCTCGATGATTTTCCAATAAGATAAAAAAATAACACGTGGAGGTGTAATTAATGCCCTTACAAACGGGTTCGATAAAAAAAGTATCTGTTTCAAATTATTTGAAAGGTAGATTATTGTACGATAGAACAGAGGATCATGATCCAGATGATTTGATGTTAAAAAACAGGGCTTTAAGTTGGTATGGAATGTTTGGAGATATGCCAAAAAAGAATTTAATACTTTTAACAAATGAGAGAATTGAATGGTACAATGCTGAAACTATGAAACCATGGTTTAGTTATAATCTGCAAGGTACTTTGGGAGCTTCTATAACTAAATTGAGATTATTCGAATATTTAAACATCGATGATTCTGAAATTCTAATTTCAGCTAAAAATGGAAAAGTATCTTTTTTTAACAAATCTAGTTCAAAAGGGGTTATCTTAGATTTTGCTAGAGATTCATTTGTATTGTTTGACAATATAGGAATAATTTCTCTGGGAAATATTGCTGCGGCTTTTTCTTTTAGAGTTCCTCTAGCTATAGTTTCTACTTCGTATGCTAATAAAACAACTAAAATATTACCATATACAGAATTAAAAGCAATTGAAATTGTGAGAAATGAATTTGGTGATGAATTTCTTTTGTTAATGGCAAACAATGGAACTGGAACTTTGGTTCAATACGTAGGTTCTTTGAATTATCCTTTAGTAAATATAACATCTTCTTATAATCAAATGTCAAATATAAATTTTTCAACTGTATCTATTGGGAATGATATGGCTCTCTATTCTTTAAAAGGGCAGTTAAAAATTTATTTTAAAATGAAAATAAATACTGGATATGCATTTGTTCCAAATTTAGCTGTACAAAGTTTCGATTTAACAACGTTCTCAGACATGACTATATCTACTGCTCCTTTAGACCCTTTAACTAATGAAATAGAAAGTATAGGATTCGATTATTCTTTTGGGACTCAAAAGTTGCATGTAGCCGCTGGATTAAAGGGTGAATATGATGAGTTAGCTACTGATTACAAATATAAAAATGGTGGAGTTGTTTATTTTATTGTTGATATGACAGACTTTACCATTAAAAACACAAATTATGTTAGAATATTAAATTCGAATTTAGTATTAGGCGAACCAACACCTGCTAAGATGGCTCTTGTTTTGCCATCACAATTTTATACCGAAAGAATGCAATCGGTTCAGATAAAGAATGATTATTTATATATTGGAGCTTCTGAATTAGATTTGAATTCCGAAATTATCCCAGAGGATGCCAATAAAGGTGGATTGGTAATTTACAAGTTAATGGGTGAAGATTATTTGTGGGATCAAACAACTGGAGATTTAACGTTACTAATAGCAGAAAATTATGATGTTAATGACACAGATTTTACTGGAGATGCTTGGACATTAAACGATGTTTGGAATATACAAGCTGTAAATGATAACGATTTTTTTGCCTATACACCTGCTTATTATTGGATAGAAACGGCGGCTACTTTACCACCTATTCAAAACTTTGATAGAACTCAGACTACTTCTCATACTGTTACTTATACTATATCGTTGGAAGATAAGACTAATTATTCCAAAATAGAATTCTATGCAAAAAAAGTAACAGATTTGGATTTTCAATTATGGAAAACCGTTTATTTAGATGCTGCCGCTTCCGTTATTTCAGTGAAATTAGAGGGGCTTGTATCTGATACACAATACGAAGTAAAAGCTATACCATATTCCGCTGGTGCTCAGGGTCCTGCTACTGCTGTTGATACTTTCACAACAACAGTGGAATATTTAAAACCTTTATTAAGTTATACTACTCATGATGATGAAATTTTGTTGAATATAAAAATAACAGATACAAGGATAAATGAGATAGAACATATAGAAGTCTTTAAACAAGTTCCAGGAGACTCTAAACCATACAGAATAGGTAAAATACCTGTAGATAATACTGCTCATAAGCTTATACCGCTTCTTTCTAGTGATCCTAATAATACAATTACAGGTACACATACAGGTGTTATTTCTTATTTTAAATTAGATACAACTGTTGCTAATAATTTACTTCCAAACGGATTAGACAAAGATGCGACGATAGATGTTAGCTTTCAATATACAACATATCAGTTTTCTAATGTAAAAGTACTAAGTGTAAATTATGATACTCAGGTAATAAGTGTAGATCCTTCTCAAATATTTATCACTAGTACTGAACCTATAGACCCATCTGTCAATATTTCTTCTTTTAAAATGAATACCTATGTTTACAATGATAAAGGTGTTGGAGTACAACCAGGAACTACTATACAATACTTTGCTAAACTAACAAGCGAATACAATGAATCTTTAATGTCAAATGCTTTTACAGTTACTGCACCGAATAGAATATTAGACCCAATGTATTTGAGAGAGAAAGATTTTTGGCGAGCTTCGTTGAATTTTGACCCATATTCTGCTTCTTTGTATAAAAATTATCAAAGTTTTTCATTCAATAATAGTTTAATTCCAGCTGATAAATTTTTGGTTCTGGAAGATAGATTTGCCATGTTAAATTCTCAATTTCCTAACGATATGACTGATTTTGAATTTCAGTATCCAGCTACTTCAAGTAATTTTGAATTAGTTCAAACATCTGGAGTAACTGGAGATACATCGTTAGTTTTAAAAACCATTCCACAAGAAATATTAGCCGATAGAATGAAAAGTTTTCTATCAACAGGTGCTTCTCAAAATATGGAAGTTGTTGGATTGGACCCAATAAACTCATTTTTAAGAACACTTGAACCAACAACGGAAGCTAGTTGGAGAAATATAATAAGATTACAAAACGAAACTGTTGTAGGAACTAATGCTAAAATAGAATCAGATCCTATATCTATTGAAAATATCAATTTCACTTCTTCGGATTTTAAAGCATTGATAGACAAAGTATATAAGATAGATACAACTAGTTTGAGTATTCCTGTCACGGAAGTTGATTTTGCTAACGATTCTTCAGTAGTAGTTTTAACAGCTGATGAATTCATGCAAGAAGCTATTATAAATGACGAAACAGGTAAACCAATGTTACGTTTAGATCCAAATGTGGCTTACAAGTTTGAATTCAACAGGAATATACCAATATCAAAACTATCTTTTGATGCTACACATGTTTTATTTGGTGACCATGAAGTATCAGCACAACAGGTATTTGAAGAAACCTCTTCACATACTGATTCAACAAAGCCAGATTTTGGTTATACTCCTTACGATCAACAATTTATCTCGGCTGAAGAATTATATGAATTAATTAATTTACCAATAGAAAAACAGTTTGAATTACATTTGTATTATCAAAATCCATTAACTCAAAGTTTTGAATATATCTCTTATAACAATTTTAAATTTGAAGATTTAGAACCAAAGTTAACACGGGTTAAATCTTTTATCTTAAGAAACAAAGTAGCTAAAAAAGCAATGTTAGGGCATTTTAACTCTGGAGTTACCTGGATAGACTTAGCACCTGATACGGGTCGTTATCCCAACATAACATATTGGTACCGATGGAGAGCAACATATTGGTACAAAATGACAGCTGTTAACGATCCCATGATATTAACTAACGACATGCTTGCTGAAATTCTTTATACACATTATATTACATATAAACCAGAAGGTGCTACTGAAACACAGATAGAAACTTTAAGTACGATGGAACAGATGCCAAGATATGGTAATTCCATCAATATAGGGAAAATATATACAGGATTGGAAAATGCAACTCAATGGTCAGTTGATATTAGAATAAAAAAGATATTTTTGAAAAGTTATAATGCTGAAATAAGAATTTTGGATTTTGACCTCGATTCAACTTCTTCTTTAGCGGATGAAGAAAAGCCAGCACTATATGTTAAAACAACTAATAAAGCTGTTTATACTGTGGATAAAATATTGTCCATAAAAGACATACATTTAGGTGTACAATCCAAAGAAATAAACGATATCATAATTCACACTATAAAGTTCATATTTTCTGCAGATGGTAGACGATGGTATTATTTGAATACAGATACAAGACAATGGGTTGAAGTAGAATACGGAACCAAACAAACTCATGTGGGTTCTAATACTGCTTTAGAAACCTCAGAAATAACATATGAAGAATGGAATGCTTTCTTTGAATTATACGATGATCCAAAGAATTTCTATCTTGGTTTAATTTATTTGATTTCAAATACAGACGGACCATTTCCCGGATTTGAAAATGCAGATATCCTTTTTGAAATTGAAAATAAAAAAGAGTTGAATTCAAGTATAGAAACTCCTGTTTTTAAACCACCAAGAACATCAAAATTGTTTGATTTGGTTATTATTAAAGACGAACCAAAAGGTAATCGTTCTATCTACGATACTAGGATTAATACATATATAAGATATTCTACTGATAATGGGAAAACATGGAATCTCGAAGGATGGATACCTGTAGAAACAACCGGTGATATCAGAAAAATACCAGAATTTGATAATATGCAAGCAGATAATTTCGTGTTTCAATTGAGATTTGATTTTCATTCTTCAGTAGTATATTATCCAACGTTGAGAAAAGTAGACGTTTACATGATGGATGTATATAAGATACCAGAATTGATATATCCAGCTTTAGGGGCTCCAATAAGTGATCAAGATATAGACGTTGTTTGGTTAGCTCCTGAGAACCTTGTGGAAGGCACTGAACATTTTGCGATAGAAGTAGCAAAAAAAGATTTTAATGACCCAACTTACAACCGAACTACTGATAGATTATTAGCTTATAAATCATTTAGTGAAGATAAAAAACCTTTCAGAACAACAGAAGAAGGTTTTATCTACGATACTACCAAATTTGGGTATAATTCTTTCTATATAGCTGGGACTGATCCTGCAAACTATGTATGGAATCAAATAATGGGTTTAAATCCTGGAGTAGAAGGATTTGAAAAAGTCAACGGTGTTCCGGCTGATGGTAAACATTATGTTAGATTCACCCATAGATTGACAAATCCTGTTGATGTTAACAGATTATATTTTAGAATACATGTTTGGGATGGTAGTATGGGTTCCGAGAGCTAATAAATAATCTCCGCCTATTTGGCGGAGACTTTTTGATTTTTTTAATTGAGGTCAACTACCCAACGGCTAAAGCCGTGGGCTTGATAGCCCTATGTTGACCAGGCTAAGGTTTGAAACAGAACCTACGTTATCTATGTCATGACACCCTAGGATGCCCTCCTAGTTCTAGGCTCTGTCGTATAGCATTAAACAGGTGTAGTGGGTTAAGCCAGTGTGCTATACGTGTAAACATAGATAACATTGCCGAGGGAGATGTTACCTGCGTAAGCAGAGAAAGGAGAAATTTCTATGGTATTTGTATTAGATATTAATAGAAAACCATTATCACCTTGTCATGAAGCAGTTGCAAGAAAATTGCTTAAACAAGGTAAGGCCGCAATATTTAGAAAATACCCATTTACAATAATCCTTAAAAAAGCAGTAGATGACACTGATAATAAACAAGAATATAGATTAAAAATTGATTATGGTAGTAAACATACGGGATTAGCCATATTACAAAATAATAATGTAATATGGTTGGGACAAATAGACCATAGAACAGATATTAAAAAGAAACTTGATGCAAGGCGTATGTATAGACACAACAGAAGAAATAGAAAGACGAGATATAGAAAACCAAGATTTTTGAACAGAAGAAAAATAGAGGGTTGGATACCACCTTCACTTGAAAGTAGAGTTAATAATATAAAAACATGGGTTAATAGGTTACAAAAATTAATTCCATTAACTCACATATCTTATGAAAATGTTAAATTCGACACTCAATTAATGAGAAATCCTGAAAATAGTGGTATAGAGTATCAACAAGGTACTTTACAAGGATATGAAGTTAAGGAATATTTACTTGAAAAGTTTGGTAGAAAATGTTGTTATTGTGGAAAAGAAAACATTCCATTAGAAGTAGAACATATAATACCAAAATCAAGGGGTGGAACAAACAGAATTGATAATCTCTGCTTAGCTTGCCATGAGTGCAACCAGAAGAAAGGTAATATGACAGCAGAAGAATTTGGTTATCCTGATATACAAAAACAAGTTAAACAAACATTAAAGGATACTTCTGTAGTTAATTCTACAAGATGGAAAGTTTATGATATACTTTGTAATAGTGGACTAGAAGTAGAATGTGGTACAGGTGCTTTGACTAAAATGAATAGAATCAAATTAGGATTGCCAAAAGAACATTACTTTGATGCTTGTTGTGTAGGTCAAAGTACACCAGATAAATTATATTTTAAGACAAAAGATGTTTTGTATATAAAAGCAAAAGGTAGAGGTAGTCATTGTAGAACAAATTTAGATAAATACGGCTTTCAGAGAGGATATTTAGCAAGACAAAAATATTTCTTTGGCTTTCAAACAGGAGATATGGTTAAAGCTGAAATACCAAAAGGAAAATATAAAGGCATATGGTATGGAGAAGTTACTTGTAGAAACAGTGGATATTTTGATATTAAAAACAAGGAAGGTCAAAGAGTTGTACAAGGTGTAAATCATAAATATTTTTCAGTTGTACAACGCTTTGATGGGTATAGTTATAGAAAGGAGGTAGCAATTCTTACGTAGCGTGTTTAAAATACGCAATTCCTCCACGTGGCTAAAGCCAGTGGCTTCCTTGCGTAAGAATTTGTGAAAATTTAATGCCCGAACAATTAGCATTTTACCAAGCTACTGAACCTGTAAAAGCATCTTTTACAGGGTTTATAGATAGAATAGACACCTATGAGGATGGTTATCAAATTGTATATGACAATGGTGGATATGATTGGGTAACTATATCTGAAGGATTAGCTGTTTCGGCAGGGCAAAGCGTTACAGCAGGAGATATTATATCTGCAAACGATGGAACTATTAATTATGAAAAAGTAGTATCGCATTATGGGTTTGAAAATTTCTTGAAATCGGTTAAAGGATATAAATTAAGTTTAACTGGTAAATTAATAGATTACAAAAAACTATGGATAAAGTTCATAGATCCTAATTTTATATTGTATAGATTGCAATGTTTTATAAACCTAGAAACACCATCGCCTTATGATATTATTTATATAGCATTAGCACAAAATAATGACGGGTTAGTATATTTACAGAATAATTTGACTCAATATAATTTTATGCATCCGATTGATCCAAACAACCCAATAGTTATATCTGAAGGTATGGAATACAACGATGAAGTAGCTATATGGATTAAACGTGAAATCACAACACCCGCAGAAACTTATTTAAACAACAAGTTTGAATTAGGTTTTAAACTCGTTGGCTTTGAGAGGTGAAATCAATAATATGCCGTTAATACCTAGCACTGTACCATCTTTTTATGAAACAAATGAAGCTTGTGATATTTTTATTGCTCAATATACACCATACACTCCACGTGAAGATGGAGTAGTAGGTGGTGCATTGGGATTAGATACAACAACGGGGCAAAGTTTAAATAATCTGTTTAAAGTAATTAATTTAGACCCTGTTTTGAATCCGATGGATACTCAATATGCTAAAGTTTTTTTAAAAAATACCTCTACTAAATCTTTATATGATATACGTATATGGATAGAACAATCAGAAAATGCTCCAGAAGTTTGGGGAATAGCAGTGGAAAATCAGAAAAATATGGATGATAGAGATACAATAAATAATCCTGCCTCTACCATACCAAATGAAAAAACCGCACCTGATACTGCATTACTTACTAATTATATTACAGGGCAATGGCAAAATCCTTTGGGATATAATAGTGCCATTTTTATAAATCCATTAAGAGAAGCAGCAATATTAGACCCAGGGGATACAATTGCTATTTGGGTTAAAAGAGAAATAACTTATTCTAATTTATTGTCTGCCGGAGGTCCCGGAGAAATGGTGTTGGCTGTTGTTTATGGGATGCCTAACTGAAGTCAACTACCATTAAGCTAAAGGCAACACAATATTTGGAGGCATATAAAAAATGTATGATATTCTTAATTTAGAACATGTAAAATATAAGATAATATTTAATACAAAAAGCATATTGACTTTTCCAGTTACTTTGTCTCAATCTGATGCTATTGAAGTATATTGGGATAGCACTTATTATATATCTTCTATAGATTTAACTACTGATAAAAACGAAGAATTAAAAATAGAAAATTATGTTGGCCCCAATAACTGGTTGGAAATAACCAACAATATTTTTACATATGAAACTGGAAATGTATTAAAAATAACAACAGATATGGTATCACAAGGTATCAGAATTTCAAAACAACTTACAGGAACTATTACAATAACAGATTTACATGTTTTTGCTAATCCTGATATGGTTCAATTCGAAACCCCTGACGATGTAGTAATCAATGAAATTATGTTCAACGATGAAACCGGTGATACTATACAAATAAGTATAAAGAATAATACCGATAAAACATTGTATGATTTAGAAGGTTATTTCAATCCAAACGATAGGTCTGCTTGGGCGTTTGTTATTGAAGGAAACAAAAAATTAATTACACCAGCAAAAACAAAGTTTGAAAGGGCTGTTTTGGAATTGGAACCATATCTAGCCAGACTTTCATTGCTTAACAATGTAACATTACCATTCCCTACTACAATAAGTACTCCGTACGTTTATGGACCTGTCAATAGAGCCTCACAAACAGTAGGGATTATAGTAGACAAAAGGCCAATTAATATGGAAATTATATCTGAGGAAGGTGTGTTTCCAGTAGAGCCTGGTATAAACCAACTTATAGACGTTGTCAGCGATTTTTATATAGTTTCGGATACACCTCTAGACAAAATTTTTGTAGCTATACCGCCTATAAGAAATACAAAGACATTTGGTTTGTGGAATGGAGAATATTTAATTTCATCAGCAACCAAACCAGCGATGATGATCTATAAAAAAGAAGAAGGGAAAACCTATACACCTAGAATAATTTAAGGAGGTAATTAAATGAGAGAAAGTGAAATTGATTTTTTGATGAATGCCAAAAGCAGATTAAAAATTTTAAATGATACTATTAAAACCTATATAAGTGATTTTGATTCTTCTACAGCCAAAGATAAACAAATAGCTTACAATCATATTATTTCTAAATATGGGACAGAGGCATTGAAAGATTTTTCTGTTACAATAGAAGATCTTAAAAAAGTTTCTCAAAATCTAGACAATTTGCTTTGATTCTTTTCGAAGGAGGTGCAGTGGCTGTATCAAATAAAGCCACGATTAAATGCAAATCAAACACTTACCATACGTTCATCCATATAAAACAATTGCTGTAAACTCAAGAACAATAGCTGATCAAATAGTAAAGTATAATTTACCAAATACATTTTTATCTGGTTTTGCTAAGATAATGATATCAGATTTGGTTTATCCTCACTTAAAAAATGTTCTGGCTGATGGTGTACCTATTTTTTACAACAGAACAGATTTTATAACGCGATATATAAGAACTGATACAATAACAAATTTGCCTGGAGCTTTTTTTGACGTTCCCACCAGCAATGGATTGTACATTGATTATATGTATTTAGACACTGCAATTCCCAATACTTCAGCCCAAACTTACTTTCAATGGGGAAGTAATGCTAGAGTATTAGTGGATGGTATTTTAAAAAATGGCGTATCAGCATTGATATTTGAAATACCTTTTAAAACCCAAACCATAGAATTAGTGTTTGATGATAGTATAGCTTTGAATTCAAATGAAATTGGAGGAATGGAATTATCAGTAACAAAAGAAAAAGAAATATATAATGATCCTAACATTTATTACGATAATAATAATTTACCTAAACCAATTGCTTATCAATTATTTATTAATTCTTCAGAAATTATTCCTGTTTCTTGGACTTCCGAAGATAACGTTTATGACGATCCAATAATAGCTAACACAGATACTGAAATAATGATAATAGACAAAACAAGAAGTTTTATTTATGACCCAATGTCAAAAACGTATACAGATTTAATATCTTCTTTTTCAAATAATATAGCTGGGGATAGTTCAAAATTTTATGCCGAGGATAATTATTTAATATATGAATATGATTCGCTAATGCAAAACTGGTATCCTAATGGTTTGAGTATTTCATTCGTTCCAAATTTTACTTATTCTTCTTCACAAGCAGTATTTGCTAGATTTCCATACAACGTTATAAATGGTAAAACTATAACATTAGACGCTTCAAATTCAGTTACAATAAACAATTCTTCTATAACAGGAAGTATATCGGGAGTTGCTATAAATTATACTGCAACATCAATTATCGAAGGTTCTACAATAAGATATGCTAATAATGATGGAAATAACATTGATTTGCTATTAGCAGTTGCGGAAAATAAGCTTAAATATGTTAGGATTACAGCAGATGGTTATAAAATCTTACCTAATATAACAGTGCCAAAATATTTATTTGAAGAGACTGATGTTCAAGTTGTGGCAATAGAAAATGGGCAAAAAGAAGCATTAAGTACAGTTATTAAAGGGGACATTGATAGTAATACTATATTGACTTCAGATTTTACATTTGATGATATGTATATATTGAATGTTTTAAATAACACCGTTTATTTTGTTGGAAAAAATAAACAAGGTACTGATTATACACTGAATTTATATTTTGCTCATAGCGTATATGAAGGTAATTATACTATAGAATCTGAACCTATTATTTTACAAGAACCTATTAAAATACAAAGTATTGATAAAGGAGCAGCTGATGAAGTATATGTAAAAGATGAATTAGACAATCCTTATTATGCAGAAAATTATTTTGCACCAAAAAACACTAAAGCTGTTTATATTCCTAATTTAGATATAGATCCTGAGATAAGGTCAACATGGGAAGGAACTATTGTATATGTAGATGGATTTGATGGTGATGATACTTACGGAGATGGAACAATCGAAAAACCATTCAAGACTATATCAAAAGCAAATACTGTTGGTCCTAATGTTATTATGTTGCCGGGAAAATATATTCAACCTGATTTAAATACTTTACCGACGAATTTGTATGCTTTGATCCCTAATACGGTTATTGTGCATACTGGACTTACTACTCCCCGACTAGTGGGAACGCGTAATGTTTATAATTGCCTTGTAACTGTATATACATCATTAGGGTTTTATGGTTCGGGGGGTGTATATAGTTTTTATTTAAATCTAAACAATTCATTGGTAAAAGCAAGATATGATCGTACTGATGGATTATTAAGCAAACAAGTAAATTTACAAAATAGATATTATTCTTCTACTAGTAATGGCTATTTTACAATTCTCTATGACTCAATAATTTATTTTGATTCTACTACTGAGATAACCAGAGAGGTTATTAACAATATAGTAGAAATACATGTACCATACTCGATGGTAACAGATTTTCTCACTAATGGATATATAGATACATTAGAAGAATTAACTTTGAATCCTAATATAGCAAAACTGTATAATGAAGTGGTATTTGTTAAAGATGGACAAGTAATTGAGAATCAAGGTGTACAAACAGATAGCATAAAGATAGTCAGAGAGTTTAAAAATTATAACGATATCAGTTGGTCTATTTACAATGAAACCGATAGTACAGCAACCGTTGATATGCTTTTGAATATAAATAGTTTACATACTATGCAAGGATTTAACGATACTGAACGTTCCATTCTAATGAGTTTAAATGGAACAAATATATCTGCTAAAGTAGTAAAATGGTTTGATGAAACAAAGATCTATGTACCAAACGCTGTTTTGAATACAGGGTATAATTCATTAAAATATCTCAGCGACGAAACAAACAGTATAACCTTTTTAAATACCGATACTTCTGATAGATTTAAATTTGAACATTCTTTAACCAGTGAAAACTCGTTATTTACAGCAAGCACAGCTTTAGCTCCTATATACGATCAAAAAGGAGTAAGAATAGATAACAATATTTTGAATGTTGATGAGGTTCCAGTAAGTTCTACAATGATATTAGATTTTGTTGGTACTGGTTTAGGTGGAGATAGACAAATATACAAACTAAGATTTCTTCAAGATAGACATGGTGATACTGGAGAGTTTTGGGTACCTGTTGAAATAACTGCTGTGAACTGGGATCAAACAGTTTTGGCAACAAGAGATATAAACAATATAAAGTTTGTTAGAGACGATAATACATTGGACGTTATTCTTTTAGCTTACGATCCAGATAAAAAATATGCAAAATGGTTAGTGAATTTGAACCATCCAAACAGTCCATTTGTATTTGCTTCAGCCAATACTGAATTATTTTTTACTATACAATATGACGCGGCATATACATTGGATTTAACCAAATCTCCTAAAGTCTATGTCAATCCTAAAGTATCCTACAATTATTACAAAGATGGTATAAATGTACTTTCTTTCCCTTACAAAGGGAGTACAGAATTAATAAGAGCTAATCTACACAATGTAAAATTTGCTGTCAATGAATTAGGAACTGCAAACACATTCACTATTTTTGCCAATACAGGTACTTATCATAAAACTACGGATACTACAGAATATACATTGTTTAGTTTATCCGATAAGATCAAATTCAATTCAACTAGTACTGGTTTTAAATGTTATGTACAAACTGAATTAAGTGGTGTAGCAAGTTTTTCTGAAAACGCACATCCATTTGAATTTGATAATCATTATAAAGTAAGGTCTATAGGTTTATATTATGATCCTACTATGAACAATATTTATACGGTATTAGATGGTGAAACATCTATAGCAGCGTTTTTAAACAATGTAGGAAATACAATGACATTGAATGGTACTGAATTAATAGCTTATGGAGGAAATGTATTTGATTTAGCTACTCCTGCTTGGTCTACTTTAACAGAATTGTTATCAGAATTCATGTTCTTCAATTATCAACTCACTATCCAACAGATGAGAGGTTTATCTATTATATTAGAATACGACGATCCAAACGATGACGTTGATTTCCCAACAGCTAATTTGTTAGAAAAAGATATATCTGCTATATCAGATTTGATAACTATAGATGGGCAAAAGATATTGGAAGTAGACATAGATGGAAACTTAATTTTGAGTAGTAAAGAAGAATTTATAAAATTAAATACACTCAATTTCCAGAATATAGTGTTGAAAATCAACGCTGATAACGTTCAATTTTTGCATCCTCATACATTAAGTTATGAGACAATAAGTTTACCTCCTGATGTGGCACATTCATTGAAACTAGGAAACAATACACAAGGATATTTGTTGTTAGATGATTTGGTGATCTTAACGGAGATACCTACAGAAAATTTATTAAAATACATTGGCGGAAGGTTTAGATAGTCAACAACCCCCGTCTAAAGACGGAGGCTTGAAGCCTCGGAGTTGACCAGCCTCAGCCAGGGCTGAAAAGCTATCGGGCTACGTTATTCTGGTCATGACACCTTGGAATACTGGAGCCAGTTCCAAGCCCTGTCGTTCAACATTAAACAGGTATACGGGGTTGAAACCAGTGTGTTGAACGTAAAAAGCTAGAATAACATTGGCGAGGCTCACTTTAACCCGAAAAGGAGAGGAAGGTAACTTCCATGGGAAAAACAGCACAACGAGTTTTTGTGTTAGATAAGAATAAGAAACAATTAATGCCTTGCCATCCAGCAAGAGCAAGAGAGTTATTGAAGAAAGGGAAAGCAGCAGTATTTCGATACCATCCATTCACAATTATTCTGAAAGATCGTGAAGGTGGAGATACTCAACCAATACAGGTTAAGATCGATCCTGGCAGTAAATATACTGGAGTCGCTTTAGTAGCAGATTTTAAACGTGGTAAGAAAGTTATTTGGGCATCAGTAATTCATCACCGAGGATATGTAATCAAGAAGAATTTAGATACTCGTAGAGCTGTAAGACGTTCACGCAGAAACAGAAAGACAAGATATAGGCAACCACGATTCTTGAATAGGAAGAGAAAAGAGGGTTGGCTGCCACCTAGTCTTATAAGTCGTGTAGAAAATATACTCACATGGATTAAACGTATTCGACGTTTTTCTCCAATTACAGGTATTTCAATGGAGTTAGTCCGTTTTGACACTCAAAAACTACAAAATCCAGAAATTAAGGGAATAGAGTATCAACGTGGAACATTGTATGGATACGAAATAAAAGAGTATCTCCTTGAGAAATGGGGTAGGAAATGTGTATATTGTGGTAAAGAGAATATACCATTAGAAATAGAACATATCGTACCAAAATCTAAAGGTGGAAGTGACAGAATAAGTAACCTAACATTAGCTTGCCACGAATGCAATCAGAAGAAAGGTAATCAATCTATCGAAGAATTTCTGGCCAATAATCCAGAAAGGCTGAACCAAATTAAATCAGAATCAAAGAAGCCACTCAAAGATACAGCAGCAGTCAACGCAACACGTTGGTATCTGTTTAACCAACTAAAGAAAGAAAGATTGCCTATCGAAGTAGGAACTGGAGGACAGACAAAATACAATCGTGAAACACAAGGGTATCCAAAAGAACATTGGATAGATGCAGCTTGTGTTGGAGAAAGTGGCCAAAACGTTCAACTCGAACCAGATATGAAAGTTTTAGAAATTAAAGCAATGGGACATGGAATGCGTAGAATGTGTTTTGTGGATAAATATGGGTTTCCAAAGAGTTATCGCCCAAAAGAACGAACATATATGGGATACAAAACAGGCGATATAGTATTAGCAAAAGTACCAAAAGGGAAAAATAAAGGTATCCATACTGGAAGAATTGTAATACGGCATAGCCCAAGCTTTTTATTAAATGGTGTCGGTAATGTACATCCAAAATATCTCACATTACTACAAAGGAATGACGGTTATGGATACAAAATATCTTAAAAGGAGGCGAAGTTCTGCATTCCTCTCACCATTGAAATGGCGAGTTACCTGCAGATTTTGTTATGTTTTTCAATACTTTGAATAAACTCATAGTACCAATGGATACAGTTGAAATAGATATAGAAGAATTTAGTGATGAGTTTCATATGATGAACAGCGACCCCGGTGAATTCGCTGGGGTTTTTTTTGAAAAAAACTTAGTCGGATTAGAAGCTTTAAAACTAATAGATAATACTCCCGTTGTTGTTTCTTTGAAAGATCCTAGAATACCTTCAAGTTTTTATGAGCGATTGTGGATACAAACACCAAATGAAAATTATGGATTTCTAACAGGCGAAGGCATAATTAAAGGATTATTAGTAGAAGATGACAAAAATTATCCCCATTGTATATACAATATCTATGATGGAAACACTGGTACTATGTATTGTGCTATGAATGTTCAATATTATAAGACAGAACTATGTAATGAAAATTGTCCATTTTTTAAAAACGAAAAAACTTATTTAATTGATTCTTTGAATTCAAGTTTTTCAAGCGAATTAGCTGTTTTATATGGTACGTATCTCAATGTATACGATAGTTATACTCCTTCTGAATCTATTGATCCGCAAGTATTGAATTTATCTGAAGATAAAACTGTTTTACAAGATACTACTGCTTTAACAAATACTGGTTTTTTAGAAAACAGTAGTTCTTTTAATAGCAATATGTCGCTTGATTTAACTAAGGACTTTTTTCTGATATTAAATAAAATAAACAATCTTACTTCTCCTATAATAAAGATAGTCTCAGAATCGGTAGCCAATGCTCCTGTATATGAGGAAGATATTTACCTCGATAATTATTATTCAACTCAAAATTCTAAATTAGATGTATTGATATCTAAAAGAGATGAAATGTCTGATACATTCAACAATATTAAATTTAAAAAAAGTGATAACGAATTATCCGTTTCAACTCCAGATATATATACTATTAAAAATAGAATAATAGTGGATAATGATGTGACTTATGTAATTGATAATCAAAATAATCTTTGGGGAATAGGAGATAGTAGCAAAATTTGATTTTGCAGGTTATGAAATAATTTTGGATTTAGCTGGTATTCAATCTGAAACAGGTACAGAAGTATATGTAGATGTCACATTAGAACCTTTCAAAGCAGGATAAGGTAGGTTAAAATATGTCTAATGCCAAACAAATAGGCAATTTAAACGTCAAAAAAATAACAAATAATTTTTTAATAACAGAAGAAGGTAATTTAATAAGTCTTTATGATACAAAAAGATTTGTCCAATTACCTATAACAAATGTAGAAAATGCGATAATTGAATCGACATCTATAATGGTTTTGCAAAAAGATGGCCAAATTAATTATATAGACAATCCTGAATTCCCTTCTGATATAAACTTGAATTTAACGGTAACAGATTTTGTCGCTGATAATATACCTGATATAAATCAAGTTCATTTAACTTGGAAAGAACCTGAAGTTATGGATTGGAGATACACTGTTATTGTTAGAAAATTGAATAGTTATCCGACTTCTATTACAGACGGGGATATAGTTCTTAGAAACGATGTTAGAAATAAATACGCTAACGAAGCTTTTGTAGATAATATTGTTTTCGCTGAAGCAACTCATAGATATTATTATCGTGCTTTTCTTGTCTTACAAACATTTGAAATAGATAATAGCGATTTATTTACTAATAAATCGGAAATAATTGCTCCAGAATTAATATTGATAGACGGGTATGAATTTTCAGTTATTGTACCAGAAACAGCATTTCAAGATGTTAAAGTAGAACTTGTTCCAGATACATATACAACTACTGATGCTATAATAGACGGATATAGTTTTACCGTGACAAAAACTTCTGAAATGTATATAGAAGATATAGAAATTACGTTAGGTTAGGAGGAAAAAAATAATGGGTACAGAGATATTCATTCCTGATGGTGCAACATTCAATCCTGCCGTCATGGGATACGATAGTTTAGGAAGAAAAAGATGTAATTTTAAAATATACGACGATTTAAACAATCCTATACCTTTTGATTTTGACCCTGTAACAGGGAAAATAAGGGTAAGATTACAAAATAGAGTGGCTGGAACATACAATTTAAAAATAAAATTTTTTAATGATCAAATAGATTCGTATGTACTAATGTCAAGATTTGGTGAGAATTATACTATAGGAGCAGGTTCCTCTCATTCTTCAGCAATAACAGAATCAGGCAAATTATATACGTGGGGATATAATTTTCATGGAGAATTAGGCGATGGAACTACTGCCAACAAAACAGTTCCTACATTAATAGATAGATTTAATGGCGAAAAAGTAATAGCTGTTAGTTTAGGATACTATCATTCAGCAGCAATAACAGAGACAGGTAAATTATATACTTGGGGTTATAATGGTGATGGTAGATTAGGTGATGGAACTACTACAAATAGGGCAACACCAATATTAATAGATAATTTCGATGGCGAAAAAGTAATAGCTGTAAGTTTAGGAGATAGACATTCCTCAGCAATAACGGAATCAGGCAAATTATATACATGGGGATACAATAATTTTGGGCAATTAGGTGATGGAACTACTACTACTAGAACTACACCAACTTTGATAGATAAGTTTAATGACGAAAAAGTAATATCTGTAAGTTTAGGAAGATATCATTCTTCAGCGATAACAGAATCAGGCAAACTATATACTTGGGGTTTGAACGATGCGGGGCAACTAGGTGATGGGACTACTGCCAACAAAACAATTCCTACGTTAATAAATAGATTTAATGGAGAAAAAATAATAGCTGTTAGTTTAGGATGGTATCATTCTTCAGCGGTAACAGAATCAGGCAAATTATATACGTGGGGTTTGAATGGCAATGGTCAATTAGGCGATGGAACTACTGCCAACAAAACAGTTCCTACATTAATAGATAGATTTAATGGAGAAAAAGTAATTGCTGTTAGTTTAGGATACTATCATTCAGCAGCAATAACAGAGACAGGTAAATTATATACTTGGGGTTATAATGGTGATGGTAGATTAGGTGATGGAACTACTACAAATAGGGCAACACCAATATTAATAGATAATTTCGATGGCGAAAAAGTAATAGCTGTAAGTTTAGGAGATAGACATTCCTCAGCAATAACGGAATCAGGCAAATTATATACTTGGGGTTTGAATGGCAATGGTCAATTAGGCGATGGAACTACTGCCAACAAAACAGTTCCTACATTAATTTCTTCTACAAGTTTTGGTAATGAAACAATACAATTACCTGTTAATAATATGACTACTACAAAAACGACTCAAACCTTAATTCATGTTGATTTAACACCAATATATAAGTAGGTGTTTTTATGCCATTGATTAATTATACTGAATTTACTAATATAATTAAATTAGATAAGTTTCAAGATAAATATGTTTCTTTAAATGAAGATGGAACTTTATATATATGGAATTATGGTGATACTACTCCTACAGTTTTCATTACTAACGTTTCTGATTTTCAATGTAATGGTGGAAATATAATAATATTTAAAACAGGTAATACTATCTGGATTATGGGTAACAATGAACATGGTATCTTAAATACTGGAGATGAACTACCTATTTCAACATTACAACAGTTTATTGTTCCCCCTATTGCTCACATTGTTAGATACCAATTAGATAAATACAATTTGTTTATATACGATAAAGATGATAATGTATGGGGAACAGGATACAACAATCCTGTTGCTCGATTATGGCCTGATATAGAAGAAGAAAGTATAAAAACATTCACTAAAATAGGCAAATTTTCTTCAATTTCGTGTGGCAATTACCATGTTGTAGTTCAAACACCTGAAGGCAGAGTATTAACTAAAGGAATTAACGTTAAAAATAATCTTGGTTTGAATGTAGAACCAAATACCGTAATAAATAATTTTGAATATACTAATTTATTAGTTCCAAGCTCTTCAAAACCAACAGCAAAATTCTCCATAGATTTTTTGGATTTAGTACCTGAAGATAAAATTGAAATGCAATATGGTCAAACCGTTGTGTCAACATTATCCACTACAAAAACCTCAGTTTTAAACGATGATTTTAAAGATTTAACCAATTGGGATATTACTTCTGCTAATGGTTTATATATCTCTGATGGGAACAATCTTGTAGTTAACAATTCTAATATTGCAGATTCAAATTATTATATACAAACTACTAATTTGTATTCTCTGCCATTTAGATTTAGAACAGCATTTAAATTGACACCCGGAATCGCTAATTCAAAGTATATATTAGAATTTTTGGATAGCACAGGTACTTTAATTGATTCTATAAATTTAACCTTTGAAAAAGATTCAACAGGTAGTACAAGCAAAATCTTTGATAGATATATTTATGATCCTTTACCAACGGAAACAATTATCTTAGATGCTTATATTTATTCCGGGTACCAACTATTTTATATGTATAATGAAGATGGAAGTTTAATACATAAAATAACTACAAAAAAAGTAATAACTTCAAATATAAAATTTAAATTAAAAATCATAGCTTCAAATTACAGTATGATATATTATATGAATTTAAATAAGTTATTTGTTGACGAATTAAGTGATAACTTACGAATTAGAAACAACTTTATGTATAAAGTGCAAAAAGATAGTAACAACAATATCAAAATTGACTGGGGACGATTTAATCTCAACGATGTTAATTTCCATGTGATAAATATGGAAAGTATGGTAAAAGTAGATTTTAATGTAGATAGAAAGAAAGAGGCCATCAAAGTATTAGATGATTCTACAAATACGTATTATTATATTGAATTAGCTCCTGCTACTATCAAACCACATACAGATATTTTAGAAGAAGTTGTTGAAAGTACACCTGAAATGGTTGCTGTATCTCAAATAAACCTTTTACAACCTTACGATGTTAATCGTTATAAGATAGGGGATTATATAGAATATTACAGATACGATAGACCTATTGTTTTGGAATACGATTCTACTACAAGAGAATTGAAAGTAAAACAATGGCGTTTCCCTGGAAAACTGGTACTTTTAAAGACAATCAGTAATATAGGGATTAACGACAAAATCATCGTTGGTAACAATGAAACTACCGTAGAACAGTTTTGGTTAGAATATTCCAAAGCGGAAGGATACGTTAAACTACCTAATAGAAATCAAACATCTGTTCCATTAACAATCAAACGAATAGATCAGACTAAGAGTAATTTAAGTGGACGAATAATTGTGGATTTTGATTAATTTACAAGGATGGTGAAAAACCACGAATACACTCAGATTGAATAAAATTATAGCTGAAAACAAAGCGTTCCCTGTTGAACCTTTTGCATTTTTGATTGGGCCAAAAGAAATTTTGAGTGTTGAAGGAAATATTATTTTTAATACAACATATAGCTGGGGATACAATGTACACGGAGAATTGGGAGATGGAACTACTGCCAATAAAAGTAATCCTGTGGAATTAAAAATATTTGAAGGGGAACAAATAGAAGATTTAGGAGCTGGTTTTTACCATTCTGCTATTGTTACCAAAACAGGTAAGTTATATACTTGGGGTTATAACAATTATGGGCAATTAGGCGATGGAACTACCACTCAAAGAACGACACCAACATTAATATACAGTTTTAAAGAAGATAAGGCAAAAATAGTCAGTTTGGGTGAATATCATTCGGCGATGATAACAGAATCAGGTAAGTTATATACTTGGGGATTTAATGGCAATGGTAGATTAGGAGACGGAACTACTACCAATCGAACTACACCAACTTTGATAGATAAATTTAATGGAGAGAAAGTAATATCAGTAAGTTTAGGGCACTATCATTCAGCAGCAATAACAGAATCAGGTAAGTTATATACTTGGGGTTTGAATGATAAAGGACAATTAGGTGATGGTACTACTGTAGAAAAACATGTTCCTATATTAATAGATAATTTTGGTGGAGAAAAAGTTATTGCTGTAAGTTTAGGTGGATGGCATTCTTCAGCAATAACAGAATCCGGTAAATTATATACGTGGGGTAGAAATGATTATGGTGGAGCATTAGGAGATGGAACTACTGTAAATAAAAGTGTTCCTACTTTAATTGATAGATTTAATGGAGAAAAAATAAAAGTAGTTAATTTAGGATTTTTGCATTCATCAGCAATAACAGAAACAGGGAAATTATATACATGGGGATATAACAATGCCGGACAATTAGGTGATGGAACTATTGTAAATAAAAGTGTTCCTACTTTAATTGATAAATTTAACGGTGAAAAAATAATAACTGTGAATTTAGGAGGTGGTAATGTATCCCCATATAATGGTCATTCTTCAGCAATAACGGAATCAGGCAAATTATATATGTGGGGACTAAACAATTATGGTCAATTAGGTGATGGTACTACTGTAAACAAAACTGTGCCTACGTTAATAGATAGATTCGGATATAAAAAAGCATCACAAGTATGTTTAGGTGGATTTCATACTTTAGTAGTAACCACAGTTGATCCAGGAATATTTGAATTTAGAAACCTTATAGGTTCTGATTCTATGGCTTTAATGGGAGCACCTGATGCAACTATGGTATCTTCTGATAAAAGAATAGATGTTGAAGTTATGGCTAAATATACAGATATAACAAAGGATAATGATTTATATCTAATAGTGGAAGCAAGAAATGGGCAAAAAATATTAGGAATTGAAGAAATGTTAGAAAACAAATACTATGGGCATTGTGAATACAATATTTATGATGATAATACATTGTTGCATTATTGTGCAAAAGGACGTCCAGAATTTCAAACAACAAATTGTAATGCTAACTGCCCATTTTATAAACAACACAAGATATTAATTCAAGAACAATTGGAGGCTAATGGGGAAACACCATTGTTGAATATAAAGAATCTATCGTCTCAAGCGGTACCAACTGAAGATTTATCCTCACTAATAATTAAAGGAATAATAATCTAATGCCATATAATTATATTAATATTAATAATCAAATTAATATTAGTAAAATCAACAGAAAAGCTGTTTCTTTTGTTGATTTAAAAACAAAAGATTATATTATAATTCCGGATCCCAATAATCCGGAATTTTACAATTGGATTCGAATGTCAATGGGATATCTGTCCGAAGCTGGTGCAAATGTACTTTCTAATTTATCTTTGAATAATACATATGAATTTTTAAATTATATCAATATAATTCCGTCCTCTCAAAGCGAGATAAAAATTTTTAGGGTTTATGATAAATTGGATATTTCACAATATATAGAAGGATCAACACCAGGGGAACCATATGTACCACCTCCAACAGAAACTATTGTAGAACCTGTTGAAAGAGAGTTTGAAATAGGGAACAGTATATCAAGTTTAAGTGTAGCTGCATTAAGAATATTTTTCGAATACTTCAGAAATTCATATGATTTAGGAAGTTCTGAACAATACGATGAATTATTTGAAAATGCTTATGGTTTGTTAAGAGACGAAGATATTTTGCAAATGATGGATTTACAATCTATCTTAGGATGGTTTAAGTTTTTATCAACGTTAAAATTAGAAAAATGGATACAAGTTTCTAAAGATATTCAAAGTAGAAATATTAAAAGGAAAGAAAAAGTATCTAATTTGAATTTCACTTTGACCAGAATGCAAGAAGCACCTGTATCTCATATTATTTATCCAAAAACAAAGTTATATTATCCAAAAGTATCTAATTTTCTTATTTTAAATAATCAAAACTCGACAAACATTGTTAAAAACTATATTTCTAATACATCTTATTTGTCTAATTTTAATACAATAAATTACTTAATGTCTTCAACTCAAACAAAAGAGAGTAAGATATTCAATTATTTGTCTCTCAGTTCACTTACTAAAAATTTTATTCCTATATCTAAAATATCAACGAATTATACTGATTATAATAATTCTATTCTTAAAAACATAATATTAGAAAATACTATTGGTTATGCTGATATTATAAGAGATTTAATTTATTTAAATACTACAATTCACAGAGAAACATTACGAAATTTGCAAACACTTTCTTTTGATAAAGAATTTATAAAATTATTATTTATTAATGCATCCAAAAGTATTTTTGATAGAAAAAATTATAACTTTTTAATTTCTAATATATCAAGTAATCATACCAAGCATGAACTCAACAAACTGTTGATTACTTTGGAAAATCTATCCATTTATTCACGTATAATAAATGAGCTTAAAGTTACATCCAGTAATTTAAGTATAAAGCCAACTAATTTCATAATTTCATTTTACAAACCTATTAATCGTAAAACATTCTCGTATAAATATAATTGGATTAATGTACGTGTACCAACCTTTTTAAAAACTGATAAAGCCTATAATTGGATCAAAATTGAGAATCCAATTGAAAAGTATTATTATAATTTTATACGAATTGAAACATTAAGATTCTGTATGCAACCCAGATCCGGGGTTAAATATCTTGTCGCTCCATTCATTCCATGTTCTAGAATAGAATCTGAAAAATTGCTATTAAAAGTCAAATTACGAACTGGTGAAATACTTACTTTTGACGTTAGATTTCAAAAGTTGAATCAATTGATAGATATTAACGCTCCTTCTGAAGCTTTGAAAGATTTAGAGAATAAAATTAATCATAAAATAATATTAAAAAGTAATAAAAAAGGTTTTATACCTCAGTTTCCACCTATTTATCTCAAAGTTATTGATACAACAAAAGGAGTCGATTAAATTGTCTGATATATATTATTTAAATGCTAAATTAAAAAACGGGAAAAGAACTAGAGATGTTAGAACTTTTTGTACTATTACAGAGTTCCTTGTGCCTTCTAATCCTGAACCAACAATAAAGTTTCAAAAAATTAGTATGGGAGTTGGCTATTCCTCAGCGATAACAGAATTTGGGAGTTTATATACCTGGGGTGACAATGAATATGGACAATTAGGTGATGGAACTACTGCTGATAAATATGTTCCAACATTAATAAATAGTTTTGATGGAGAAAAAGTAATTGCTGTGGATTTAGGGCAAGATCATTCAGCAGCAATAACAGAAACGGGCAAATTGTATACTTGGGGGCACAATCAACATGGACAATTAGGCAATGGAAATACATACAATAGAACTACGCCAACATTAATTGATAGTTTTAATGGAGAAAAAGTAATAGCTATAAGTTTGGGAGGTTATACTTCAGCGGCAATAACAGAATCAGGTAAATTATATATGTGGGGTGAAAATGACTATGGTCAATTAGGTAATGGGCTTACTATTGATAGAAGCTTTCCTTTATGGATAAATAGATTTAATGGAGAAAAAATAGTAACTGTAAGTTTGGGTTCAGGGCATTCTTCGGCAATCACAGAATCAGGAAAATTGTATACTTGGGGTGACAATGACTTTGGACAATTAGGCGATGGAACTACTGTTGAGAAACATACGCCAAGATTAATAGATAGGTTTAATGGGGAAAAAGTAATTGCTGTAAGTTTGGGTGTAGAACATTCCGCCGCGATAACTGAATCAGGAAAATTGTATACTTGGGGGTACAATTATTATGGACAATTAGGAAATGGCTCTACTGATGAAAGACATATTCCAACTTGTATAATTTCTGGAAAAAAAGTAGTAGATGTAAGTTTAGGATGGGCTCATTCTGCAGCATTAATTGAATCAGGTGAGTTATATACTTGGGGAAGCAATAGCGAAGGAAAATTAGGTGATGGAACCACTATTCCAAAACATTATCCTATTTTGATAGATATGTTTGGTGGAGAAAAAGTGGTTGCTATAAGTATATCAGATCATCATTCAGCAGCAATAACAGAAACGGGTAAATTGTATACTTGGGGGAATAATTTCTATGGGCAATTAGGAATTGGACCTACTTCTAGTAGAAGTGTTCCTACAAACGTAATAGTGTCAACTACCCACCACCTATAGAGGTGGGGGCTTGTAGAAAAACAAGCTCGGTTGATTAGCCTAAGCTAAAAGGATTACTTTTTAGCTACGTTACAGTAGAATATATAGACACCTTGGGATGCTCCACAAGTTCCAAGCTCTGTGGGTAATGGTTAAACATCTCTGATGGGTAGGAGAAGTGCTGTTACTGAAAAACCTACTGTAACATTGGCGATGTGGACTTACAGGCTTTAGCCTGACTTACCTTTAAAGGAGGTTGTTTAAATGGTATATGTACTATCTATTAATGGGAAACCTTTAATGCCTACTAATAGGCATGGTAAAGTTAGAAGACTACTTAAGCAAGGACTTGCTAAAGTGGTTAAAGTTAAACCTTTTACTATTCAGCTTTTATATGATACTACTACCTATACACAAGATATTACACTTGGTATAGATAGTGGGTATAACCATATAGGTTTTTCAGCTATAACTGAAAAGAAGGAGCTAATCTCTGGTGAAGTTAAACTAAGAAACGATATATCTGAACTTATCAAGGAAAGAAGGATGTATCGTAGAATTAGACGCAATAGGCTTAGATATAGAAAACCTAAGTTTAACAATAGAGTATCTTCTAAAAAAGAGGGTTGGCTTGCACCTTCTATTAAGCATAAGTTAGACTCACA